CTGTAGCGGCTCTAGTGGACGTATATGGCGCGAACTATACCGGGAATATAGGAACATAGGGAAGCAAAAAAAAAGCCCGTCAACGACCGTCAACGGGCATGATTCTATTATCGCCGTAAAACATACGGAGAAAATTCGTTCCCAGTATATTCGGGAATTTCTTCTAGCAATGGGAGCAACTGCCCGCACATATCACGCCCGTGATTCGGCATTTCTTTGCGCGCTTCATCAGTGATGGGAGCCACGGCGCAACATCCACATGAACACTCAGGATTTCTGTATTTTTTCGCGGCTTTTTCAGCTGCGGCAAGCGACTTGTGTACACTCACCACGCCGCCTCCGTGAAAAGCGGTGCGCACTACGGCATATTTTGTATTCTTGCTTGTGATTTTCATTTTATTTCACTCCTTTTAATTCTCAGACCGTCAGCGCCTTGCTACGGGCTTTTCAGCGCGTCCGGCTATATTTATATGATTTTTCTATTTGCGGCGTGTCGGGCTTGCTATGGCGTTTTAAGACAATTCAAGTTTGACAAGCTCCACGGCGGCAGCGTGCAACTGAGACGGCACGCTTGCAATATAGTCATATAACTCAGACGGAAGCAAGTCGCAACCGACCGCTATATATCCGGCGCGTTCCGTCCAACGTGTATAAATATGGCACTTGTCACAATGGCGGCAATCTCCGCCGCATTTTTCTAGTTTTCTTCCAGCCGTTTCCAGCTGTTTAATCTGTTTTTTCGTCATAGTAAAATCCTCCATTATTTACAATTTTTTACACTCTGTACCCGTCCGACCACCTTGTAAAAAAGTGACAGAATTTCCGGGCGCGGATACTTCATTTTACAAAACTCATTAAACGTTGCAGGTTGGCAAGCACAAGCGGCTATATAATTCGTGTCACTGTCTATATCATAGCCCACGGAGTCGGCCAGACGTTGCAGGGATAGCAATTTCTTATCCCAATATTTTACAGTATGTTTCATTTCTTTAACCTCCTGAAATAATTTTCTCCACCAAATACGGCACAAAGAACATAAACAATAAGCCAATTCCAGCTCCCAAAAATTGGAATGCCCAATAAATGGGATTCAAGCGGCGTTTGCGTCTTTTTTGCATGATTACATCATCCTTTTTTATAAAATGTTCGTGGAATAGGGCTTTTTGAACGGAAACCCTTTAGAAACCGCGCGAAAATGTTTAACGTTCCATTTCCATATACTCTGCAATGATATTTTCGAGTTCGTCGCAAGCGTCCCAGTCGAGCGGAAATTCTTCTCGATCTCCGCCCCATGCACAAACAACGGCGTGCAGCTCCGTGTCAACATAACAAGTCGGCCCGCCCAGTGTGACATAAAGCCGGACAAACTCAACCGTTTTCGTGCTGGAAATAAGAGCCGTATAATCGAGCGCATCTGTCACATAGTCGTATAGACTCATTTTTTCGCCGTCGTCGTTTTCTAATTCCGTCGTGCCATTGTAAATGGTTTCGATCTCTTCTGCGACGCGCTGCGCGTATTCTCTGCATTCTTTTTTCATTTTAGTTACCTCCATAAAATGTTTTGTTTGTTTGTTTGTGCCTTAAGTATAACCGATATTTTCTAGTATGTCAATCGGCATATTGACTAAATTTTATCGGTTGTTTTTGTTTATTTTAGCGGTCAGCCGGATATTTCACCGGCTTTTCCCGCGTCACTGCTGAGATATAATTTCTAGCAGTTTTTATACGGTTTGGATATTCACTGTTTTGATAGTAAATAGCTATGTTATGCAAGTAAAAAGTTAGAATATACTAGAATTATATTGATTATTGTATAGATATGATATGTATATACTGTATAAATATTTATTGTATTCTATTAATTATAATAATTACAATATGGTAACAAGTAGTAACAGTTGTAATATGGTGTGATAGTACAATGTGGATAATTGTAAAGATATGGTAAATGGTATTTATTGAGAGAGTAAATGTGTGTTACTAAAATATGTAAACGAGTGTTTACCAAAAAGTGCATAATACCTAATACGCGCGTATGTGTCCCATTTTTTGGACACATATTTTTTCGTGGTTATGACCACGGAATGATCTGATCAATAAGAAAAAATCATACTTTTTCACACTTTATCCTACTTTTTTACTAATACGCCCGCAAAGTGTTATTTTCCGGCGTTTTTTAAGATAACAACATTTTCCAGAAGGGGGCATAGTTATGGATGAAAGAAATTGAAATGGATGAAAATGGTATTTAGCACAACAAGCCACATACCCTGTAATATCACATAGATTTTAACAAGCCACATAGCCTGTAATCAGATGCGTATTATCACAAGTAACAATAAATCACAGAGCATGTAATGGATTGGGGGGATTTTTATTTTTCTTATAAGTATCAAAAAATTTCCCCCATCATAATAATTTACAATTTGTTAACAAATAAATGATTGAAATATGGTATAATTAGATAGTGAAAGTAAAAAAGTCTATATTCTATATGGGCGAATTGGACTTCAAAAAAATCTGCCCCAAAACGCCATATATGTAATATAGTATAATCATATATAGGGTTTGGGGGCAGATTTTCAATCTGTTATATTTTATAAGGCAACGTTTGCTGCCGCAAGCCGTTGTGAGTGATATGGGGCAGATTCGATTATTAGAAAGGAATGATATGTTGTATAATTTTAGCAAAGAGCAAGAAGGCACGATTTTGAATAAAGCAAAAAATCTTATTGGACAGTCAATGCGTTATTCAGAATTATGCCGTGCATTAGGAATAGTACCAGAAACAGCCGGTAAAAAGAAAGCAAGGCAACTCAGAGATTTCAATAATCTATTTGAGTACAGCGTTGAGCCAAACGGAAAACAAGTTAAATATGTTATTAATAAAGTTTATTCTGAGCCGCTTTTGCCATACTATGATAAAGATGAATGGTATATAGCCATCAAAACTCGCATTTGCGAAATATTACGAGACAATAATTATCAAGTGACATGGTTTACGAAAACGCCGTTACTGAGAAATTTAGGCGCAGTCAATGATAACTATGCCGTCATTATGAATTTGACCAAGCGGTTGCAGCTTGAAGATGTACTTGGGCGCGATATGTCAGTAGACCATGATGTATGTAGAATATTTGGGAATTTGCTGTCCGATAGAATATATGATGCTCTTAACCGAATGGCAGAGAAAGAAAAAATCATAGCTTATTCAGATGGATATGTTGTAAGATACATAAAAGACGATATAACGCAATATCATTTAGTTCCTATGATGAGAGCTGAAGATAGTCAATTGGTAAAATCAGAACTTGGAGAATATTTACGCAACCTTGAAATAAAGGCGATAGATTATGCCATAGAGCAAAACAATCCAGATATTATAAAATACCAGCATTCTTTCAATAGAGATTTTTATAAGCACTTATATTATGATGATGTAGAGTCCTACTTAAATCAAGCATTTCTAACATCAGATGTTCAAAATTATTTATATGACAACGGAATACATTTTGATAAAATAAAGGGGATATATTCAGTCAAATTTATTACTCCCATTCAGCGTCAAGTTGAATCTGAACTGAGATGGTTTGGTCAATCTCAGAAAATTATAAACAATGCGGCAAAAGAAAAACTACTTACAAGTAAAAGCAAAGAATTGAAAAGATATGAAGCAATGAAAAAAGGACTTATTGATATTTGTATTGATTTGTCAACTGAAACAAAATATGAAGATATGATAAAGGAGAATAACAATGCAGAAAATTAAAACAAAACAAAATCTAGTTGGACAGAAATTCGGAATGTTGACTGTTATAGAAAGAGCTGACGATATTGGCGATAGAGTAGGCTGGCGTTGCAGATGTGATTGCGGAAATGTCATAGTAGTTAGAGATAATAATTTAAAGCAAGGTTGCACAAAAAGTTGTGGGTGTTTATTAGGAAAATGGGAGCGCGGTACAGTCCGTCTCCCAAACACATATGAATTTGTAGATGATTATGTTATTGGTCACGACCCAAAAGGAAAAGAATTTTATTTCGACAGACAAGATTATGATTTGGTGTCGCAGTATAAATGGACAATTCATCAGTACGGATATGCAAGAACAAAAGTATGGAATGACGATGGAACATGGCAATTCATTTATATGCACCGCTTATTGATGGGATTCCCTGAAGGAATGGATATAGATCATATTAACCACAAGCGGCACGATAATAGACGAGCCAATTTAAGAGTTGTTCCACACGGTGTAAATATGAAAAATACTACTAGAAGTCCAAGTGTTATTATCAAGAAATATTGTGTCAAAGATCATGAAGAACTTGGATATTTTGACAACCGTAAAGAAGCAATTAAAGCATATCAAGAATATATTAGCCAATAATCAATAAAAAATCTGCCCCAATTTCTTCCCTACATATATAGGGTCTTGGGGCAGATTTTATTTTATTCAGTTTTTCCTATTCCATAATTGCAAAATCCATTTGGTTCAGGGTCATTCAGTCCAAACTTATTAAGACAATATGGCACATTTTCATCATTCAATCCGAAATATTCACAATCCTTACATCTCACTACCGGCACAGCATCAATAGTTGGTGCTTGGTCAACAGCGGTGTGAATAAGCCGAATTGCCGTACCGCCAGTTACGCTCCAATATTCGTCTGATAATTCATACGGTTTAGTATGCTCAAGTACCCAATCAGCATCAATCAGTCGCATTTTTCAACTCTCCTATTCCATGCTTTAATAATTGATGCACATCCACTCACCGTATTACCAAAATGCACCTTCATCATAATTTTCAACTCTTCTATTCCATGCGTCAATAGCATTTCTTTTTGTAACACCAAGAAAATATTCATAGCATTTTGTCTGGCATCCACAATTTTTACAAATTACAACGCAACATTTGCAACTATCCTTACCATCGCTATCTATAAATTCATTGATAACTGCTTCACCACCGCAAAACGGACATCTTTTCAACTCATCCATTTTTTAATCAATCCTTTCTTCAGCAATTCCATCAGCCGTACTATAACAAATATGCTTAATTCCCAATTCTTTTATATATTTCATACAAGCAGGACATGGACGCGCCATTGCCTTATTGCCATTTGCATATTCACGATATACATATAGCGTCGATTTGCTAAAATCAATATCCAGATATTTTACTTTGCTCAATGCCCTGATTTCAGCATGGAGCGAATTTATCACGCCGCTTTGATTGGGGTCAAATTCACGCTCTGCATTAAGCCGCTTTTGCAACGGGCTTGTTTTGGTGCTGTTGCATCCTGTAGCAAGCAATACGCCCTTATAATACAAAGCTGCGCCAAGGTGGTATCTAGGAAATTCAGATTCTTTGCTTGCTCTACAAGCTGATTCAATGCCGCGCTTAGTTCTCTGGTTCATAATCTTTACTTAAATATTTATGACATTTGCAGATAATATCAATAGCTCTTTCTGCTGGAAAACAATCAATAATCCAACATCCGTATCGCTTAATGTCATCTACTTCAGCTTTCTTAAACGCCTCTACCGCATCATTAAGTTTGATATATTCAACCATTCTCAAGCTCCTTAATCAATCTATCAATATACCATCTTGCTTTTTTAACATCCTCAATACCATTCTTTTCTTCATAACGAAATAGGTACTTAATAGCATTCCCTACGCAAAACGCTTCAATTCCTACTTTCCCAACTATTGCAGATTTAATACAATCAATACATTCAATGCCTCCCTGATTGTAGTGAGACGGATGATTGACCATATCAACATCAGGCTCTTTGTTGCAACAGTCGCCTTCATCATCTTCGCAAGCTGTTGGCTCAAGCTCTTTATACCAATTATAGCATTTGTTAAGCATATCGTCGCTCATTTCATCAAAGACACAAGCATAGGTATCTGTATATTCATCAGTTTCTTCGTCATATTTTTTAATCAATTCACATTCTTCGCATTTTTGACATTTGCTATCACAATAGTCTTCCAGCGCATTAACTTTTTCATCTCTTGTCATATTTATTCATCCTCCATTATCCAATCTTCATCGAGTTTAGTTTTAACTGGCTCAAATGGGCGATATTCAATCTCGTCTTTTTCTTCATGTCGCCATCCACATCGCCCGCATTCATGTACAGTAATTGGTGGATAGGTATCAATACAAAAACATTGCAATTCGCATCCGCATTTAGGACAAGTAAAAATAATTATATTATTCATCCTCCTCAGTTTTATCACGATCCATCAAAGCGTGACAATGCGGACACTGCTTTGGAGGATTAGTATACTCTGCATCAAAAATCTTGTGGCAACAACTACACTCTCTAGTATCAAAACCCTGATTTCCCTCAATCCATCTTGCGTGTGCGCACATTGGATTTTCACTTATGGTATAATATGTCATTTTATTAATAATCCAATTAAGCACGAACTTAGAATAACCATGTACATTTGGGCCATCATGGATGTCACATTCGTTATTATTGAGCGTATCCATCAATTCATCAAGTTCAATATATTTTTTCATTTATTCATCCTCCTCAACTGGAATAAAATTCTTTGCGCTGATATATCGCCATTCTTTAGCCACATAGATTAAAAATTGAGGATAACCAGCTTTATCATCTCGCACATTATAGACTGTGTAAATGTCGTTATCATATTGACTCTTAAATTTAACTTTCATCTTCATCATCCTCACAATCTTCATCTACAAAATGGACATCTACATCTGTTGCGTATTTCCAAATATAGCCCTTGCATTGTTTTCTTTTACCCCTACATACATCCGATATATGAGAACCATTATACAAACCCAATGAATTTGCAGCTTCTACAATAGAGCCAAATTTTTGTATGAATTTTCCATCTAGCGCATATTGGTTGACGGAAACAGCGGACGGACATTTAGAACCTGTCTTTCCAAACATTGGATTCTTTTCACCAACAAACATATGATTTCCTTTCATGGGATTTTCATGCGTTTTATGCCATTCTTTAGACCTCTTAGATTGTTCTAGTTTCCATTCTTCTGTATGTTTAACACCTTTGCGTTGTTCACTCATACGTTTCTTTGCTTCTTCAGTATGATGCTTTCCATAGAAGGCGTTGTGTTCTCCTTTACGGGTTTCAGAGAATTTTTTCTTTGCTTCTTCGGTGTGATGCCTTCCAGCCATTGGAGCTGTGCCACCAATAGAGATATTAAATCCAATATTTTTGTCAGTAGATTTATATTCTGCTATATGCTTTATTTCCTCTGCACACGCTTCATCTTTTGTTAAATTGTCTAGCACCACTTCTCGAATGAACCCGTCCTCGCCATATTTATTTATGGTGTTTTGTAGTCGCGGATTTTCTCTATATCCAGCTTTCCATCTCTGTTGCAATGTCTTACTTGTAATTCCAAAATAAATTAGTCCGTTATGCTTACAAGTATATTTATATAGCTTCCATATTCTTTCTTCGTTATTCATATTTATCTCCCTTAAAGATTATTAAATTTTGGTAGTTAGCTTGTAGTTAAGGGCAACAAGCAAGTATGCGCATACCTGTCCTACCATCATTTAATTATACCACATTTTAGGAGATAATAGATGAACAATTAGTGAATTATTTATGAATTTTCTGTGAACCAATCTTCATCAATAAAATGTACTTCTACGTTAAATTCATTACGAAGAATATTAATTGCGTCAACCGGCTCACCGTAGAAAAATTCTTTACGAGTATTGTCTTTATTTACTCTATATTTATCAAGTCTCTTGTGCAACTGAGCTTCAAGCTCAAATACTGATTCAGAGAAAACAAGCCCGCGACATTTAAAAACAAATGGAACTGATGCCGATGATAATTCAGATAACCTAGTTAGAGGATTTAATCTTCTGGTACAACCTGCCTTGTAGATTCCGAGCATTGATTGAGTGGTAGCAATATATAACCAACCAGCGTTTGCATGAGATACGCGCCAATCAATATTTTTAATGCGCTTATCTACATTGCTCAGTTTTTCTTTTATTTTATCCTGTTCTTCCCTTGTGACGGCCTGTGCAAATAGTTTTTGAAGGTTTTTACGTTCTTCTTCAAGTCTTTGCTGTTCACGCTCAGCCTCAGCAAGCAACTGTTCTTGTTCTCTCAGTCTGCGCTTTTCTTCACGGATTCGCGCCTTTTCTTCTTTCTGTTTGACCTTGATAGCTAAGTTAATATCTAGCATATCAAGCCGCGCTTTGACATATTCAGCATTAAGCGCCAATCCGACTTTATTTGCTTTAGATTGATAAGAATTAAATTTATTCTTAATCAATTCTTTGTTTTTTGCAATATTGCCTGTTGTCACAGATTTTTCCTTGCTGTCAATATATGCGTTACAACTGTAAACTAATCCGCGCCCATACACGTCCTGCACTTCTTTTCCGCGCCTATCTGATCCGTTTAGCGTATATCCTTGCTCAATGCGATATAGACCAGTATTCACAGCAGATTCAATTTTTCTTTGTAGCTCATATCTCTTATGCTCAAGTTCTTCTAGTGAATCCTGATAATATGGAATATTATAATCCTGCATTTCTTCAATGACATGGATTTGCCCGTTTAGAGCATCAAGGACGGATTGAGCTTCTTTTGCGGCGATTTCGGCACAATTAGCTTTATTCTGTCTAGCTGTAGTTAGGTCATCTAGTGCTTTAATTTTTTCTTGCATTGCTTTTTGCCTAGCTTCAAGCAGAGCAATATTTTCTTCAATTGCCGCTTTCTTCTTGTTTAGCTTGAAAATCTCGAACACGTCTAGCCGCCTCCTTACCAAAAATCTTATCTATATGCTTATCAAAATCCAATGGATTGTTGCTCTTTGCTAAAATCTGCTTGGTGCTGGTATTATATAGCTCAAATTGCACATTGCCGCAATCGTTGATAATCCAACCAGTATCACCATATCGGACTACAGCGTTAATTTTCTTTGTTCTTGGCATTTATCTCACCTCACACTATGATTATATCACATCAATTTGTACTTGTCAAGCATAATTTTTGATGAATTGATTTTTCACATCAATTTAACTATTATCTACGAATTTATGAGTAGATAATAGTTAAATTGTAATTATATATTATTATATATACTAGATATTATAGCATAGAAAGTGTATAATGTCAATAGAAAAATTTTTTATTTTACTACTTGACAAAGTTATTAATATATGGTATAATATAGTAAATAAGTAAATACGTTAGTATTTACTTATACATTATTTCTTTCTTTTTGGTTCTTTTTCTTTCTTAGAATTTATAGATAGGAGATAAATATGGAAAATAATAACATTGTATATAAGCATACGAATTTAGAGAATGGATTAGTGTACTATGGAATTACGGATAATTATGATACCAGATGGGACAACGGCAAAGGTTATCAAGGTAATAAACAATTTTGGGATGATATTGTAAAATACGGATGGAAAAATTTTAAGCACGAAATAATTAAAAGCGGACTTACTAGAGATGAGGCTAAATTTCTTGAGGCGCTCTTGATTCAAGAAACAAAATCATATTTGCCTGAAATTGGATATAATAAACAACTTGGCGAAAAATTAGAATATGAGGAAATTGGAGCACGAACAAGAAAAGAGAGAAAGAATAAAGCATATGGATTCAATGGGAATAAAAAAGCTGTTGTTTATAAAAACATAACATATATGTCAATAACTGAGTTAGCAAATAAAATTGGAGACGACCCAATCGCATTGTCACAGATGCTAAGCCCTGCAAATAGTAGAAAGATGAGAGATGAATATGTTGCCAACGGTCTTAGATATGCAACAGAAGAAGAAGCATATGCTTGTATGAATGATAGATTCGAGCGTTATATTTTGGGCTAATTTTAATATTGACAAATAATTAATTATATGGTATAATAGCATTAAGCTCAAGGAGGTGGTAAGAAATTGTGGAGCGAAATGAGCTATAACTGGTATGTATCAACAGATACAGAGCCGGAAGTATGGGATAATGAATATGAGCCAACTGAGCGTGATTGGGCGCTTTGGATATATGGTAGTTCAGAGAATGAATTAGAGGTGATTTTTTGAGCCTACAGACGCAAATTTATTTACATTCAGTAGATACTAGCGCATTTTATGATAACAATGAGTTGTTAATACATAATCGGCTTGTAAGACTGTATTCTTTGAGAAAGCGATTATCAGATATTGATAAACCGAAAAAGAAAAAGTCTGGTGAACAATCGGATAAAAAAATATATAAACCAAAGAAATCTGCTGAACGCAAAGGATGGGAGAAATCGCTTGAGGGTAAACTTAGTTGGAAAGTAAAATCTGTAAATCGTTTACTCAAAAAAGAAAAGGCGCGGCTATCTGAATTGCTCGATGACGCAGTAAGCCGAAATGTAACTAGAGAATTGCGTCAAGATGCTGTGACTGATAAGACAGTTGTTAATCTATTTGAATCCGATTTAACGCGCAGCTTAGGTCTTGAACCATTCAAGTTGACCGATGAGCTATTCATCATTAACGTATTTTTCTTTCAGGTGTTTAACAATCTAGTTCATCAAGGGTTTATCTACAATGGTGAAAAATATGTGTTTCTTACAGCATCAGCAGGACAGATAAGAACGAAAAGAGCTGTATTTGTTAAAGAATCGTCGTTTAAACGCATTGAGCAAAAATTGATGTGTGGTTTGACCATAGACGAGATCAATGAACGGGGAGGCATGAATCAGAATAAATTCCTTGCCTATTTAGCGCTTATGAACTCTGCTACTGATGTTTGGCAAGATTTCGATATTGACAAATCAATAGTAGTAGACGATTGGGAAACGGCTGTTCCGGGATTGGTTGACCACATTGACGGCGTGTCATATGAGATTCGGCGCGAAATGACAGAGACGATTATTCCTCATATGGACGGATGCGGCATCATGCTCAATGAAACAACAAGAATGGTGCGTATGCCATGGATAAAGGGATTGCTTGTTACATTTCCATTTGACAAGTTTATCAAAGAGAAATGCGGCGGGGAAGCGACTGTAACAGATATTTATGGCAACGAGCATAAAATCATAGAGGAAGATATACGGTATATATTCACAAAAAGTCAATTTAAACTATGGAAATTTTATGATTCGTGGGATTGTTATAAGGCGCGATTCAAAAATTTTGGATGTAATGCTTGTTATTGCAATATAGAAGAATCATATATTCCAAAAAGCCGTATTAACTATCAGATGCTACAGACATTAAGTGATATGACTGATAATGAGATTGACCGCATTATCTCTAAGACGATACAAGAGATTGATGATGTTGGTAAAGATTATCAAGTTACTATGAGATTCCTTGGCGCAACAGAGAACAATCGTTATAAATCAGCTATGCAAGAGGCGTTGTTAATATACCCTGAGCTTTTCAAGGATTCATATAATCGAGAAATTCTGAAACAGACCAAAAAGAGTCTAGTTAAGCAAGCCAAGGGTGGGCGGCTTAGAGTAAATGGAAAATATTTGTTCTTAGCGCCTGACCTATATGCGTTTTGTGAATGGTTGTTCCAAGGACAACAGAACCCACAAGGATTGCTGGCAGATGGGGATGTATATACAAACCAGTATCGAGATGAGGAAACATTGGCTTGTTTGCGTTCGCCGCATCTATATCGAGAATGGGCAATTAGGACGAATCGGCGCAGCTTAGAGCTTGATTATTGGTTTGGCGGAACTAAGTGTATATATACTAGTTGTCATGATTTAATCAGTAGATACTTAATGTTCGATTAGTTAGTCGCAGTCGAACCCTATGGAAACATAGGGATATAAAACGGTGTGAAGGCGTAAATGCGCCATGTCAGAAATGGCAACGGGGAAAGTGAGTGCAACCCCGTAGGAAATAGAATGAATGAATTATTAAACTATAAGGAGGTGGAAAGATGTATAAAGAAGGAATTTATTGCCATTGTGCATATCGAGTAAATGAAAATGGTGATTGCTATACACAAAATGGCAAATTTGAGTGGGTGCATAGAAAGTGGCGATATAACAGTGATGGGTATGCTGTTGTATCAGCTTGTGGTCTAAAGTCAGACGGTACTAAAACATTCCGCTCACTTCATGTTCATGTATTAGTTGCGCGAGAATTTGTTGATGGATGGTTTGAAGGAGCAGAAGTAAATCATAAAGATTTTAACCGTGCCAATCCTGCTTGGTGGAATCTTGAGTGGTTAAGTCATAAAGATAATATTGCTTATTCGCATAAAGCTGGTAAGTATAAAGGACGGTTTGGTGAGGACAATCCAAACTATGGCAATGACACACTACACAAGAGATACGTCGCCGAGCCTGAATTTGCCAAAGAAAAGCAGTCTCGTCCAAGAGGACAAAACGGACGTTCTGTGAAATGCTTATTATATTGTCATCAAAATATGTGTTTTGAGCATTGGTTTGATTGTCAGCGCGACGCAGTTGATTTTCTTGTTGATTATAATGTTGTAAAGCCAACTTGTAATAAAGAGAGTATAATTAGTAAGCTGAAACAAGAAGATGGATATAAGGGTTGGTATCTTATTCAAGATAAATAATTCATTTATTCAAAAACCTCTATCGACTATCGAAAGGATATAAATTAACCCGTACGGGTTAATTTAGAATAACCGAGTAGAGTAGGAGATGGGTGAAATTCCCATCTCCGAAGCGCACCGAGCCTAAACGGGAAACCGCATGGCTATGATATAGTCAGTAACTCCTATGTGCGACGGAGATAAGGCACTTGTAGTTAAAGACCGTACTTTGTCTACAGTTGCCAAACGCAATATGCAAGATATAGTCCCTCTAGCATATGACCTCAAAAAAGCCAAGGGCGGCTTATTAAATCCAGACAGTATGTATAATGGAATGGTCAATGCTTATACTAAGGGCAATATCGGGCCGGTTAGTAATAACATTACAAAAATATGGAATAGTGGTGAAATTACACAAGAAGAACTAGATGTAGTGAAATGGCTTTGTTTCGAGAATAATGCTGTGATTAAGAATCGGTCACCTTACACAGTAATGTGTATGTAAAATCTGGTGAACCTACAAATGTAGGGTGTGCGGCGTATGCCGTGCTAACAGGGAAAGCTAAAATGTTTGTTAAAAGATACTAATAGGGAGAGGAGGTGTTTATGATGAAATTTATTAACGAACAGGCAATGAAAAATAAGATTGGCATTTATAAGATTTCCAACATTGTGTCCGGGCGGGTATATGTCGGTCAGACCAGAGAACGATTTCAAAGAAGATATTGGCTACATCAATGGGAGTTAAGGAATGGATGCCATGACAATAAATATTTGCAGAACGCTTGGAACAAATACGGAGAAGATAGCTTTATATTTGAAGTAATAGAGATTTTACCACGAGAAGAAATAGATGAACGCGAGAGATATTGGATAGCATATTATCGTGAGAATGGTGGTTGCTATTGTATTCAAGATGGCGGGCAACCAACAAATCTTGTGAAGTATGTATCACCTGAAGTTCGTAAGAGAGTTGGTGAAATGAACCGACAACGTATGCTTGGGTCTAAGTTGAGTGAAAAGACTAAGCAGAAAATGGCTGAAATTCGTACTGGTAAGCATCCGATTAGGAAGAATGATTTAATGACCGAAGATGAGGCAAGAACTGTTAAAGAAATGCTCGTTGCTGGTTATTCTAGTGGTGACATTGTAAAAATAACAGGTGTACCATATAAGGGCATAAACAGTATTATATCAAATAATAACTATGCTGCTATTAAGGTTGATGGTTGGGACGTATATATTGCCAATAGAATGAAATCTGTAAAGCATCGACTTACAAAAGAGCAGATTCTTCAGCTTGTTGAAGATTCAAAGAACGGAATGAGCAATGCGGAGTTGGCTAAAAAATATAGCATCGGTGAATGCTCAGTGCGCCGTCATATTAGATTAAATAAATAACAAACATCATGCCAATCTTGTGCCAAGCCTCGAAAGAGGAAGGTTAAACGACTATCCTGAAAAGGAGTACAGATGGGGTGAAATTCCCCATTTGGAAGTGCCAGACCCCTTGAATATCAAGGGTGAAGATATAGTCTAAACCCCTAATAAATATCGGGAAACCGAGGGTATATATTACGATTGTGCAAAGACGCAGTGGTTACCACAGCGTCCAAAGAGAGTTAATTCAATTATCAAGCAATATACAAAAGCTCGTGTTCCAAATTTCTTCCAATATGCCAAAGACAAAGACCCGGATACCCAAGTAGAACCTCTCAACAATTCCACGATGAATCGTATATCGGCTAAAATCCCTGCTTCCCGCATCCGCTATAATAACAAGATTGGGAAGTTCGACTGGACTATGCTGATAAATAAATCAGTCGATTATACCACTAGAGAAAATTCCCCAATCATTGAACGTTATAATTGGTGGATGTGGAATCAGCGTCGATTTGATTATGGAGATGACCCGCATATCAATGAGGATGATTTATATAAATATCGTCGAATTGCACAAGATATAGTGGAATATAGCAATGAGACGCTAGATGTTGTGGTTAATAGTTTGGTGGCTTATCTATATACGGTCAAAAAATCAAGTAATAAGAAAATGCTGTGGGCTTGTTTTGGTTGGACGATTGTAGAGAATTTAAGAATCAATACGGCGCAACTTAATCCAATCTGCCCCATTTGCGGTAAGCGGTTCAAGCCGCGCGATATATGCCAGCATTATTGCTCAGAGGAATGCTATAAGAAAGCAGATAATCAGAGGCGCACTGAATCGCGTGAAGCCCCACCTGTCCGCACGGGGGATATGTTAAAACAGTAGGAAATATATGGATAAAATGAACTCACCACAATATGTTGTGGTAGACTAATAGGGAAAGGAACGATATAATTGCATAAAAACAAATATCCTCGGCTTGGTAAAGCTGATATGAAAAAAGAGCTGATTCGGCGCACAGGGGTTGATTCAAAGATTATTGAAACTGTGCTAACGGCATATCATGACATCATCCGCGAGACACTACAGCATGGCGTGGAGTATTCTTTGCCCGATATTGGCGTTATTACATTCCGTGACTACCCACCAAAGCCAGCCGGTGAATATTGGAACGGTTTCCAAAAGCGGCGTATGTACTACCCTGACAGGCGGGGTTATTATCGGCTGGAATTTAAGGCTGAGAAACATATGGCAAGTGCTGTTAAAAGCGGCACACTGTATGGGAAAGGCTCAACTAAAGAGGAATGGGATGCTTGGGTGTTGGAGAATTATCCTGATAATCCAAAGTTTATGAAGGAAGAAGAAGATGGCTGAACATAATAAACTGAATCAGCAATTTTATGAATATGCGGCTAATCTACTTGAATCTAAACCAGAGACAGTAAAGAAATATTGGCAAGCTTGTGTTGACACCATTGTTCATATGTTGCATTTTGATGGTAGATGCCAAATGCCGGGAGTTGGAACATTCGAGTTGAAAGAAGTCCCATCTTGGACTGGAATGGCAAAAGATGATAATGGTGAGCTTGTAGAGAGAACAATCCCGGCGTGGTTCAAAATTACATATAAAAGCAATGATGATTTCATCAATAACGTCAATGGGCGTGGCGTTACAAAGAGATACCGTAAGCGTGTCCGTGAGCGTAAGTTGACACCTAACGATCTCAAGCTAATTACTCAAGCAGAAGCAGAACGAACAGCAAAACGCACACTAAAGCAGATGCAAGATGATCGCATTGAGCAAGCAAAGCAACAGAGTTATGATGATTTTATCAATGTAATCAACAAGAAAAAAGAAGATTATGAACGGAAAAAGAAGGAAAAGGAACAGAAATTGAATGAATCTACAGAAGATACGACAAGCAACTGAGCTGCTAGATAGCAAGTTGATTGACTTGCAGGAATGGACGGCGCGTTGTCTTGGTGAAGATTATAGGGGTGTTTGGTCAGAGGAATATTTACGGCGTTGTGCTGTATTTGTTCGCAATATGCTTAATAGCGCGGACGATTGTGAATCAGACGAAAAAGACAACAATATTCTATCACAGCTTAGAGAAGCTAAGATTGAGCTAGAGAAAGAACGTAAGAAATTACAGAGTGAGAATATCCAGTATGTTCAGAATCAGCGTCTTGATGCAAGAGCAGACTTGATTCAAGAGAAGATTGCTGAGTCAATTAAGAACCTTGAGCCGTTTACCATTCGAGATTTTAATAAGCTGCCACAAATGAATGTAAGTGGGCTTCTTTGTATTTCTGACCTTCATGCTGGCTCAACCTATGAAATCAAGGGTGCATATAATGAAATTGTAAATAAATACGATTTTGACATTATGAGGGCGCGGCTTGATGGGTTGCTCAATAAGATGTGCAATGATGACAACTGCATCTGGCTTGATGATATTACTGTTGCCATACTTGGTGATTGCGTAGAGAATATTTTACGCACATCTAGCTTAACTAAGCTGAGAGAGCCGGTCCTTGATACGGTTATCAAGTTGTCTGAATATCTAGCTGATTGGTTTGTTGAGTTACATGATCGGCTTGAAATTCCTGTTAATGTGGTGATGGTTGGTGGCAACCATGATGTGTGCCGTCCATTGACATCTAAGCCTCAGTTTGAGGAAGAAAATTTAGGTAAAATCATTGTATGGTATCTACAAGAGCGGCTAAAGTCGGTAGATGGCATTACAGTTGATGATTATACGGATTGTGCTATTAAATACATTAAGAATAATGCAATCATGCTTCATCATGGAGATGGCGGTGATATAGCTGAGACAATGCGATATTTTGAAAATTTATATAATATTGACATTGACGAATGCTATGTTGGGCATCTACACAGACAAGAAATGAAAAATGCTGGCATTACTGAACTGGGTGATAAACTATGTTGGCGTGTTGGTTCGGTATGCGGCGTTGATGGATTTGCCAAGTCTATTCGTAAAGCATCAAGACCATCTTGTATGTTTACTACATATTCAGAAGATGGCGCAGAGTGGCGCAAAACATTTTATCTTTAATATTGACAATCAATAGATTGTGTGATATAATACAACCATGGAATTGCGGCTAATATCTGCGGAGTTAGCCTTGGCTTGGGGATGCGTCCTACAAGTTTCATAATAGAGGAAAAGCCTGAACGCTTTTCGCTGTCATATGACAGAATTTATCTTATCGGTAGCGTCAGTTGCAAATGGCGCTACCAACCTTAATTCGATTCATTCTTTGCTAGGTGATTTGTGTTAATCATGCTTGCGGGGCGATTAACCCGCCTAGCAGAGTTGAATATAATCTAAGCCGTAATCTGCAATTCAGCAGAGCCTAATACGAGCATGACGTTGGTTGTGGCGGGCTACGTCAACATAGTATCGTAAACTGTATCGGCTCAGTTTTCATCTCGACCACGCAATCTCTAAAGTATCCCGTTTAAGTGAGCAACGGCGAATCTGTAAGTGGGCGTGTTGGAGATTTATAACCGACAAAATCCTATCCTTGACGATAGGCATATAACAACAGGTGTGTTATATGAGCGTATGAAGCATATGGCTCGGTTGTCTTTGAGTTATATGTGGACGTTTACATTGGGTTCTCAGCGCACCACAAGGCAACAAGAAAGCGCTGACCGACTATGCGGTAAAGATGGGACAACAGGCATTCATAGGAGCTGATGACGAACCATGTAATTCCCAACATAGCGCCATGCGTGGGTGAAATAAGATGAGGCGCAAAAAACATAACAGTGAGTGGCGCTAGATGCCCGATGGCGCTTAATAAATGGGGTTTTAATAGTTGTATCTAGGTATATACTAAAACTGCCTGTCGCTACTACTCATTGGCGGCTATGAATATCCGAAAGGAGGTCACTTTCTCTTGAATTATCCACTGGTTTATCCGAAGCATAATTGACGAAAGGAGGTGACAGTGGCGATAGCCACATATCTACAATAAGCCCAACTCAATGGGAACTGTTGTTTAACTGAATATTGAACCTTGACAAATACGAAGCAGCTAAGAGCAATCTTGGCTGCTTCGTCATATTTATAGGAAAATAAACGGAACGGAAAGGAATGAGAATATGTTTTGCCCATATTGTGGCAAGGAAAAGCAAGATAGCCAATTCTATAAAAGTCCAATCAAAACGGGCGAATATATTAAACCATGCAAATCATGTGTAACTGAGCTATATAAGCAAGCTCTTGAATCCACTAAAGACCAAGGCGCGGCATTATGGTCAACCTGTATGCAGACCGGCATTCCTATGAGACGGGCTGAATATACTGCTTGCCTTGATACGCTAGAAAAGGCGGCTAAAGGCAAAAAGCCTAGTCTATTTATATTGTATCACACATATTTGTCTACATCGCCTGATAAATTAACAGGTGTATGGGATAGTGATATGGAGTTGTCTAATTTCAAGGATTTGGGCGATGTGGCTAAAGGTGAAACTGATGAAGTTGCGCTTAAAGCAAGATGGCGCAAACAATGGGGCGGCGACTATGAAGATGAGGACTGTCAGTGGCTAGATGATATGTTTGATAGTTATACATCTGGTGTATTTGAAATGGACACCGCCATGGAAATGCGCTATCGTGATTTGTGTAAGCTAGAACTTGAACAATATAAAAATGGTGTAAATAAAGATACACAGTCGCAGATTAAAACGCTTATGTCTCTACTTAAACTTGATGATTTTAAGAGCAATCAGAAGTCGGACGCTGAACGAGCATTTGAGAAACGAGTTGCAATTATAGAATCAACTAGACCGGCTGAATGTGAGGAATTAAAAGAATTTCTTGATAAAGTTGGCTATGAAAAAGAAAAAGCTATGATGATGCGTAGCTTGCGAAATGCAATTTGCAACACCCGCGAATATCCTGATGTGAGCAAGGAGGAAGCTTGATGGGGCGCTCTCAAATGGGTGGCATTCGTAGGGCGTACATGGCTGACAAGCTGCGTGGAACTGTATCTGGCAATGAGAATATTGACACTGAAATAGAAGAACGAATAATAGATTGGAACACATTATATCGGTATAATTGGGACATCTATACAGAATTTCACCTTGATATATCATTAAAGCCGTATCAGCGTGACGCAATACACGAGATTGGAGTTAGTGACACATTTTTTTGGAGAGCGGGTCGTGGTGGCGCAAAATCGTTTGTTACAGCTTGTGCAGCAATGTGTAAGCTCATGCTCTATCCAAACTGTTGGATCGTTGTCACTGCATCCACAGTAGACCAAGCAAATGCTATTGTTGAAGATAAAATTCAAAGAGAATTGATAAACAAACTCTCACCTTATTTGAGATACTGTTACGAAAAACAATGGCTAGTTATTACTAAACCGGGTGATGGATATAGAATTGAAAACACACTTAACAACTCTGTTCTTCGTGTATTAGCGCCTGTTGAATCTAGCCGTCGTAGTCGTTCTAATTTTACAATTTATGATGAAGCGGCAGTTATGAAAAAATCTGCAATCGACCAGATTTTTGAAGGTATGGCGTTCCCAAGACAACCTCTTTATCTCAATAATCCAAAATACGCAAACAATAAAAGATGGCTTGAAGAACCAAAGAGCATCTATCTCACATCTTCTAAATATAAGTACCAGTGGTGGTATCGTACTTGGAAAGATTGTGTAACAGGATATTATATGGATAAAAAGTCTAGGTATAATGTATTTGCGTCTGACTTCTTTGATAACATAGAGAACGGATTAAAAACATGGGGTGATTATCGCCAAAAGAAGCGCACTATGAACGACCAAGATTTCAGAATGGAAATGTTAAATGAGGCAATAGGCGAGAATGAAGATGCGTTTTTTACAATTAAGCAATTCAAAGAGAGTCAAATTATTGAGCGGTGCTTCCGTCCACCTACTGCGTTACAGTTCTTTGCTGGTGAACAACCTGACTTCCCAGAAAAGAAAGAGGATGAGATACGGTTGGTAATCATGGATATTGCTTTTGCGAACACCACTGGTTGCACAAAGAATGATAATACTATTATCACGCTTATGTCGGCGCATTGGAATAGTAAAAAGAATAGATTTGAACGGCACATTGATTATATAGAAGGACATAACGCATCTGATACAATCGGTGCATCTGATAGATTTAGATACCTTAAATGGGTATATGACGCAGATTATGCCGCATTTGATGGAAGAAGTGGTGGCGAGGTTATATATAACCACTTAACCGAGCCATTGCCGATGCCTAATCTTGGTGCAAGGTGGAATGGTTGTGGGTTGAGTCCTGCTGAAAAATATCATGTTGTATCTGATGCAAAGTTGACTGATTATCATAGTCGCGTTGTTGATAAAAATGCTGTTCCGTGCTTAATCCCGGTTATAGCTACTCCTGAAATAAATAGCCAAGGTTGGCTATCATTGCGTAAACAGCTTGAAACCAATAATATGAAATTCCTTATTTCCATGCAAGATTATCAGAATGAGCTAACAGATAGCGGTGAATATTATCAATATACTGCTGAAGAATTAGCTAATCAGCTTGAGCCGTATGGTCAAACTGATATGATGGTTATAGAGGCGGTTAATCTAAAGACGGTCATTAAGCAGGATAAAATCAAACTAGAAGAACCGCGCACAGGCACAAAGGATAGAATTGTAACCATTATGTATGGAAACTATATTATTGATTTGATTGAGAACGCATGGCAGCAACAGTTGCAAGAAGATGAGTTTGATATAGACTCCATTCAATTAGTATATTGATATTTGCCTATGAAGCGGCGGCTATGTTGGTGTGTTGCCGTTGAGGTACTATTAGGGTTGTGTGAAATCCAAGTTCCAACTTAGGTTTAGTCAAAAGCCGAAAATAAAAACACTCAAAAATATAAAACGAGCAGATAGGGAGGACAAGTAGCTCAATGAACTTTGGCATACGTTAATGAAGTCCATAATCTAACTGCTCTAATATATAAACAATAAAACAAAGAAAGGAGGTTGAAGATGCCAAAAAATAATAAAGATGTGAAGCTGTCTAAAAATGACCTTCAGGACATTATTGATTTTAGTGCAGGTCTGATGGCGGTTGATAATTTCTATTCACCATTTCTGAGCAATCAGCTATTGACTAATCTAAACAATAATCCGCGCTTACCTAATGCGGAAGCGGTAAAAAAGGCACTCAATGATTATAAGAATAGCGGCGCTGATTTACAGGGGTTTGTAGAATTTGCATCAGCGTTTGATATGATTTTCAAGCGCACTTTATATTCTTATGCAAATGCGCTATCTTTCGACCTTCAGATAACGTGCAAAAACGCATATACAAAAGGCGACTATGAATCAGAGGAATATAAGAAAGATCGACAGACAGTAGATAATTTTCTTACTAACTTTGATTATAAGAAAGAGTTCTACAATGTTCTGCTAAACGTTCTAAAGCGCGACTCATATTTTACTTGGTTTAGAAAAACTAAGAGCGGCAATCGCGGTAAGATGAAGTATGCTCTACAAATTATGCCGCAGGATTATTGTATGCTTACAGGATACTTTGAAAAAGGACTGCTGTGGTCTTTTAACGTAATGTATTTCGTACAGCCGGGCGTAGATATTGAGGGGTTTGACCCAAGTCTTAAAAAGACGTATCTCGATGCGATTGAAAATGCGGAGCTAAATTATAGACCATCTGCACCACTAGACCAACGAACTGGCTCATATGCTCTATGGGCAGATGTATCACCACTTAATGGTGCTTATGCTTGGAAATTTTCTACAGACAACTTTGCCAGCAATCCCTTCTTAGCACCATATGTAGCAAATGTTCTACGCAGTGATGAGGTTGGCGAATTACAGTATAATAAAGACCTTATCTCTGCTGCTGGTATTCTAGCTGGTGAGATTAGATTATTTGATTCAGCCAAGTCGGGTACGAAGGCGAATCAGTTCGCTATTGACCCGAAAACGCTTGGAGCATTTATGCAAAAGGCTGCTAATGGATTAAAGAATACTGTCAAATTGGCAGCTATGCCGCTTGAGAATATTAAGTTCTTCCAATTTGAGGACAAGAACCCAAATAGCTATACAAATGAACTAACTACAACGGCTGGCATTGGTACTGGCATTAGCCGTGTTATCTATTCATCTGATAAGATGAGCAATGCAGAACTAGAGGCGGCGCTTAACGAGGTTTATCAGACTATGAAGCCAATGTATGCTCAGTTTAATAATTTCCTTGATTTCTATGTAAATCAAATGACGAGCAAATATAAGTTCAAGTTTGAGTTCGTTGGCTCTAACTATCAATTTGAGCGAGATGCCCGATTTGATAAGATGATGAAGATGGCTGATAAGGGGCTTGTGCTCAATTCGTCTGCATGGGCTAGTGCTGTTGGCATGAATCCTGTTACATTTGATAGGATGCTTGCTGAGAGTAAATATACTGGATGGATTGATAAGTATTCAACTATGATGCTTAATGCTAATACATCGTCTTACAAAGATAATGAGGGTGGTAGACCGCGCAAATCAGGCTCGTCTTTAACTGAATCAGGCGAAGCAAGCCGAGAAACATTAGAGGAATGATATTATGATGTTATCAGAAAGAACAAGTGAAGCCCTAGATATTCTAGTTGGGCAGTATTTCCAGTTGAACCGCACGTTCGATAGGTGCGTGTCGTGGATGGAAGTAAAATTTGCTATGCCAAATGCCGCAAATATTATCCATCATAAATTAGCGCATCTATGGCCGCTTATGGCTGATACTGTGAGCGACTTTAAGCATCAGTGGAATATTACCACATATTATCCTGAGACGCGCGGCGATAAGCGCACATATGATAATCTTGAGCAAATGATGGGTACTATGCTTAGAGAAACGCTTGACCTATATCAAGTTATTAAGCAGACGTATTATATTGCTAAAGAAGAAAAAGATTTTAACGCAAATGCTATGCTACAAGATTTGATGGAAGATATGAACAAAGTCGTAGCGCAGATTATTCTATTGGATGATAAAGCTAAACAAATGCCAACAGAATATGATGAATATGATCGGCATATTGACAGTTGGGGAATTGTTGGCTTGGAGGATTATCAATGATTATCCTTGGAATCCCAAAGAATCCAGAAGATTATTTCATTGCTGATAGCGCGCTTGCTTGGGAACTTGATAAGGCTGGATTTTCCGCTAAATACCTAGACGAGGACGCGCATTATTATAAGCGCAATGCAAAATTGCTAAAATGGTTAAATAAGAATGGAATGGAAGGATAATACGCCGAGAAAGGAGGAGGCTATGATTGGAAACAGTCAAGAATATTGCCGCAATTTTAGGAGCAATCCTTTCGCTAGCAGCGGTTATTACCCTATGTTGCAAACCTATTAAACTCTATATTGCGAATGCTCTAAAGAAATATCAGAGTGAACAAGATGATAAATTAAAGCAAAATACCCTCAAAGCGACGCTCAAGAGAATTGAGAGTAAGCTAGATGCAACTGTAGCATATACAACTGAGGCGTGTCGTGGTGAAATCAAAAATATGTTCTACAGATATATGGAAAACAAGACACTGCCATATTATGAAAAGATGCACATGTTGCAGATTGAGGATATTTATGTCAATAAGCTGCAAAAGAACCATTATACTAAGGGGCTTATTGAAGAAATGAAAACGTGGTCTGTTGACTATACTGGTGTTGATTCACAAAATGTCAATTAACCATAAATGGGCGGCTTGGGCATAGTGCTCTTTGGGCCACTGTAGACGGGATGAATATCTCGTTATATCCTTGAAGAAAGGAGGAAGATGATTGGAAAAAACAATTAAATTTGAAGCATCAAGTATCAAGCATATTGATATGAGCGAATACGATAATGATGATTATATGGTAGGTCGGACGGCATTTTTATCAACACGTCCAAACTCGCATGATATTGTCATTCCAGAAAATGTACTCAGAGAATATGCGCCGTCTGTACTAGGTAAATGGGTCACTGCTGAGGTTAAATTTAATGATTGCACTACACATACCAATGGGCAATCAATCGTAGGGATTGTGCCGAAAGAACAGGACGTTGAGTTTGTCGAAGCTGATGATGGTTATCTTGATGCTTATGTTGATTGTATTATTAGTAAACGATATGCTAAAGAATATTGTAATGTTTTCTCAGAAGATGATGCACAACGCTCTGTAAGTATTGAGGCTACATTCTCAATGGTTGACGAACATGAATGTGATGGATTTGATATCAAAACGATAACAACCCTCGGAAGAACAGTGCGCCCATCTGTGCCTGACGCAAATATTACAATCGTTAGATTCTCAGAGGAAGATGCGGAGAGCTATTACAGTAATCTACATAAATCTGATTCTCTATCTAATCTAAAGCAATTTGTCGAAGAAAGGAAACAATCAATGGCTGAAAAGAAAACGTATAAGATTGACAAGTCTAAAGAAGCCATGTCTACGGCTGATTGGGGCGATTATGATAAGGCGGCTATGAGAGATAAAATCATGGAGGCTAAGAATCGTGACACACTTGTTAAATCTGTATATCTACTTGTAGAAGATGGTTGGAAAGATGCGCCATCTGAACACCTCAAGTACCCAGTTATGATGCTTGAAGGTGACAAATTCATCTATAACCGAAACGCTCTGAGCGCTGCACTAGCATATGCAAAGCAGAATGATGAGACTGAGGTTGTAAATAAAATTAAGGCTATCTATAAGAAGTTAGACCTTGATGACGATTCTGAAAGAAAGGAGGAGGCTAAAATGGAAGAAATTAAAGAACTCGCCGCCACTGAGGTTGAGGCTGAATCCACTCTTGAGGAAAAGAAAGAAGAAATGGCCGAGACAGAGACTGAGGTTAAGGCTGAAGAACCAAACTGTGACGATTGCGATGAGCATGACCACGATGATGGGCATGAGGAAGAAATGTCTGCAGACGAAATGAAGGCAAAGATGGCTGAACTCGAAAAGGACATTGAATCCCGCGATAATATCATCATGGAAAAGGACGCAGAACTAGAAGAACTGCGCAAGTTTAAGGCAGAAGTTGAGGAACAGCGTAAGGCTGCAACCGTTGAATCTATTATGGCTGAATGCAAGGAATATATGTCTGATGAGCAGTATAAGGAAATGCGCGAAGAAGGCATGGCTTGCAAGATGGCTGAGATTGATGGCTGGACAAATAAGGTCAAGGCTGTATCTTTCTCTGCTGTAAAGAAGAATGTAAAGAAAACAAATGATGGGCTGTTCCGCTTTGCGGCTCCTATCGACAACAACAAGAAATCCAACTCTGTTTGGGATAGAATTTAATTTATTATAAAGGAGATTATATAATTATGGCACATACTATTGTGAACGGTATGCACTGTGCATATATGAACGTTGATGCTTACAATTTCTGCGGTATCGCCAATGCTGATATTGATAACGGCACTATTCTTACTCTTGGTGATATGAAGCTCAAGACTAATGATGGCGGCTTTGAGTTTGCTGTTACCGCTGGTGGCGACGGTGAGTTTATTGCTATTACCCCTGAAGTTGGTTATGGTCTTGAAGCTCAGATTTATGCTGACCCCCGCTACTTTACTAACAAGGCTGGCAAGCCTATCTCTGTAAAGCGTCTAGTCAAGGGCGACTCCATTGAGATTACTGTCGATGGTTTTACTGCTGACCCCGCTGATTCTGCTTATGCTAAGGTTGATGCTACTGGTAAGCTAACCGGTCAGGCGACTGCTACTGGTGCTGCATTCAAGGTTCTTTCCACTCATAATATGGATGTTGGTTCTGAAATCGTCAAGACTTGGATTCTAATGAAGATTTAATCTTGCGATATTGAATAATATATAAAGGAGATAATACTATGATTTCTAATGAACTAATCACCTTTGCCAAGGGCAATGCTGATTTCTATACTGCATACGAAGATTATCATAATCATAAGGCTGCTACTCAGTGGAACGAGAAGCTAGGCGCATACGATACTAATGTTGCTCTTTCCGAGAAGTCTGAGAAGGTATATCATGCTTACTTTGCAGAAATTGAAAAGATGTCCAACTGCCCTCTAACTGAGGCTAACCGCGACGCATGGTTTGCTAACCCAGTTGTTCGTTGGGCAGAGCTTGCTGTTGAGAATGCAATGCTCAACCTTATTCTTCCTGCATATGTTCAGGCTGCATTTGCTCCATTCGTCAATATGCGTCTAACTGGTTACGCTGATGCTATTCATGTTGAAGTTCCTGCCAAGACTCTATTCACTAATAGCCTTGGTGCAAAGGGTGAGCGTGTAACTCATCGTCAGAGAAAGTTCCGTGGCGACCTCGTTCTAAGCCCTGTTGAGCATATCATTACCGAGTATGTTGATATGGCTCGTGTTTATGCTCGTAAGGATGATATTGCTGAAGCTATGCACCGTGTCGTTATTTCTGCCGAAATCGGCATGAATAACGAAATCAACAAGGCTCTCAATGCCGGTCTAGCTGGCGCTTCTCAGCCTTCTCAGTTCAAGGAGTCTGGCGCATTTGATGCTAAGAAGCTAGTTCAGCTTGCACAGCGAGTTCAGGCTTATAACGGCATGGCAAAGCCCATCATTCTTGGTACTGCTGCCGCTCTTATGAATGTTCTACCTGATAGTGCTATGGGTTATCGTGTGAACATTGATGGTAAGGAAGGCGTTGTTTCCTTCGTCAAGAATTTCTACGGTTTTGATGTTTATGAACTACCTCAGGCTCCTACTGGCACTGCTGATTTCGGCATGGCTCTATCCGATACTGCTCTTTACGTTGTCAGCCCCGCTGTCAACAAGGTCATCGAAGGCGCTGTTGTTACCGCTATGACCAACGGCAATCAGTTCTATGATAATGCTGACCTTACCTCTAATGGTACTCTCCGCAAGGCATATGACTTCCAGTTCTCTGGTGGCGCGTTCATCGGTTACTACAATATTACCGAGTAATTTATATATTTGAGAGGGGTTAATAGCCCCTCTCTATTTATAACGGAAATAAGAAAGGAAAATAAAAGGAATGGCAAACACTACTAATAAATCTACTACAACTACATCAAAGACAACCACAAAGAAAGAAGCCGTGCCTGTTGTTGATACAGAGAAGGAACAGCTCAAGGCGCAGCTTGCAGAACAGCAGAAGCGCATGGAAGAAATGATGGCGCAGATGCAGGTTCTTATGCAAGCACAGAGCAATACTGTAGCACCTGTTAGCTCAGCTAATCCTAACAAGCAGATTGTATTTATCAATATGACCGCTGGTGGTTTGAACCTCAAGGGAACTCGTATGTATCATATTGATAATCAGTTTGGCACTAAGAGCGTACAGGAATCTGAGGCTCGTGTTATTGTGGCAAATATGCCCAATACTATTGCTAGTGGCTATGTATATATTCCAGATAATGAGTTCCTAGAATCTTGTAACATGGGCGGCGTATATGATGGTATGCTCAATGATGAGCAGATGAAAACGCTACTTAATCAGGACGCGAATTATGTCTGTGATGTATTTGAAAATGCGACTGATTCTCAAAAGCGCATCATTATTGACATGGTTTCTGATAGACAGCTTAACGGTAAGCCTGTTGACGCTAATATTCTAGTTCGTCTTGGCAAGCTGACAGGAGTAGATTTCTTAGATATTGAACCCCTTGATGACAAGGAGTGATAAATTATGGCAACATCATTTGATGTTATTGGACAAAGAGCATTAAGTGTAATTGATGACTATAAATTGCGCAAGCTATATGATGCAAACATTGAGCTGTTTTACGACAAGATTGATGGTTGGGTCATTAGTTCAGCCGCAAAGTTTATAGAATGTGAGCAACCCCTAACATACGATTTAGAGCTTAGACAATTTGACGCAGATTTAACAGATTTAGAGATTCAGATTCTTGCCGAATATTGGGTTATATACTGGTGGCGCGGCGAGACGGACGTAGCAACACAGATTGCGCAAAAACTTAAAGTTCCATCATCTTTCCAGATGGATGGTGTATCCTCGCAGAATTTCAAAGAAAAACAGAACGTCATTGATAAGCTAGAAGAAGATGTAGATAGGCTCATTCACGATAAATATCAGCTCTTATATCTATCCTCCTATAATTATTAAAGAGGGGTGGATATATGAGTAGAACAGACAAGCAAGATAAAATTCATGCTTTATATAAAGTCCTGTTGTTGTTTGAAGATTTGACCAGTCTTGAGCCGACAATCGAAGAAGCCGACTATACAGCATATTGTGAGCGGCTATCTGTGCGATTTAGGGCGGTTGATGGAGAAATCGCTGATACATTGGCAGGATTAAGCAAAATGGGGCTTGAGCTTACTCATCCTATTATTCGTTCATGTGTATTGCGCATGACGAACAGGATTGAAAGGATGGGTGATTGATATGGCATATGAGGTGTTCCAATATCAATCAAACCCTAATGATTATTACCGCGATTTGACGCAAGAATACATTTGTGCGCAATGGGATAACACGTCTGCTAAAACTCCTGAAAATGGCGGTGAATTACTAGAACAAAATGGAATAGGATATAATGAATATAGTTGTGTTCAAGCATGGGTTGCGCCTACTGTGGCAACTACGAGTACAGGTTACAAGGATACTGCTGATTTCCTACAGCTAATATTCAGAGATATTAACCATCTATCAATTAGAGGACTATATTATCAATTCCATAACGATTTTTGGATTGCCCATGATTCTGGTGAATTTGATGGCTTGCCTCGTGGTGTCGGTGTGCGCCGTTGCAACAATGTTATGCGGATTAAAGATGAGGTCAATGACACAACCTTTAGTGCACCATGCGTTGTTGAATATGATATGCAATCGCCATCCCCACAGGTAAGTACACCTATTATTACGCCAAATAACCATGCCGTTGTTATGGTACAGGGCAATGAGGATGTATATAGACTATTCAAGCTAAATACCAGATATATTCTAGGCGGCAGACCATTTAAGCTGTTATCATATCAGAATGCAATCAATTCTGTTGGTATAAAAAAGCCAACGCTGCTTTATCTTGACCTATATCTTGATGAGGCTCATGCTGGTGATGATATTGAGAATCAGCTTGCGGATAATAGCTCTGTTGATTATCCAATGGATGAAAACACGCCATTTCCAATGGGCTAAAGGAGGGCGGTTAGATGTATAATTCATTAAGTCGTTTACCGACAATACCATATAATATTATGGTATACCTAGCAAAATCGACCGACCCTATTGCTGAGGTCTTTTGGAAGATGCTGGCATATAAGGACTATAAGGCGTTGAGCCATGAGCCGCTTACATTTCAACAGAAGATGAAGCTAGTATGGGCACAGAATAAGCAGGACACATATAGTGTATTTTTAACCAATCTGATTGAGGATGCTATGGCTGAATCTAAGCAGATCGTTAAGATATATCAGTATTATATTCATGCTTCTGAACTATATACTAGTACAGTAGTCTATGCGTTTGATTGTCTATATGGCGGTCAAATGAGCCTAGTTGAATATAACGGCATTCCTGTTAATCGTGGCGATTTATTCATTCATTGTGTATTATCGCTACTCAACGGCGCAGAAGTAGGTGGTGTTGGGCAGATAGTATTTTTAGATGATATGAGCCGATATAATGCGGCGAGATCAACAATTGGCAATAATAAAACATTTACAGGCGTACAACTATATATGAGCGTAAAGGTAGGGGACACAGGAAGGAAGGACGGCTGTGGCGCTTGATTTTAAGCTATTAGAAAAAGCCTATTTCTATTTTGATAAGCCAGTTCCCTACAAGCTGAATAATGAAAAAAATGTTTTAATAAAGCCTATATATGTACCAGATGAGGAGATTTTTTTGGCAAGCGCTAACATCTTGCAAATAGACAAGAACTCGTCCTCATCTGTTGAAATAATCCAGATGTCCTATTTGGACTTTTTAATTGATATATTGCTACCAGCAGACGAATCCGGCACATTATGTGATAAACTGTATAACATCCTGCATCTTTGCTTGGGTATTGAGGATTTTTGGATAAAGACAGATGACAAGGGGCGGCATTCTCTATATGCGAAGAAAGAAGATATAGAAATTAACCGCAGACAATTTGACGATATTCGGCGCATTATCATGTATCAGAATATTTTAGGATATGATGATGAATATATCGATCCAGAGATTAAAGCAATGATGGCAAAGGTAGATCAGATAAAGGGCGGCGATATAGAGATGCCATCTATTGAGCGGCAGTTCGCTATTGTCACGGCTCATTGTGGCTTATCTAAATCAGAGCAGATGAAAATGACTATGCGTTCACATCAATTGCTATTCAAGGAATGCGCGGCAGAAGTGGACTTTATCACGATTCGACCCATTGCCTTGAATAATGGCAAAGCAAAAGATTTGGAACACTGGATTTTCCGCAAAAAGCACGACAAATTTGATGGATACATGGTATCTATGAAAGATTATAAAAAGAGCTTTGGCGGTGAAGGTAATATATCTCAAATGAATCCTAATAGCGAAATAGCTAAATTATTAAGCAAACAAAATTAAGGAGGAAAAATTTAATGAGCGAAAGATTCCTTGCCAATGTTGGCACTGCGCTTATTTTTAAGGGCGACGAATTTGTTGCGGTTGCGGATACCCTGACAGAAAACACATTCTCTTTCAGTGCAACTCCTAACGAAGTTCGTGGCGGCAAGTCTAATCCGCTACTCGGTCGTTGGTTTAGCGACTCTACAATGAATGTCACTCTTACTAACGCTACTTTTAAGCTAGAGTATCTAGCATGGACTCTTGGCACGACTATTGAACAGGGCGGTACTGGTATCTATGAATCCACTGGTGACGGTGAGAAGGTCGTTACCGCTGGTAGCATTGAGCTGACCCAGAAGCCCGCCGCATTCAATGGCACAATGATTGGCTGGTACAAGAAGCCCGCTGATGTTGCTTGGTCTATTGGTCAGATTACTACAACTGCAAATAAGTATTATCTTGGGATTCCTAATTCTCAGGTCAATGAGTTCTACTGCGTTAAGTATCCATATATGGACGAGAATGCCCGTATGATTACGATTCCCGCTGACTTCAATCCAGAAGAGCTGCACGTTGTTATTCTTAATGACGAGTATAATGCTGATGCTGGCTCTAGCTCTCGTTCTGTTGTTGGTCGTCTAATCACAGATATTCCTCGTCTTGGTCTTGACCCCTCACAGGATTTGACGCTAAATGCGACCAGCTCTGCGCCTACTCAGCTAAGTGGTACTGCATTCCGTTACAACCTTGGTGGCGGCTGTACTTCTGAGGCGGCATATGGCACGATGACCGAGCAGGTCTATGATGCTAAGTGGCAGGACAATGTAATTGCTCTAGCCGCTGAGAACGTTGATGTTTCACTAGCCGCTAATGAGACTGAAACCGCTGTCATTCGCGCCGTCTTTGGTGCTGGCGTGGCTTCTAAGGTGTATGACAACTCTTATTTCACTTTCACTAGCTCTGCGGATGGTACTGCCACTGTGGATAACAAGGGTGTTATCAAGGGTGTTGCGGCAGGCACGGCTTACATTTCTGCACAGCTAACCGGCTATGATAAGGTTGCTCCTGCAATCATTGAGGTAGAGGTTACTGCTTAATTCATTTAATAGGGAGGGCAATAGTCCTCCCTATTTTTTAACTTGGAGGATATATGTGTAAATATGCTAAAGAAAACATATGTACCGTGACAAATGAAATATGCCCATGGATGTTTTTATGCTCTAAAGATGGGCAATGGAAGCCAAATAAATATATGCCGCAAGATTGCCCACAAGCAAGCAAAGCTGAGATTCCAAGCGGATATTATAATGTGCGCATGATTAAGGGTGACTGGCTATATGTGGATCTAGGCGACAGAACAATCAAGCTAAAGAACACATTATCATATGTGCCGAAATTTGTCAAGCTGATTAAAAGAAACGGTGAATATAGGATTAAAAAGGAAGGTAAAGGAAATGAAGGAAATTAAGAAAGAAAACAAACTATATCTAAATGATTACGACATCAATGTTAGCCCATATTTGACATATGCTGAGATTCAGACGATTGCCAACAAGGTCAAGGCGCTGGATTCTTGGGCAGAGCGTGAAGAAACGATTGATATGTATGTGCTATATTTTGCCACTGATATTGGCAAGGCAAATATTGATAATTACAATCACGATACATGGCTAAAATCTGGTATCATTGATGCCGTCAAGAGTTGTATTAAGAATCTTGAGCAAATTACAGAAGCAATCAAATATGAGGAAAGCCCGATGCGCATTCTAATGCAGATTTCTAAGGAAATGCCGGAATTTAGCAAGAAGCTGGATGAGGTGCTTAAAGATGCCCCAAGCAAAAAATGAGGAAGAGCTAAGAAAGGCGCTAAGGCCAGCCATTCAAAAGGCGTGTAATTATGTCATCCAAAAGATATGGAATGAAAACAGGGAAATTGTGCGTGTTGTAGTATATGAAGCTGGTATACCAGAAGAATATAATAGAACTATGGGATTTTTGAATGCGTGGGAATATACCCAAGAATCACATAATCCGACAAACAAAGATGGCTATGCTAAATTTTATTACAAGCCAAACGAAATGAATGTTGGTAGTACGAATTATGGCGCTTCTGACTATGCTCAACATATTGGCGTATCTGGTGAATATCAAGGTAAGGATGCAAGATATTATCTAGCTGACATTATATATCATATGAACGGATGCAAAGGCGCGGGTGATGCGTTTGGCGATGGATATTGGCGCAAAGCTAGAAACGCATGGATTGAACTCAACAAGCGCATAGGTAGGCGCAAAATAAAGCAATGGTTCAAAGAGGGCTTTGAGAAAGCTGGTCTTACTGTAAAAATGCACAATGAGCCTATTAAAGTGACGGAGAGTTAGTATGATTATATGTGGTATTGATGCAAGCACCTCTTGCACTGGATGGAGCATTTTCAAAGATGACAAATTGATTACATATGGTGCGATTAAGCCGCATGGTGAAGATTGGCGCGGCAGAGTTATGGATTTAACTATGGCGCTTTCAGAGATATTCAAAATCCATAGACCAAATATTATATATATGGAAGATGTGCCAATGAAAAAAGGCTCTTTGACCATTGAAAAGCTAGGAGCGGTTCAAGGTGTTGTATTGGCATTATGTGCGGCATGTAAAATCAAGCCATGCTTCTTGTTGCCAAGTAAATGGCGTAGCGACCTTAATCTTTTTGATGGAACTAGAGCTGGTCTACAAAGAGATGTTCTGAAGAAAAAAGCCATAGAGATGGTGAATGAGGAATTTGGATTAAATTTAACATGGGTTGCTCCAAGTAGCAAAAAAAACGACGATGATATAGCAGAGTCCATTTTGATTGCTTACTCACAGATAAAACAAAGGGGAGTGTGATGAATGGCAAAAACAAACAGTAATTACTCCATCATTGCTGATGTTGAGCTTGAGCTAAAAAATGCGCAAAAACAATTAAACGAGTTTAGGAAAGATAATAAATTAAATCTTGACTTAAATGTTAAAGGTTCTAAAAGTTTATCTGACGCAGATGGTAAAGTAAAAAAATTAGATGATTCTACCAGAGACCTAGTTTTTACATATCAGCAATTTAGACAGGTGCTAGATTCTGTTGTTGATGTTACTGGCAAAATGGTGGAACAAGTCAAGACGCTGGATGCGGCACAGACAGAGTTAATCTTTAGCTCGCTTTCGTTGTAAAACGATTGAAAAATAACCCATTGAATTGCTGGAAACCCCTTAGAGCTGTCATGCTAAAGCGGAGAGATGAAATACGCTCAAACGTAAATGCTTGAAAAGTTGATAGATTGGGCAATCAGCAGCTAAGACCCGAATAGGGTAAAGTTCAACGACTATCCCGTAAGGGAGTACACTACAAGCGATTGGTAGTGGAAGTGGTGGGTATCCTAATAGGATAAAGATATAGTCTGGTCTTATAAGAAATTATAAGCGCGTAAGCGAATGTAGGAGTAGCGTCCTTTTAATGTAATGATAAGACAAATATTCATAAGGAGGTGAATATGTGTATAGAAGAAAAATAGATTATAATTTAGTAAAATCTGAGTTTGATGAGCGTGGATACGAATTATTATCTACAGAATATGTGAATAATGTTACGAAATTGCAATATGTTTGCCCAAAACACAGAAACAAAGGTATTTTAGAAACTACATTTGCTAATTTTACAAAGGGAAAAGGATGCCCATATTGTGCAAATAGAGTAAAAAAGACACAAGAAGAATATGAGGCAGAGTTAGCAATAAAAAAGCCAACAATTAAAGTAATTGGGAAATATATAAATCTTAAAACAAAGATAGAACATGAATGTGTTGTCTGTGGCTATCGTTGGGATGTATTGCCAGATAATATGCTACATATGTCAAACGGTTGTCCTAAATGCGGGAAAAGAGCACCATTGAATCAAAATGAGTTAATAAATAGGATTGCTAAAATAGATGATTCTATTGAGGTTGTTGGAGAATATTATAATACTGCAACGAAAATGTCTTTTAGGTGTAAGAAATGTGGAAATGTTTGGGAGGCTAAACCAAATAATATATTGAATGGCAAAGGATGTCCAAATTGCAAATCGTCTAAAGGAGAAAAAGAGGTTGCACGCATTCTTGATGAACTCGATGTATTGTATAAACCACAATTTAAGTTTCAGGATTGTAAAGATGAATTGCCACTTCCATTTGACTTTTATCTTCCAGATTATAATATTTGCATAGAATATGATGGTGGACAACATTATAAGCCATGCACATTCGGTGGTATTTCTAAAGAGCAAGCAAGAGTGAATTTTGAGCTTGCTAAGAAACATGATAGAATCAAAGATGCGTATTGCAAACAACACAACATAAAATTAGTAAGAATCCCGTATTGGGAATATAAAAATATAAGAAATATATTATCATTACATTTACATTAAACACAAAACGTTAAGAAGGTCTCTGACCTGTCTGGTAAAGCATTAGACGCTTATCAAGACAAATTATCAAAAGCCGGTAAGACGGTAGGACGAACTGGTAAACCAAATCGGTCTGAGCCAGTATGTACAGATGGTAAATGTGCATAAGGAACAGCCCCTAAACCCTTGAAAGCCTCAAGAGCCTTATCACTACAACATGAGGATGAGATATGCCTGAGTGTGAATGATTCATTAGTAATGAACAATTAGTGCGAAAGCAGAAAGACGATAAGGATGATTCCATGGGCGAAAGACCTAAAGAATCTGTCATAAATAATGTATGATAAAAGGGCAGATTGGGCGCGAAGCCGTGATGAGCGGTGTGTCAACAGAATATACAGGGCGGCCCTCCAAATATATAGGGTGAAGAATTATTCGGGAAGGGATTGAAAACCTCTTGACAAATTATCTAAGATGTGCTATTGTATAGATACAATAAATAAAGAAACGAGGTATCTATTATGTTCTTGTCTGTTATGACCTTTATTATCATTGGCCCGATGCTTGTTATCTCTGGGATTGTCGCGCTGATTAAGGAGCTTTCAAACAGCGGGAAAGGCGATAATCAGAGTCAGTCGAATCAGAATAAATATAACATTCGCTATGAAACGCCGGAAGAAGAAGAGCGGCGAATCAATGAATGGGGTTATGATGATGAAAGGTGGGGCAGATTGTGATTTTTGTATATATCTGGTTTGCTATTATGATTGTATTTACCATTCTTTGTGTATTTGATTTTAGATAATTTGTAATCACTGTCAGAAATGATTTCTGCTGCATCGCAGTTCAGAAAATCAGGTTTCAATGATGAAGATGCGGCGACATTAGCCAAGGTTGCGGCGCAGTATCAGAACGTAGCCGACACAGCGGTATCAGCAGAAGATGCAGCAGCTTCTATTACTTCTCAGATTCGTGCATTTGGTGAAGATGCGGCATTTGCTACTACTGTAATTGATGCTTACAACGAGGTTTAATTTTGTAGACCTCTATAAACAGGGTGAATTGCTGGAAACCTAAACTCATATAGAGCATGGTAATCAGCAGCCAAGATTGAGATGAAATGCTCAATAAGGTTCAGAGACTATCGAAAGCATAATAAATAAAAGTGGGAATATACCACTTGAAGTGAGTAGAGTACACAGTAGTGCTAACTGTGGAAGTGCCCTGCCCTCATATTATATGAGGTGATGATATAGTCCATTCCTATGAGAAATCATAGGCGAGAACTCTATAATAGGTATAATATTTGAAAGAAAAGAAGTTTTGTGTATATGTGCATATGTTTCCAAATGGGAAAAGATACATTGGTATAACCAGCAAGCGCCCAAATGACAGATGGGAGAGAGGTAGTGGGTATCGTGATAGCTTACCAATGCGTAATGCAATAAATAAATATGGATGGGATAATATAGAGCACATAATACTATTTGATGGATTGACACAAGAAGAGGCTTGCAAAAAGGAAGTTGAACTTATAGAGAAATATAAAACAAACATTCATAAATACGGCAATCAATATGGATACAACTTAACTGATGGAGGCGAAGGCACTACTGGGCATAAGGTGTCAGAAGAAAGAAAAGAAATTATGCGCCAACTAAAATTGGGTAAAGTTGGAAAGGATTGTCCAAATTCTCGCCCGATTGTTTGTGATGGGGTTGAGTATGAGAGTTTAACTGACTTTAAGAATAAGAATAATCATCCAAAAGGCAATATCGCAGCTTGGTTAAATGGTACAGTAGGAATGCCAGAATATTGGTATAATAAACGACTACATTATAAAGATTTGGGATTCGATGTTGTTAAATTAGCAGACAATAAAAACCGTGCTAAAAAAGTTGTTGCAGATGGAATTATGTTTGATACGTTAGAAGATTGTGCTAATTATTTTGGAGTAGATGCACCAAGGATATGTAATTATCTAAATGGTAAAAATGCTACACCAGACAGAATCATAAATGCAGGACTTAGATATGAAGATGAAGATGTGCATGAATTTAAAAGGCAAACTAAAAGAAGTAAGAATAAAATAAAATGTGAAATAGATGGCATTCAATTTAATACACAAGCAGACTTAGCGAAATATATAAAAGAAAATAAGGCGACTTTATGGGCTTGGTTTGCTGGGAAAAATCCAATGCCAGAGAAATATGTAAAGAGAGGAATAAAAATTATAGAGTAATCTCGGCTCAACTTAGCAAATTGAGTCAAATATCAAGGCAAACAATTTTAGTGTAGGCACTAATGATTTAGCAAGTGCCATGGAAGTTGCGTCTAGTGGGCTTGCAACATATGGGAATGAATTTTCTGAGGTACTAGGATTAGTAACAGCAGGCACAGAAATTATGCAAGGGAGATCATTGCAGGTTGCACGCGGGTTATCAACGATTGCCTCCCGCATTGCAAAAAATCAAGATGCCCTTGCAGAATATGGAATAGCAGTTCAAGATGCCAATGGCAATCTAAAGAGCACATATGATGTTCTTGCAGAATTAAAGCCAAAATGGGATCAAATGACCGATGCTCAAAGAGTAGCATTGGGTGACACTCTTGCTGGAACCAATCAATACAAAGTCCTTGCCGCCGTACTCCAGAATTTTGAGCACGCAACAGCGGCGACTGAAACAGCCCTTAATTCCGCTGGCTCTGCGGCACAGGAAAACGCGAAGTACCTAGAGAGCCTTAACAAAATGGGGTTCTATAAACAAGTCTAATTGCGGGAACACCCTTAGAGCCTTATCAACCAAGTTTTAATAGGAATATTAAGATGGCGAGGTTAGTGACCGAGGTATGGTAAAATTGATAAGGATTGGGCAACCAGACGCAACCAAGCGTCCAGAACGGACGAAGGCTCATCGACCATCCCTTAATATGGGAGTAGGAGAAAGTGCTAGTCTCCGAAATGGCTTGACTTGCATAAGCAAGTATGATATGGTCAGTTCTCATATGAAAATATGAGCGGTAGATGTCTACGACTAAGATTTAGCACATCTTAGTGAACATAAAGCGAAGCCCGCGAACAATCCATCAAAGCAGAATTTGAGGATTTTGCAAATCGCGTATTATCCAAAGAAGTAGTAGCAGGATTTTATGATGCTACTGAAGCGGCATTACAATTTATTAACACAGATTTTGGTGCAGCCACCACGAGAATCATAGGCACAACAACGGCTATTACAAGTCTGGTTGGTATTCTTGGCACAATGGGCGCAAAATTGGTGCTTGTTGGTAAACAGCTACAGGCGGCTGGTGCGGCTAATGGCGTTCTTGGATTCCTTACTACGCCTAAGACACTGCTTATTATAGCTGGCGTGGTAGCCGCTATTGCTGGCTTAGTTGAGGTTATTAAGTCGGTTGAAAAAGCTCAATATGAGGCAAATCATGCTTTTGAGATAGCAAATCAAAAATTATCTGAGACACAAAACGAAATTAAGTCTACTGAGGAAAATTTACAAAGTTATAAAAATTCTCTTAAAGAACTTAATGATGTGGCTGAAAAAGATAGAGGTCTTGCTTGGCAACAAGAACGTGCTGAAATTGAATTAAATATTCAAAGTACAGAGACATACTTAAAGCTGTTAGAGCAAAAAGCCAAGTTAGAAGCGCAAACGGCGTATGAATCTAAGTTGCCAACTGGTTATACACTTGCAGGCAACCTAAACGAAAATAAATATAAGACCGAAGATTATTTTGGCGACTATTTTGCACCTGGCAATTCCCAAGTACAGTTGTCTATGGAGCAAGCTGGTGTTATAACGGCTGTGTATGACAGCGAATACGAGGCATTATCTAACATCGTTTTAGCACTTGCAAATGCTACAGATGAGCGCTATAGATACATCGAGGCAGAAGATTTAGCTCAACTTGAAGGCAAATCAACTGAAGAACAAATTCAGATTATGACTGATTTGTTAGGTAATTTGGGAATCAAGTTGTCCGCTACCACTGAAACGGCTACGCAATCTTTTGCCGCAATGGATAATCTTGCCAATAAATCTGGAGAACTTTCAACTAAAGAGAAAGATTTGGCGCAACGATACTTAGACCTGTATCGAAATATTGTTATCCTTGGTGTGGCAACCGATGAACAAACAAACAGCTATATTCAACTATTGGCTAGAATGTCTGCATTTGACTTGGAGACGGCTAGCACAACAGAAAAGATTAGTTGGTTAGCAAATGCTTTTGGTATAACAGCTAGTGAATCTGCAAATCTATTATATGCAACTGGTCAATTATCTCTGATTCAGGCTCAAGCTGCACGCGACATGGTACAACTTTCTAACGGTATGTGGGCTGCTAAATCTGCGTGTAAACAACTTGACGATGGGACATGGGAATTAAAAGAAAATTTAGACGAAACCGACGATTCAGCAGAAGACTTGTCCGATTCTCTCAATGCCTATCAAAAATCCATCAAGCAAGTAACCGATGATGAAAAAGCATTTGTCAATTCGCTATTTGATATGAATGGCAATTTGACCAAAGCGGCTCAACAAGCTCTTACCGCTGATAGTGCTATGGCGAGTTATGCACAGAAAATCCTAGAGGCTCAACAAGCACAAACGCAGTCTGATTATTCTAATTTAATACTTCAAATTGGTAAGGTTGGAGAAGCAGCTTACGTTAGTAGTAATAGATTACAGTCTTTGATTGCTAGCATTCCGGGCGTTACTTCTAGTACATGGTCTGCTGAAAATCAGGAATCTGTGATGCGCCGATTGTTTAACAAGCAAACGGGCAAGAACTGGAAACAAGACGCGGCAGCATATAGTGAATGGTCATCGAATTATTTGTTAAATTTGAGCCAAAAAAAATATGAAGAACGCTTAAAAGAGCTACAAAATCAAGCAAATGCTATATCTTCATTTGTTCCATCTACAGGTGGCGGAGGTGGCTCATCTTCTACAACATCTCAAAAATCCCCGGCTCAAATTGCGGCAGAAGCGGCAACGAAAGCGGCTAAGTATAGACTAGATGCCTTACAAGATGAGCTTGATGCGCTCAACGATGAAAAATCGGCACTAGAAGATGAAATTCAGCGAATCCAAGATGAGGTCAAGGCTGAATATCAGGCTGAGATTGATATTCTCAACGATAAGAAAGAGGCTATCCAAGAGGCATATGAGGCATGGGAAGAAGATGCTGATGCTGTACTTGATAGACTCAAAGCAGAAAAGGACGCTATTCAAGCAGTCATTGACGCTATTGACAAAGAGAAAGAACAACTTGAAGCGGCGACCGCCTATGCTACTGAATATGCCTCTAGGCAGATTGATGAAATTGACGCGCGGCTAGATGAGCTAGATGCCCGTGAAGCCGAAATCAATAAAAAATATGATGACGAGCTAGACAAGCTAAAAGCGACCAATAAAGAGCTGGACAAGCAAATTGAGCGCGAGAAGCTGCTACAAAATCTAGCATCTGCTAAAAATAAGAAAAAGCGGGTATATTCGGCGCAACAGGGTTATATCCTAGTTGATGATATTGCCGCAATTTCTAAAGCACAGGCAGAGCTTGATAAATTTGACCGTCAGCAAAAACAATCTCTTGAGAAACAGGAGATTGAAAATAAACGCAAACAAGAGCTGTTAGCATCTGGTGTCGAGGCTGAACGCGCGGCATTAGAAGAGCAGAAAAAGCTCTGGGAAGAATATAGTAAAAAATGGTCTAGTATTGTTTCTGACTATGAGTTCAAGCAAAATAGACTAGCTTATATTCAGCGATATGGTAAGGCTATTGAGCAACAGAACTGGCAACAGCGCAATAGAACGGTTGACCAAGCTACCAAAGAATACGCTGATATTATGGCGCGGCTATTGGCTGAACAAGAGCGGATGGCGGCTAAAGAGGCTGAAATTGCGGCTCAAGAGGCGGCAATGGACGAAGCCAGAATTGCCAATCAGAAAGCAACTGCCGCTATTGAAAAGCAAATCAGCGACCTACAAGATGAAATGGTGGCGGCTCAAGAAGCCAGAACTCGCAAGCAAGTAGAATCTCTAAATGCACTGGCTGATGCTATCGAGGACGCTCAAAGGCGTGTTAATCAAGCGCAGAAAGATTATGACTCCGCACAAGAAGATGAGGGCGCATATGATGTAGATAAGCCGCGTGTTCTAAAGCAAGTGGGCGGCAAAGCTCCCGATGATGCCAAGGTAGGCGATTATATTGCTACGGCAGATGGCATTTATCATATTACTGGCGGATACGCTGGACATTGGAAGAGTAGACGAGTGAGCGGTACTGAGGGGCGTTCCGACTTAAATAATGCGAGAGCAGCGGCTAATTGGCTAGTTAAAAATGGCTATTTGACCGCTGGCGAATTTGGCTATAGGAGCGGAACAACATCTGCCACACCGGGCTTACATATGCTCGGTGAAAATGGCCCAGAGCTAGGCGTGTTAAGTCGCGGCGATGGGGTCATCCCAGCCGATATAACCAGAAACCTGATGAACATAGGCAAGAATCCAGAGAAATTTGCAAATGCCGCTGTTGCCAGAAATGGCGGCGATATTATCATGCAAGGCGTTACTTTGGCATTCCCCAATGTGCGTGATGGCAGTGATGCCGCAACATTCACTAAGAATTTTGTCAACTTGGCGCATCAATATGCCTATAAGCGATAAATTGAATAAGAGGGGTTGGGCATCCCGCCCCTCTTATATATTAAAACAAGGAGGCAATGATATATGACATCTGCAAAAGATTTACTAGATGCTATAAATTTGCTGATAGATAAAAAGCTAGAAAAAACGGCGCAAATATATACCTGTATCGTTACCTCTGTGAACACGACCACAAAAAAATGTACAGTTACAATGGGCGGTGTTAGCATCAATGTGCAATATTACGGGAATGCGCCGACACCGGGAAAAGCATATCGTGTATTTGTACCACAGGGCAATACCAGTGATGCTTTTATTATCAATTAAGGAGGCGCAATATATTGGCATTAACTATACCAACATTAAATCAGGTTGCCGCATTTGATGCGGGGTATCCGCAGACATTTACATTCAATGTTATTGGCGGCGACCAAGTAACGGGCAGTATATTGACCATTAAAACAAATGATGCGGCGGCAACCACAGTTTCTACGATTGAAACCACGTCATTTGATTATATAGTAACATTGCCAGCGGGTAGATTGACCAATGGCACATATTATCAGGCATATATTCAGACTAAGAACGCGGCGGGTGATACATCCGACCCGTCCAACATCATCCAGTTCTATTGCTATACAACGCCTGTCTTTGAGTTCGACCCAGCCGTTGTTACAGTAGGCAATTCTAGCGCGTCATTTAATGTGACATATGATCAGCTTCAGAAAGAGCCGCTTGTTCAATATAGATTCTATCTATATAATCAGGCTGGTATTAGAATTTCAGACAGTGGCGTGATTTACACAAATAGTACAGATGTGCCGTTTAGCGGCTCATATCTATTCACAGGATTTTCTAATAATACAACATATCAGATTGAATGTGTGGGCGTTACATCTGGTAATACATCTATCACTACGGGGCGTTCTACATTTACTGTATCATATGAATCGCCATCTGTCTACTCAGATTTTATAGTCACTAATAACTGCGAAGGCGGCTATATGACCATAACATCTAATGTTGTCGGCATTGATGGTACAGTATTCCCAGAGCCGCCAAAATATGTAGATGACCCATATTCAACACAGGTAGTTCCAAAGAAAGAGTTGGATGTTACAGATAGTGACTCATATGTCGTATGGGATACTGGATATATCGTTACGGACAATTATGCTCTTGGTGCGTGGATTAGAAACCCCAATCCAAACAGTATGCTAATAGAGCTAAAGAATAATGACGGCGATATGGTGCAATTATGGTATATGACTAATGATGAAAAATCATGGATGGAACTATATGTAACACCAAGCGGCGATTTATGGAAATATGAAATTAAGAGCGCAGAAATCGCCGCACCGTCACATGATGAACAGCTATTTATCAAGCTGATATGTGAGAACAACCTATACGATATTAGTATAACTAATAGGGGGGCAGTGGTATGATTGGTATTCTAGGATATAATTTTTGTCGTGATGAAGATTGCCTAAATCCATATCCTACTCATGCTAATACGGTGCAATTTACTAGAGCGAGCAATGCTGTTTATGGGCATCTTAATATCACATCGAATATAGCCAATCCATATCCTGACGAAAATCCACCAACAGCATGGGATTTTAATACCATCATCAATATTGATTTTGATGGGGATGTATCTGGCGGCTCGTCTGAAGGCGTAGAGGATATTATTGCTGTAAGAATCAAGCGGCGCATTCATGGTGAATTTGATTGGATGACAATTAAGGAATTTACAATCACCAGTTCAGACCAGCTCAAATTTACCACTACAGATAATCTTGGGCTGAATTTCACCACATATGATTATGCTTTTGTTCCCGTTACGAATCAGGGTGAGGGCAATTATATTATTGCTGAAAGCAAGCTGTCAGAATTTGATGGTGTATTCATTTGTGACCAAGAGACCATCCATAAATTTGAGGCGGGTGTTGAATATGGCACTAATGATTATGTCCAGAAAATCGGCACGTTTGAGCCATATGGCAGGCAATATCCAGTTGTTATTAGTAATGGTCTAATCAATTATCAGACTGGTTCATTGACTGGCACAATTCTACCAGTTGATTATACATCCAATGGTAGGCTCAATCGCCAAGAAATGGTTGAAATTAAAAAGACGCTGGCGGCATTCATGACCAATAAGAAGCCAAAAATCATCAAGGATTTTAATGGCAACGCATGGCTCATTTATATTATTGATAATGTGTCTATTGATTACAAGAACAATTGGGGAATGGGCATTGCCGACATTACAGCCACATGGATTGAAACGGGTGATGTAAATAACAAGAGCGACCTGTATAAAAACGGATTAATTCCAACGGAGGTATAATATGGCATATAATGTTGTAACCTCTGATTTAGATATTATCCGGCAACAGAGCATCAAGAAAATAATTCGGCTATATATACTAGATTTTAACTATGCTCGTGTTGCTGAAATCAGCGGTAATATGTTGGCTATGAATGTATCTATTGATTCAGAGTCAGATTTGCGCCGTAGCTGTAGCATTGAGCTTGTAGTAGTAGATGATTCATATAATGTAGCCGCTGGTGGACGTATATGGTTAGACAAATATATCCAACCATATATTGGCTATGAGAACATTCATACTGGTGAAGTACAGTGGTATAATCAGGGCATATATTTAATCAATGCTCCAAGCTGGCAATATGACGCTGAAACAAAGGTGCTCTCTTTTGCTGGGCTTGATTTGATGAGCAAATTGACGGGTTTGCGCAATGGGCAGCTAGAGGGCTTGACATATAGTATCCCAGCAGGACAAAATGTGCGCAATGTTATCATTGACACGATTAAATTGGCTGGATTCAATAATTATATTGTATCAGAATGTAGAAGCAAGAACGGCGCAATCGTGCTTACTCCATATAATATAGAAATATCGGCAGGCGGCACAGTATATGATATTTTGAGCGAATTGCGCGACATTATGCCCAATTATGAGATATTCTTTGATGTTGACGGCGTGTTTATTTATCAACCAATTCCAACTGGACAGAATGTTCCTGTTAAAATTGATGACACAATGTTAAAAAATGTGCTGCTCAATGAAGCCGTAGATACAGATTTTGAGACAGTTAAGAACTATATTGAGGTATATGGGCAAACATATGACCCCGATTATTATTCGGCTACGACCACATATTCAGGCGGCGTATTGAATCTAACCGTGTCCAGCTTGTCTACAGCAGCGGCTAGTGTTCCAAATGGTATATTGATTGGATTTACAGCGCCACAAGATATTAACGGCGCAATCAATGTTAAATTAAACAATCTGACATCTGCAATGCCGCTAATTGACCAATATGGTGAATCGACATATAGTCTTGTATCAGGTGGCTATTACATTATCCAATGGAATTATACAGATGCGTCAACATCGCCATACTATTATATTGGCAAGCAACAAATCAGCGCCATAGCAAAAGACGATAATCCAGATAGCCCATTTTATATTAGTGGTTCAGTCGGCATGATTAGAGAGGTACTGTCTGGAGGCGAATATGATAATATTATCACAGATTCATTAGCCCAGCAACAGGCAGATTATTCTTTGTGGCAAAAGACCCGATTACAGGATTCTATTGCATTAAGCATTACGCCTGTACCATGGCTTGATGTCAATGATATTATCGGGCATAAGGCTGTTGGCGCATCAGAAGCAAAAAAATATATAGTGAAAAACATATCAACGGATTATGGGCAGGTCGATGGTATGCAGACAATCACGGCTATTACCTATTATCCGTTATATCCAGATATTTAATAAGGAGGGAATATAAGTGAGTACGGTTTTCCCCTCGGAAATTCAAACTTTTCCAACAATGCAAGATATGAGCGCCAGTGATGCCGCGCTGGTTAAGCAATATCAAGAGTTAATGAAGCAAGGCAGAATCAATTCTGCTAGAGATGTATTGGCGCAAATCAGCAATTATCAGAATAAGCTAGTGACCGCAGAATTACTCAATACAATGAACGATACCATTGTGGCGCTAGAAGGATATTATACAACGAGATTTAGCCCAGCATATGTTGTATCTGCCACACAGCCAGCTAAACAGGATGTCGGTGATTTCTGGTTTAAGGTCAATAAGGAGACAAGTGTCTGATGAAATATCAAGATATACATAGAAGTGATGCGGCAATTTGGGCACAATATAAACAATATATTGACGAAGGAAAATATACTGAGGCTGCTAGTTTGATTGATGGGCTTGATGATAAGGCGCTCATTGCTAATGTATTTAATTACATGACAGGGCAAGATGGCGATTATAGTAAACCCAATCTCAAGACGCTACAAGAGCACCAAAGTAGCACATTCAAGCAAGACAGGATTCAAGTTGCTACTGAGCCGCCAGCCAATATGAAAGCAGGGGATGTATATTTTCATTTCGACAGAGAAATAAGAGGGTGAATATATGGCGACAACAAAACAAATTACAATGACAGAATATAATGGCACGGATTATGACGTGATATTGCCAAAATCTGTATATACAGTGACTGGCACGTTATTAGGTACGGGATGGTCGAACAATCAGCAAACAATCAATATCCCGCAGGTTATGGCTGATAGTGCAGTTATCGTATCCTCTACACCTGCTGATGCTGACAAGTATACCAATTCTGGCATTCTATGCACGGCTCAGGGTGATGGTACATTGACATTTACAAGAAAGAGGGCGGCAACATCCGCCAATATTGGAGTTAATATTTTCATTCTTTAATAAGGAGGCGATGTCATGTTAATGAATGTTCGCCCATCTTATCCAGAATTAGAGTATATCAATATTATTGACATCACGCCAGAAGATAGAACATTTACAAGTGATATAGGTATAAGAAGCGTAAGTACATGGGGGCCTCTATATTATGAGGGTGAAGCATATCCACAAAAAGATACAGCGACATATTATCCGAGCGGACACACACCTCCGGGATATATAAGGTATGGTTTCAGAAATTTTACTGTTCATCCAATATCACAAGCCGAATTAACTGTTGCTGGCACTGAATCAGAGCAGACATTTCAGCCAAGCAACAATGATGCTTTCTTATATAACAAAGTGACCGTTACTCCAAATCTATTACAGTCAAAACCACCAGTTACGCCATCTGCGACATCTCAACCTGTTACACCAGATAGTGGATATTATGCGTTGAATAGTGTTACCGTTAAGGGCTTGCCACTTGAAACAAAGAATGTTCCAAGCATTACGCAAAACGACCAAGTTTTTACGCCATCTAGCGGATATTATGGCTTTAAGCAAATCAATGTTCCAGCTAGTACCACATTGAAGATGTTGACCGTTACGCGCAATAGACCAGATAATATTCCAAATACTGTGGGATTTTCAACGATATATACAATATCTATTTTGACCACTAATAGCATGGGATATACAGAGTATCAGAACGGAGTAAATATGATAACGGGCAGTTCTAGTCTAGGTGGTGTGGCAACAATTATTTGGGGTTATGGTGGAGATAGTATGCTTCAACAAGTGGTCAATTTCAATGAATTGGTAACTGTGACTAGTTCAACTATCAACATAAATATAAGTCAATTTGATCTTCGGTTCTCTGGCGAATATCAAGTGTTTATAACGGGGGCGTAAATATGATTATTAACAAAAGCCCCAAGGAACTGCTTGGGTTACAAGAGAAAACAATGGAATATGGTGAACATATAACCCCAGATGCAGGTTATATGGGTTTTAGCAAGGTCACTATCAAAGGAATAACAAAGAGCGACGAATATGTTACGCCGGGAACGACTGAAATCGTGCTAACTACGCCAAGTGGCGGCGCAGATACGATTGGCAGTGTGACAGTAAATGGAGTAAAGACGGATACGCTTACTGTATCCCCTAGTCAACAGACACAGGAATTTACGCCAACAGCGCCGTCATCAGGATATGATAAGGTGGTTGTTAAAGCTGCTCCAAAATCTATTCTATTTGCCAATCCACAAGAATCCGATGTAACATACACAAAGAATGTCGGCGATTATGGTATTGGCAGCTTGCTTGTAAAATCTGCGGCGCTACAAGAGAGGACGATATATCCTTCAACATCACCGCAGACCATTAAGCCGGAATCTGGATATTATGGTATTAGCAAAGTGACTATCAAAGGCGGCACGACCTTAAAAAGCTATGAAAGGATATATCGTGGAGCTGGCGATTATTCTTATTGGGATGCTAATGTACCAATAAATGAATTTATAGCAAATCCTACTTGTATTATAGTGTATGCTATCAACGATATGGACGCAGAGGGTGATGTCTATAATCTATTTTCATTAACGGCATATCAATCCAATGGACGAATGTATGTAGATGATGGATATATGAGAACAAGGACTGCAAGCATTGCTGATATGTCATATACAACGATTGGCAATAATAGGATGGGCTTTAATCTGCCTATATATAATAGTAATGATAGAGCGCTATATAAATCTGGGATGTTTTATTTCATTGGTATTTATGGTACATAAAAGGATAAGGAGGGAAAATACATGACAAATATTGAATTGGCAAAAAAGCACGAAGATGTAGCTAAGAAATATAAGACAGTATATATGTGGGGCTGTTTTGGTCATCCAGTGACCGAGGCGATTATCAGAGAAAAGGCGGCGCAATATCCTAGTTGGTATACAGCGGCAAAGCAGAGAGAACTAAGAAAGCTGGTCGGCAAGGGATATTTTGCATTTGACTGTGTAAATCTCACTGACTTTAGTGCGCAATAATAGTAATGTTATTGTGTGTTTATTTGAATTGCTGGAAACCCCTTAGAGACATATCAACCACAACGTAGCTATGAAATATGGGCAAGCGTGATGGTTTGAAAATGATATAGATTGGGCAATCAGCAGCGAAGCTCCGAATAGGAGAACGTTCAACGACTATCCTGTTAGAGGGAGTACAACGCAAACGATTGGCGTTGGAAGCGGATAAGACCCTATTATATAGGGTGATGATATAGTCTCATCTCATATGAAAGTATGAGGAAAATTGTTTGAGTTCACTTATAATACTATAAAAGCAAGGAGGTGGGTATGTGGACAAAAACAGACAACATTACAAGATGTCATTGCTTAAATGGTGTGAATCGAATAATAGTAATTTGGTTTACGAATGGGATGAAGCAAATGAAATGGCTATGAACGAGATTGGGTCAAGTAGTGGAATAAAAGTGAAATGGATATGCTCTAGGTGTGGTTTTCATTTTGAGCAAAGACCTTCAGATAGGGTGAGGGGGCATGGTTGTCCAAAGTGTGCTAGAAAATCTCATTCAAGCGTCCCCGAAACGATATGTTATTTGGCTATCAAGCAGTATTTTTCAGATGCGATACATGGATATAAAACCGATTGGCTTGGACGTAAAGAATTGGACATCTTTATCCCATCTATTAGTGTTGGCATTGAATATGATGGAAATTCTTGGCATAATAAATCCAGAAAACGAACAGATAATGACAAGACGTGGCTATGCGCCCAGCATAATATCTTGATCTATCGTATAAGAGAAAACGGATGCGAACCAATGGACGACGAGTCAAATAATATTTATTACAAGCCAAGCAAACAATACAATGCTCTTAAGTATTCTATTATAGATGTACTAATGAGGCTTGGACATAATAATGTTGCTTTTGATGACTGGGAGTCGCTTATTAATAAGTCTAAATGTGAATTTTCCAGTATTGAAAGAAGTAAATCTATTGGTGTAATAAATCCAGAATTTAGTGCAAAATGGGATTACGACAAAAATTATCCTTTAACGCCATATGATATATTGGCTCATTCCAATCATAAAGTATGGTTAAGATGTGATAAAGGACATTTGTATAAAAGAGCGCCAAACTATTCAAATCAAAAAGAATGCCCCATATGTATAAATAAAATTGTGCTTGAGGGCTATAATGATTTGGCAACAATAAGACCAGATTTGGCGTTGGATTGGAATTATGATAGAAATGGCGAATTAAAGCCAACGGAAATAACGTTCGGTTCTAATCGACGTATTTGGTGGAAATGCCATGCTTGCGGAAACGAATTTCAATCATCTCCAAATGCTAGAAAAGATAATATGGGACATTGTTCAAAATGTGTGTTCACCAATGGCAATGAAACATTATCAAAAAACAAAGCGGTTAATAATAGTCTTGCTGAGTTTTATCCAGAAATCGCAAAAGAATGGGATTATAACAATAATGAAAGAACGCCAGACAATGTTGCAAGGATGTCTGGATTGGAAGCGTGGTGGATTTGTTCAAACGGTCATTCTTGGAAGGCTAGTGTTCATAGTCGAACGCATGATGGGAAAAAGTGTCCATATTGTAAACAAACTCAAACAATAAACTGCTAGGCGTAGTGAACCTAGTTGAAAGAAAATGTAAAGGAATTTTATGGGGCTGGAATGGTAATGCTAGGTCATATACAGGCGGCGCAAGATATGCTAGTAATGGCGTACCAGATGTTAGCGCAGATGGCATGATTGGCAAATGTAAGAATGTATCAACCACTGGCTGGGATAAGCTGGAAATTGGCGAAGGGCTATGGATGCCCGGACACTGGGGTCTATATATTGGCAATGGTCTAGCAGTAGAATGCACGCCTATTTGGAAGAATGGTGTGCAAATCACGGCTGTTGGCAACATTGGTAATAAAGCAGGATATAATAGCCGCAAATGGACTAAACATGGAAAATTACCATATATTACCTATGTTCAGCCAGAGCCAGATACAGATGATAAGCATGAGGCGAATAAAGCCAAAGTAAAGGCGCGATTCGGCTTTACAGACAGCACTATTAAATGGCTTGATTCTTATAAATATAATAAAGACATCATGGACAAGCTGGCTAATAAAGGCTAAGAGGTGAATCTATGATTATCAATGCAAATCAAGGTGGTGGCGGTAATCTACAAGAAAAGACCGCCACCCCATCTACTGCACAACAGATTATTACCCCAGATAGTCAATATGATGGCTTGAGCAAGGTGACTATTGCGCCTACGCCGCTAGAGGAAAAAACCGTAAAATCATCAACAGCGCAACAGACAATCACACCAACATCGCCTAATATCGGATTTAGTAGTATTACTGTCGAGCCTAATCTATTACAAACAAAATCTGTGACATTGCCTACTAGCCAGCCGATTCAACCAGATACTGGATATTATGGATTATCGGGAGTCAATGTATTAGCGCCACTATATCCATTAAACGTAACACCCACATCAACACAGCAAACATTTAATGTTCCTAGTGGATATTATGGGCATGGTACTGTTACTGTTGGAGCAGCACCGCAGAATACGGGTTGGTATAAATATTTAACTCTGACAAACACAACCTCTTTATCTATATCGAATCCGGGAATTGATGAAATTCTTATCTGTATGATAATGTCACAAGGAACAAATTTACAATATAACTATATTAAAAGTCTACAAATTGTCGGAGACCAATTCTGGAAGGGAGTTTCTGGCAGTGGAGAATTTATTAACAGTTCGGATTTTTCTGGTGGTAGTATTTCTATCAATAGTTCAACAATTTCTATTATATTACCACAATATAACGGCACACAATTATATTTTAATGACTCATATTGTATAACATTTAGCGGAACTAAGATACCATAATTGATAAAGGAGGTCGGTAGAGGTGAATATAACATTAACGGGCACAAAAGTCAAGCTCGATAATCGCACATTAGCATTTGAGGGCAATAATGGCGTTGATGATATTATTGTCACTGTGGACACTGACCCGTCATGGACATATAAACTAGACATTGATTACGCAAATGAGAATTGTTGTTGCGGCGACGAGCATTATAATATCATTCAGCTAAATAGAGAGGGTGATGTGTGCTCGGTTACGCTAACAATGGGTATGTTGCCGCATAATGGCAGATATATCATGCAGTTGCGCGGAATCAATGAGGACGGACGGGTGTATCACAGTGATTTATTTGAAGTATGGGTAAAGAAATCAATCAACCCGTGGAAAATATATACGCCTGTTCCAAGCGAATTTTTACAAATTGAACAAAATATTACAGAGGCGAATCAGCATCCTCCTTATCCAGACCCCAATGGTTCAGGCTACTGGATGATATGGAATACTGAGAAGCGGCAATACGAGCTTAGTGATATTCCTATAACAGGTGGGAGTGGCGATAAAACTTTTACGTTCGCCCAAGTAACAGCATCGGATACATGGGTTATTCATCACGGATTAAATAAGCATCCGTCTGTAACCGTGGTAGATTCAGGGAACAATGTTGTCTTGGGCGCAGTGGAATATGTTGATTTGAATAATTGTATATGTAAATTCAACGCGCCTTTTTCTGGTAAGGCGTATTTGAATTAAATAAGGAGGAAGTATAAATTATGGCTACAAAGAAAATTCTAGCAAATTTAGACCTTGTGCAAAATGAGTTACAAAATGCCGTGATTCAGGTGTTAGCTAGTGACCCTGCTACTGGCAAATTAGGGCAAATTTATTACAATAGCGCAAGTAAGGCGCTCATGCAATATGATGGTGCAAAGTGGAATAGGGTTGGTGTTGTATATCAGCAAGAATCAACCACTGGCGCTGTTATTACAGGACTTGATGATGCTGGCAATGTTACCACTACTAATGTAACCGGCTTAACTCTTGCTGATTATACACCTGTTGAGGGTGGCTATGTCAGCACAAATATGAGTCTAGAGGACGCGCTTAACGCTCTTGATACAGCCGTTAAGAATGCCGTAGCTGGTGGTGGTGAAGAGAACCAGAACGCATGGTCTAAAATTTCTATTCCGGCTCAGAGTAAGGCTGATACGGCAGTTGCTGGTCAGCTTGAGGATACAACGCTAAGCTCTGATGCTAAAGTTGATACGTTCACAATCAAGACTGGGAATAAGTGGATTGATGTCAATGGCTCTGGCAAAACGGTTAATATTGGGCATAGCCTATCTGGCGCAACGGCTGGTGTATATGGCGCATCAAATACTGTTGCCAAAATTACGGTTGATAAAGCTGGTCATGTGACCGAAGTAAATAACGTAGAAATCACCCCAGAGGCTATTGGAGCGGCTACTACAGCAGAGGTAGAGGCAGCACAGAATGCGGCTACTGCGGCACAAGCAAGCGCAGATGCAAAGGTGGCTTCTGTCACTGCTACTGAAAATGGCGGCATTGATATTGGCGGCACTAAGACAGCTCCTACTGTTGGTATCAAGCTAGACCCAACACAGGGAAATGCGGCTACTCTAGGAGCGGCTGGTTTAATGGTCACGATCCCAGAAGTAAATATTCCTGATTATACCATTGTCAAGCTAGGCACAGCAACAGAGGGCTATATTGCCACATACCAGCTTCAGAAAGATGGCGTTCAGGCTGGTGTAAATATTGATATTCCAAAGGATTATCTAGTCAAATCGGCTGAAATCAAAACATCTACAGGTGAGGGCGACCCATCTGGTCTACCTGAAGGCTCTAAATATATTGATTTTGTCATCAATACTAAGGTCGGCACAGGTGAAGAAAGCCATATTTACCTAGACGTTCAGAGCCTAGTTGACGCTTATACAGCTGGCAATGGCATCGAGATTAGTGAAGCTAATGTTGTCTCAGCAAAGGTCGTTGCGGCTAATGGTCTGTCTGTTGATACAGATGGCATTAAGATGGGTGTGGCTTCTACTACTGAGGCAGGTGCAATGAGCGCGACTGACAAGACCAAGCTAGATGGTATTGATACTGGCGCTACTGCCAACACCATCACCCTGAATGGCACAGCGACTAAAACTCCTAGCTTCTATGCACCTACTACGGCTGGTACTAAGGGGCAACAGCTAGTATCTAATGGCACAGACGCACCTGTATGGCAGGATATGCCAACCAACCTCAAGAAATATACGGCAACTAATGGTGCTATTACGGCGGCTGGTGGTGCATTCTCTTGGACTATTGCTGCCGCTACTCATGGCGTTTCTAGCCCTATCACAGTACAGGTATATGAGGTGGCAACTGGCGGCATGGTGCTAACAGATGTTGGCGTTGCCGCAAATGGCGATGTGACTATTGGTATTAACGACACTGCGTCTGTTGGCACATTGACTGCTGGTACATATCGCGTAGTTATTATCGGATAATATAAGGAATCTAATTAAATATCCCCATGATTGGGATATTGTGGGGATATATTTTTAGAAAGGAGGAATTTTATGAAGGAGACATGGGTATGGAATAAAGCTATCCCGCAACGAGATACAAACTATAGTATTGGTTTTATTTCAAATGGTAAAAATTTTAACACGATATATTTTTATGCTGATATAACAAGCAGTATGTCATATGATAGTGTAACGGTTGTAACTGGTACAGAAAATATGAGTCATTGGACGAATGAAGCATATCGAACCGTTACATTTTCAACCTCGCCAACAGGCGACCTATTAACATACCTACAAGCTAATGCCACAAAACAATCTGCGGGGGGGGTATTGGCTTGAAGAATCTATCATCGTATAATCAAGATGTATCTGTACCTCGTAAAAAAGATGTTGATGCAAAACAAGATAAAATAACTGTCAACGGAATCGTCCAAGGAGATGGCAACGGCAATTTTTCTGCGGCGCAAACGGTCAATGGCGAGACCATCGAATTAAACGCCACCGCTGTTGGGCTTGGAAATGTTGATAACACGAGCGATGCCAATAAGCCGATCAGCACAGCGACACAAGAGGCATTGGACGGCAAACAGGACAAAATCACCGCCTCCGGCATTCTCAAGGGCGATGGTGCTGGTGGTGTATCAGCGGCTGTTGCCAATACGGATTATGCTACTTGCACGAATTTGAGGAATGGTAGTGCTGAAGGTAGCATAAGAACTATAAGTGCAACAGAGGAAAGCTCGACATATACTATAGGAGGATATGCATTAGCGGAAGGATATGATACACGTTCGTCTGGAAACTATAGTCATGCTGAAGGATTTAAAACAAATGCTTCTGGAGAATATAGTCATGCCGAAGCATATAGAACAAAGGCTTCTGGTGCACAGAGTCACGCAGAAGGATCTTGGACACAAGCCTTGGATAGCAGCAGCCACTCAGAAGGGAATCGCACAATAGCTTCCGCTGAATTTAGCCATGCAGAAGGAGATAGTACAAAAGCTCAAGGTAAAACTTCTCATTCCGAAGGAACAGGAACAATAGCTAATCATCTCTCTCAACATGTTCAAGGTGAATACAATATTCCTGACGCTTCTACTACTGTTGCTACAGAGCGTGGTAATTACGCCCATATTGTGGGTAACGGCACATCTTCTGCAAGTTCCAACGCCCACACTCTTGATTGGTCAGGTAATGCTTGGTTTGCTGGTGATGTATATGTGGGCAGCACAAGCGGCACGAATAAAGATGATGGAAGCAAAAAGCTGATAAAAGAGGGCGATGCTGGATTATTGCCTACCGTTACGACCGCTGACAACGGGAAATTCCTGCGAGTAGTCAATGGCGCGTGGGCGGCGGCTACGGTCGATAATGCGAATGGAGGTGCATTCTGATGGCAGCACCTGAACCTTCCTCCATCATTGAATATCTGACAAACAGCACTGACCTGACAAAGGTCGCAGATGCAATCCGCGCGAAGGGCGGTACAACCGAACAGCTTATCTACCCGGACGGCTTTGTAACGGCGATTGAGGATATTCCGACTGGCGGCACGCCATCTGAACCGCCTGCGGAGGCGGACATCAACTTTTACGATTACGACGGCACATTACTCTACGCGTGGACGCTCGCCGAGCTGGCGGGCAAGACGGCGCTGCCAGACCTGCCGACACGCACGGGGCTGATTTGTCAGGGCTGGAACTGGACGCTGGAAAACATTAAGGCGCAGGGGACACCGATCAATGTCGGCGCGAATTACATCACGGACGACGGCGCGACGCGATTTTATCTGGACATCCCGGAGGGCGGCGTGCTGACGATGCCGCTGATGATCGCACAATCGGTATCAGGAGGCGTGACGATCTCATGGGGCGATGGACAGACGGAAACCATCTCCGGCACGGGAAATGTACAGACCTCGCACACCTATGCAACGCCCGGCAAGTACACACTCAGTCTCCTGCCAGCAGAGGGCTGTGAAATCAATTTTGGGCATTCTGTTGCCGAGCAGAACGTATTCGGAAGCATCAGCAACAATAATCTTGCACTGCAAGCAAATGTGAAAAAAGTGGAGCTAGGGCGTGGATTTTCAGGACTTCGCGCATTCTCGCTCCAGAATATGCGGGCGGTAACGTGCATCTCAATGCCTGCCGGAATTACATCCATGAATAGCGCCTGTGTTGCACAGTGTGAAGCGCTGAAAGCGATCGCGCTGCCAAAAAACCTTACTACACTGGGCGGATCGGTGCTTACTTCGTGCACAAGCCTTGCCGTCGTTGCGGCATCGGACAGCACATATCCAGCGAATAACTTTTTGAGAGGTGCTTACGCCGCTCATAAGCTCATATTCCGCAAAGCGCTGAAAAGTATCGGAAACCTTGCGTTCCAGAACTGCTATGCTTTGTCTGCGGTGTATGGGATCGGCAACGTCACAAGCATGGGGAACAATGCTTTCCAAAACTGCCGGAACTTGTGCAATGATCTGCCTGCTCTAAAAATCACAAGCGTTCCGGCGAGTTGCTTCAGTGGATGCTATTCCCTCAGCAGACTGAGATTCACAGGGGCAATTACCAACATTGCGGCAGGTGCATTCACGAACTGTTATGGCATTATGCTCTACGACTTTACGGGATGTACCGCCGTGCCGACATTGGCGAACACCAACGCGTTCACGGGTATCAATGCAAATTGTAAAATCCAAGTTCCGGCGTCGTTGGTGGACGAATGGAAAGCCGCCACGAACTGGGCGACGTATGCAGACTACATCGTGGGTATCGCGCAAGGTGGAGGGAGTGCAAATTAAATGATAATCAGAGAACACTACAAAACGCGCAGTGACGGCGTGGAGCTGTATAGGACGTATTCGGACGCAGGTTATCTCATCCGGCAGGTGGAAACCGGCGCGGAATACTCCGAGGCGATTGATATTGCGGACGCGCCATATACCTACACGGAAACGGACAAGCCGGATGTGAGCGGCATTGAGCCGATCCCCGCAGAGCGCGGCATGGAGTACACCTATGGGCAGTATTACGCCGACCCGGAGGACGGCGCGCTGTACCTCTGCGGAGTGCCCGGACAGGAGAGCACAGGGACGGTCGTGCTGGACTATCTGCCGCATGAGCTAGTTGGACAATATTTCGAGGCGGTGAAGCAATGAATATACTTGGAGTAAACGGAAAGCCTGTTGTGGTGGGCGGTAAGGTCATTTTGCCGCCGAGTGGCGTGGACGTGAGATTGAATGCTATTACACCTGAAAGATACCAGTATGTTGAAGATGAGAATAAAGCCACTTTAGATTTGAGTGGATTGATTACGGGCAACTATTTTATATGCTTTTTTAGTTTTGAAGGAATACAAAGAATCAATGGGAAATCCGTGGAAATCACTATTTCATTTCAATCTATGGGTTCTAATTTTATGGGTGGCGCTATTCGTGGAACAGGTGTGTTTTTCTATCGTGATGGTTCTAATGGAGCTGCATCGATAAACGCTTACTTGGAAAGCGGCAGCGATCATGTTTATGATATTTCTAACGACTTTACAACGTTGTTAGATTCTGAAGGTTATATCATGGCAAATTGTAGGATAGATCAAGTGAATGCTTCTTATGTAGTCAGTTGGAACTAATAGTGGAGAGGAAGGTAATATAATATGTCTACAACACAAATTATTAACATTATTGTAGCAGTTCTTAGTGGACTAGCGGCTTGTATTCCACTAGTAGTTAAGCTAGTAGAATATGTAAAGAAAGCCACCCAAGAAAAGAATTGGGCTGGGCTACTTGGACTAGTTATGAAGTTAATTGCTCAAGCAGAGCAGAAATTTACTGATGGCGCGACCCGTAAAGAATGGGTTATGGCTATGGTTCAGACAAGCGCAGAATATGTAAATTATCCATTAGATACTCAAGCTCTAAGCAATATGATTGATGAGCTAGTCAAGTTGACCAACAAAGTTAATGTTGACAAGAAATGAGTAAATTAAATTATAAGCGAAAATGGCAAAAAGGGCAGATGGCTCGGACGTTAGTAATATACTGCGTCCGAGCTATTACCTTAGTGGCAGTATGGGCAGTAGCCGTCAAAACATATGCCGTCATTAGATATGGCGCAACGGATATTAGCGACGTGCTGATTTATGTTGCATCGGCATTTGGCGGAGAATTGCTCTTACTAGCTTTTAAGCGCGTATTTGCCAAAAAGAATGAAAATACAGATATAGAATAGAAAGGATAATGTATGATAACCCTATATCGCCCAGCAGGATATGATAATCCAAGAGCGCCAGAATTTATAGGACGCTCTATTGATACTAAACCAACTGATGTAGAAAACGGCGCAAGCTACATTGAACTAGATACTGGACGCGTATACCGTTATGACAAGGAAAACAACTTATGGATTGAGGGAAAGGAACAGCGCCAATGATTACATTAACCAGACCGGCTTATTACGACAAGTATAGATATGCCCAATATTGTGGATTAGAGAAAGATGACAAATCAACAATATCAGCAAACAATGGCGACGAATATTATGAAATAGATACGGCTAAATTTTTTAGATATAATGAAACAAGCCATGAATGGATAGAGCAACCAAGTGATGCCGCACCTATTGATACTGGTTTGCCGCCTATGACCAGTGAGACAGTAGGGCATTTTCTTAGTAATGATGGTTCTGTGACAAAATGGCAACCAATAGCATCTAAGAATTTTGTGATTGGGCTTACTGAACACGTTGACAATGGTACATATACTGCGGATAAGACATGGGTCGAAATTAAGACGGCTTATGATGAATTACAGAATATAGTCATTAGGCATGATAGTGCAGAAATGCCATTGATGAACGTGCAACTAGCAAATAATGGCGATGCGACATTCTTATTTGGTCATGTTGAGATACAAACTGGCGGTCAGCGCATTGTGACACGAGGCATTCAATATAGTCATATAGGCGCAACAGATACATGGAGCGACTATGATATGGAGGCTGATTTATCTGAATATCTGCCATTAGCTGGCGGCAATATGCAAGGCGCATTGACTTTGGCTGGCGCTCCAACAGAAGATAATCATGCCGCAAATAAAGAATATGTGGATAAGCGCAATCTTGAAGTAAAGTTCACACAAGACGCCACTGCTGGTATTACTACACCTACTGAAATTCGTGAAATTACACAAGCGGTTATAAATAATCGTACTGTTACGGCTACTCTTGATGGTGATACATATATGCTCATGTCGGCATCTGCGGCTGATGCTTCATTTGTTAGAACTGAGGGCAATACAGTAAGCGTATTAAGATATAATATAGATGATGCTGGTTGGGCAAAAGAACAAACCACCCTGTTAGATACAAAGGGTGGCACAATGACTGGCAATATTGATATGGCGGCACATAGTATTATCAATGTGCAGAAAATTCATATTGACGGGCAAGCTAATTTGTATCTTGGCTCTGTTGCTGAAAAGGCTGGAACAACCGGCGCTCGTTTGACAGGAGCGATAAGTGGTGGTGCGGCATTCGTTAAGCCAGACAAGCAATCTGAGTATGTGCCTGTATCAGTTGGCGCACCAACTGCATCTGAGCACGCTGTCAACTTAGGGCATTTAACACAGCCACTATTAGCAGATGCGCCAGCTTCAGACGAATGTATATCCAACAAGAAATATGTTGATGACCAAGTGGCTACAAGAGTTCCATTAGTAACAGCCAATCAAGGTCAAATTAAGGCGTATGTGCAAAATGGCACTAAGCCTGATGTATGCCTAGTATCAGATGGTGGAACGGCTCTGTGTATTGCTCGATATACAGCCAAAGGACACCTGATTGACCAGACTGCACCCACAGAGAACAATCACTTGACTAATAAGCAGTATGTAGACACAAAGGTGGCTCAGACAGGTGGTAACATATCTGGCGACTTAATGATTGGCGGTTCATTAACAATCAACGGAATTGGCTCAATGATGGGTACGCCCACACAGAATGTTGACATTGTGAATAAGGGCTACTTAGATTCATCTATAAGTGATGTTATAAGAAAATCTAGCGTTACGGTAGGCGCAAATTCTAGTGTAAATGTTCCTTTGTCAAACGGCGCATATTTACTTACTGTATCAGATGATATGCACGGTGGTCTAGTATTTGTATCTGTTTATCCTTCAGGCGAAACAATAAATGGTCTAGTTAATTTGAATAATTGGAAATGTGAAAGAATTAGTAGTGGTAGTGGCGTGACGTTGACAAATAGCGCCACATCCGATATGACGGTATATATTACCTCTATTGGAGAAGGAACATATAGATGAAAGGAATGATTGAATATGGCTAATTTTTGTGGTGGCATTCGCTTAGGCGATGGACTCAAGATTATTAACGGGGTGATTTGTGATGCAAATGCAACAACTGTTGATAGAAGTAAAGCAGTATCTACTTGCGGTCAACTCTGGGATGGCGCATTATTTACCGTGGTTAAAGTTGGCGGCGCTGGTTATATCACTCTACATGGTTCGGAAGGCGAAGAAATTGGTGCGCCTATTGTGGGTCGTGGGAATTGCGGCGTTGGTCTTGATGGACGTTTTTTCAAGGTAGTAAAGGGCGCTGTTACGCTACAAGAGGGCTTCCTACTTACTGTTGATGTAACACCAAAGGATGCTATTATCACCGTGACTGATGTTGATGGTGAAGTGATTGACCCAGTTAGTGGCAATGCCAAGCAATTCTTACTAAAGGGCATTGGCGACACATATACTGTTACAGCTACTAGAGAAGGATATACTACTGAAGCCAAACAAGTCAAGAATACAGGCGACCAGACGTTTACTATTGTAATGAAAGAAGCTACTGGCGACTAATATAAATTTATAGGGAACATGAAATAGATAATTATATCTACCATGTTCCCTATTTTTTTTCACTGCCTATCTCTTAGCCCTTGCTCATATCCAGATTCATATGCGGCATCAGCATTCCTAGCATCCTTATTGTGTTTATTGGCAATAAGCTCCAATAGATTACCAGTCGTGCCATCTTGGGTCATATAGATAGTATCGCCCCATTCATCATCTAGCTCATACCAATCACCGATTCTTCTAAATTTCCACATTACTAATCATCCTCTTCATCCATTTCATCATAGGCTGTCATATATCCTATGTCATATCCCATACCATAATTATCTACACAAATAGTCAATAAATCATACCACATAGCAACTGTATCTTCTGTTGTTGTCATAGACGTTTCGATAATAGGCTCATCATGTGGGTTGGTCAGGTCAATAAGTTCAATCCATGAGTCATTATCCGTGATATGTAGAGTAGGGATAATCATAATCAAGTACCAGTAGAGCCAAAGCCGTTTGAGCCGCGCTCAGTAGAATCTAGCTCATCTACTTCAATGATTTCTATATCATAATAATTTAGTAGAGTAAATTGGGCGATTCTATCACCTTGACGGACAATTCGTGGCGTATCGCTATCATTATATAGAGGCACTAGCCATTCGCCTGTATACTGCTCATCAATCACGGCTACACAGTTAGCTGGTCTTAGCCCCTGTTTAGTAGCAAGCCCAGAGCGGGCAAATACAGCCGCCCAATAGCCATGAGGGATATTAGTGGCAAATCCGGCTGGGATTTTTACTGTACTATGAGGCTCAATGACCACTGTATCAAAATACATAGATTGAACATCGGCATAAATATCGAAGCAAGCATCTGTGGGATGACTTTTTTGTGGTAGTTTGGCGGTATTTGATAGTCGCTTAATTTTTAATTCAAGCATTGGCATCATATCCTCTCTGTGTCAATTCCATGAACATTGGTAATTTTTCAATTGCATCACATAGACAAGCCCAGTCAGGTAGGGCATGATTGCGGCGCTGTTGATAAATTGTCTTGAGTTGTCTATAATTAGTGGTCATTGCAGCTGTAAGCTCAAAACCGCTGGGAATATTATATAGCATTTCAAGCCGCGCCTCTTTAATCATATCATCAAAGACAGAAATGCCCATTTTCTTTAGTTTAACAAGTCGATTATATTCAGCAATCTTTTCATTTAGAATATCAATAGCTCTAGGGTCTACATAGCGATTACACTGCATTCTTGGGTTCATATTTTGAAGTTTGTGCATTGTAGAGCATGAAGATACAAAATCTAACCAGTGGTAGCGCTCAAATTCGACCCATGCTTTCTCGCTAATTGTTAGGTCAAACTGGACAATAATACCAGTCAAGAATTGGTCATGTCCAGTACCAGTAGGGCAAGTAGAGCAAGCCTTAATGCCATCTGTGAGGTCGGCGGTCAAGCCGTCAAGCTCAACCGCCTTTGGATACTTAGCCGCCCTAATCGCCTCATCTAGTCCATATACACGAACATTAGATACATTAGGCAATTAGTAGTCCTCCTCCTCCATGATTTCATCGGTCACATCCACTACTTCAACATCGACAAGTGTCAGATTTGACCCATCTTCAATCATATCGTATGTAACACGCACTACCTCACAGCACATCTCTGGCATATCAGTGTCGTCATGTTCATTGGTCGGTAGCCACACATATTCGCCAACACGCGGAATAATCATACGGGCGGCATGGGTGTATTCAAATGTATGCTCAGGACGGCACTCCACTGAGCCGTCAACAAAATATCTTAGCTTAAATGTCATATTTTTAATCCTCCCAATTATATGGCTTGCAGAAATAGCTAATCTCATCACCTGAGATATATTTCTGCATAATCACATACATCTCTCTATCTTCATCTTTGCCATCTAGTGGTAGCCACACTAGGTCGCCTTTGCACGGTTCTGACATAAAGTCAAATTCATCACATGAGCAAATCCAGTCCTCATTGCCTGGCTTACCTAGATAAAAATTGATACGATTTTCTGTCATTTTAGTTTACCTTCCCTTATTCACATTTTGTCCAGCCACATGACTTACAAATTTTGCAACCGCCCTCAAACATAACGGGTTCACCGCATTCAGGGCATACCTCTGTTGAAATTGTGGCTAGTGCATTGCTCAACTTTTTAATGCTGTCTGTTGCTTTATTAGTAGCCTCTCTTAGATTCTTAGTCACATTAACCACATCATCCTCTTTATCATCTAGTTCACTCTGCATCTCATTATACATATCTACTAGAGCATTACCAATAGCCATAGGACAACAAGACCCCTTACTGGTATCATGGTGAGTTGCCTTGCGAGTAGCATAAGATGGGCATACACCAGTTGAATCAAGCTGGTCTTTGATGGTCATAATATCCACACCAGCGCGGCATAGTAGACTGACCATGCGGCTTAGACCTGTCATGAAATTTGCACAATTTCCAGTAATAAAGATTTTACCATTACGACGCAACACAAGCAAACCGCTTGGAACTGTAAAACAATAAGATTTGCCGTCGATTGGTTTATAATCTTCAATAGTTGCAGTTGATAAGCCATGTACGTTTTGGGTTGTCCAACGCACTCTATAACTATCTTGAATATTTTGTGTTCCGTTGTTCAATGAAATTGTAGCTCTAAAACCAAGCCTTGTCAATGCAAACTGGATAAAATCAGCTTCGTGCTTTTTTGACGTATAATAAGAACCAAGTCGGTTTCCTTCGCCAACAGAGCCATCCCAATATACACACTCATCCACAATACATTTTAATTGCTCATCATTACAAGCATACCATTTTGGTGTAAATTGCTTGTCAATAAACCATTGTTTAACACTTGGAATTGGATGAATATAAAACACGGTATATTCGGTATTGTTGATGTTTTTTTCAGTCCATCCAATATCACAATTTGTTAGTAGTTGACGAATACGAATTTTCTTTCTATCTTTTTTTACGTTAATAACAATTTTATTTCCATCAAATGTACCATCCGCATAAATTGCAACAAGTAGTCTAATTATCTCATTACTAAGCGGAATACCATTTGTATTCATAGAGAAGGTGGTTGGAATATGACGATTTTTAGAACCAGCCATGAAATCTTTTACAGTAATAATTTCATGGGTTAATTTGCTTCTAATTCCAGACATATATTTTGCATAATTTTTATACAAATACATTCTATGATCTTCTGAAAGAACCATATCCAATCCAGTTGTATTGTGGAAATATTTCATATTCTCAACATTGTCATTAACAACGTAAGAAATTGGATAGGTTAAAGAAGCCGTTCCATCTTCATTGTACTGCAACACTTGTTCATACTCATCCATATTATATTCGCTAATTTTTTTCCACTCGATACCATTAAAATATTCAGTATCTTTGTCTACGCATCCACCAGTCGAGCCTTTATTGAAATATACCTCTTGTAGATTGCCGTCAATGGGGTCAAAGAATGCTAGAACATGAAGTGAGCCGCATCCTGTCTGGATTTTGCGCTTTTTGCCAATCAGGTCATTGCTTGGTTCAATGATTGAGCCGCGAGGTAGAATGGGGGATGTGGATTCAGGCTTGGTTTCATTATCTTTCTTATTGTCAGTAAGCAAGATTCCCTGACGGATTGCATTAGGTCTAAAGATTGTACATCCCTTAATGCCTAGCTTCCAGCACTGCATATAGATGTCCTTGACTTCATCAAACGATGCTTCAGTAGGCACATTGATTGTCTTGCTAACGCTCATGTCGGTATATTTGCTGATAATAGCAAGCATAGCTACATGGTCATCGACAGACATATTAAGCGCAGTTGGGAAAATATCATGCTCGTCAAAATCAAGTTGCTCACCCTTATCCTTTAGCTTATGATAGAGATAATAAGCATAATCCATCATCTTGACGATTTTTACGTCCTTATCGTCCTGACCCCCAATTTTTACCTTGCGGTCATAGCTAAGAGAGAAGATTGGCTCAATGCCACTAGAGCAGTTGTTACCAAATACCATAGAGATCGTGCCGCACGGTGCAACCGCTTGAATCTTGGCGTTACGAATACCATATTCAGCCATCTCGGCAATGACATCATGTTCTAGCACAGATTTGACATATGTGTTATCTGCGTGTTTATCTGGCTCACATAGAGGGAAACAGCCCTTTTCTTTAGCAAGCTGAACTGACGCATAATATTCTGCATTAGTAATCATCTGCATTAGAGATTCAACATAATCTCTTGCTTCCTGACTATCATACTTCATGCCAAGCATAGCCAGCATATCTGCTAAACCAGTAATGCCAATACCAATGGTGCGCATACTCTTCTGATAATTTTCGTAAATCTTGTCAGGGAATTTATTTACATCAATAATATCATCAAGCATACGGACTGCAATAGAGATTGTATTTCTTAGAGCATCAGTATCAAGATGTGCTTGCTTGGTAAATGGATTCTTTACAAAATTGTGTAGGAACAATGAGCCAAGATTACAAGCACCGCCATATTGCGATGGGTCTGTTGCATTGATTGTTCCTGCTAGATATTCAGCGCCTCACACAATGCGTATCAAATACAGTTCGCATCGTGCGCTAGACTATCGCATCCCCTTGGGGTCTCCTCGCTTAGTCGTTCAGGCTGGCATTACCCTTGCCCCCTGTAGCTGTGTATTCAGCGTCCAAGTCAATCAGAGGAGATTTTACATCCGCACGTTTATATGGCTAACGGATTACTACAAACAATTCTTTCTACATACCATGCAGGATTGCGATTATTGGCATTATCCTCATAGAATACGCCCGGTTCACCATTATCATATGCCATCTGCATGATTTCGTTCCAAATATCACGAGCTGGCACTAGCTTGGTAAATTGCTTATCCCACTTATCTGGCGGCAGTTTATTGCCCTTCTCGTCATAGATAGGCCAATGTAGTTTAACTTGACCATTCTCAATGACAAGATTCATAAAAGCATCATCTACAACAACAGATAGGTTGAAATGATTTAGCCGTCCTTCTGTAGCTGATTTAGCATGAATAAATTCAAGAATGTCAGGATGATATACACTGAGCATACCCATGTTTGCACCGCGCCTTGAACCTTGCTGCACAGTAGCCGTCTGAGCATTAAATACATCCATGAAACTAACTGGACCAGATGCAATAGCATCATTACGGGTTCTATAACCATTAGGCGCTAGATTGCTAAAAGCATAACCAATTCCGCCACCAGCTTTATGTGTCATAGCGCCTAGCTTAACCGCATTAAAAATCTGCTCCATGCTATTACCAATAATAGGTGCTACAAAGCAGTTATTGAGAGTTAGCTTTTCGCCAATACCGGCATTGCTCATGGTGCGTCCAGCAGGGAAGAAATAGCCTTCTTTCATAATACTGAAGAATCTATCTGCCCATTTAGGCGCGTTCCAATTTCCTTCGGCGGATGCTACAAAATCAGCTACACGCCATAGCTGGTTATCATATGACTCACCGTCCTTTTGGTATCTATCTTTCCAGATAGATTCATATACCTCATTTACAAACAATAAATCATCCTCCTTTTAATTCTCCTTAACATGAATAACAATATTTGACTTATTGGTATCCATATCAATTACTGTATTAATATGGTCAATATCATATAGCTGATTTCCAATGTGGATGCGAACTCGACTATCCATATCACATCCATCTAGCATAGCGGCATACTCCATTATATATCTAATAATATCCGTTGCCAGCATATATAATTACCTCCTTGTCATATATATTATCACGATTCAGTTGATTTGTCAAGAGGCTTTTTTAAGCCTTCGACATAGTGATAAATAGAATTGGCACAATCTGAGCATACGTCCTCAACAACTTTAAAATATTCAGCTTTTACGCAATCATTGTCAATGCTAACAGAATATCTGTCTTTAATGCTTATAATCTCTTTACCACATAAATCACATAGCCATTTGGTCATTCTTCATTCTCCTTGTCAAGCAATTTCTTTAATTTCTTTAGACATTCTGGACAGAGCCAAAATTCAGCTTTACTATAATATGAACCAGTATATCCAAGCTCATTTGTGCCGCATACTGAGCATATTCTGGTTGGCTTCTTAATTGTAGCTCTTGACTCATAGTCTTTTTCAATAAAGCCCCAAGCGGTATTCATCTCACATTCTCCTTATCTATCAGTTTGTCTATGAGCTTCAATGTGCTCATCATAATCACTCCTAAATTTATTTACAGTATCAACAAGCTCATTGATTTTACTAATTAAGTCCTCAACCTGAACACCCCATTGCGGCTTAGTCAATTTTTCAATCTTCTTCTTTTCTTGCTTAGTGAAATACCCGAATGTATATTTACCAATTCTGCTAAAATGGCGAGGAATGTTAGAACACACAAAATCGAAAGTCATTGTTACTTCTTTCCCGTCTTTCTTGACAATCCCTTTCAAAATCAAAGCGTGTTCGTGACAAACCTCTCTCCAATAGATTTTCCAGTAGTCTACATATCCAATCCATCCATCCAACGTTTCAACATAATCCCCTACATGAAATTCATAGTTCATTTAATCAACATCCTCATCTTCACATCTTTCACCAAGACCACCTAAAATCATAGCATAAATTTCTAAGAATTTATTGGTAATACCAGTAGTAATCTTAGCCATATTAGCCATTGTTCCATCATCCTTTGACCAATCCCAGCCATGCCATGCACATTCACTCTGCCAATAGTCAAGATAGAAAATCCTGTCATCATAGAGCTTTTCGATAATTGGCTTTAGATCAAGTAGATTATCGTGCACACCTGTCATAGTAACAGGCTTGTAACCATTATCGTTAATCATCTTGTTAATTTTATCAGCAGAATAAGTAAACGGGTTCATTTAATCATCATCTCCTTTAGACCATCTGTTGTTATATTTAGTAATTTGATAATTTACTTGATTTTCAATATTTTTATTTTCGCAATCAATATCTTCTGGATAATTTAAGTAGGCAAATTCCCCATGCTCGTGATATGCAGCAATATCGTAGGCGTGTGCAGCTTCCTCTGGCGTTTCCCATCTACCAAGATAAACATTTTTCCCTTTTATCCTACAAAATGCAGAATACTTTTCGTCTGTTTTAGATACTCCCTTTAAGCCGATTTTATTTCTTTTATTTGGAGCAATATTTATATTGTTTTGTCGCGGAGTGCATTTCCTCATATTTTCTCTGCGATTATCGCCTTTATTTAGATTTCTATGATCGTAATACGCCCCAAATAAAAACCTATGTAATCGCATACGCATTCGTTTGCCATCCGACAAATACCAATATCCAGAATCTTTTTCTTTTCCAATATGTGCAAATTTTAATCTATCAAGATTATCCGCATCAACAATAGTGTAATCGGACATATCATCGAGATAAATTTTTACATAATCTCCTTCTATTTCATAATGATTAAAAGGTTTCTTTCTTGCTTTAGAAATATATTCGCTTCTGGCGCATCCGCATGATTTGCAACTTCCACTTCTTAATAATGCAAGCGTAAGAGTCCTAATTGTTTTATTTTCGCAATCGCATTGACAAATAACTCTGCGTTGGTAGCATTTCTTATTCCTTGTTTTAGAAAAATATTCTTTTGGCTCTGTTTCGTCTATGACTGTCCAGTGTGAATATTTATTGCCTATGACATCAAGTTTTTCAGCCAAGTATTTCTCTCCTTTTCTTCTTGTATTTTTATGCCATCTTTAACACAATCAATATCTGCGATTAAAACAAGGTTTTTTTGCGCTCTTGAAACTGCCGTATATAATAAGTTTCGTGTTAATAATCTTGCATGGGATTTATCTGCAACTACAATTACGGCTTTAGCTTGACAACCCTGTGATGAATGCGTAGAAATTGCATATGCTAATAGCATATTCTTGATATGCGCTTTATCCACTATGCAATCGCCGCAATCATACCGCACAATCATATATGGCTCTTTTTCATCAGGCACAATTTCCATTACTGTACCAATATCGCCATTAGCTACAAAAGCCGTATCATCATCAACAAGCGGCATAGCATATTCATTCTTTTTATTGATTACCTTATCACCCACTTTGAAATAGATAGGCGTATCATTGACTGTATGCCCAACCTTGCTTAATTCATTTGGATTGAATTTGGCTTGAATCGCCGCATTGATAGCCAATGAGCCAACATCGCCCTTATTGAATGGAGATAGAATCAGTACATCATCCTTACTATATCCATCCGCTAAGAGCCGCGCATATTCTTGCTCAATTTGATTGATTACTAATGTATCAGTTTTAATGAACTTATAATCTGTGAAAGTATCTGTCAGATGGTCATTTACTCCATTTCGTACATCAGTAGCTATGGTAATAATGCCAGATGTGTTATATCTGAACACCTTAGTTAAGTTGCATACAGGCACGATGCCGCTATCAAGCATATCCTCAACAATATTGCCGCAAGCAATAGATGCAAGCTGAGATGGGTCAGCTATGAAGATTATCTTGGTACGGTCTGTTACCTTATCAAATAGCATTGATAGCAAATGGACGCTAACCATACCCATCTCGTCAATTAACACATAATCGCCCAGATTGCCATCACAAGTTAAGAACATATGAATTGTACTTGCTTCACGTCCTGTTGCTTCTCTTAGCCTCTTTGCCGCGATTCCAGTTGGGGATAATAGGGTATAAGTATAATTATTGGCTTCTAGCATCTCAATGATTGCCTTGGTTGTTTGGCTCTTGCCCGTTCCGGCGCTTCCCGTCAGCATCATCACATCCTGCTTACAAGCCATCTCAAGAATCTGTGCCTGTTCATCTGTCAGCTCTAAGCCGTCTACGTTTGTAAACTTCTGCCAATCCATAGGATAATAATGTGGATTGGCTATTTTTTTCTTGATAACATCAGCGATATGCTGTTCAGCATTATATGTGGTTTGTAGAGCTGTATTTTGGCTAGGAGCGTCATAATGTACTTGCGCTGATTTAGTCACAACATCGAGGAGGCTACGAATACACTGAGGCGCGCGGCGTTTGACTATATCGAATAATGCCTTAGCTTGCATCCTTGTATTGCCGTTCAGCTCATTATGCTTTAAGGCATAAATAGTAGCCGCCTCGCATCGTTCATAGCTATCAAGCCATTTTCTTGTTTTCTTAATTATCGCCTTATCAGCTCTATCAAATGACCACTCAAGCAAGTTAATCATAACAGAATATGGATTGGTATTTATATCCTTGCTAAATCCATATACATTTTTATATGTTGCGGCGATTTTGTTTATATCCTCATCATGCTCAATACCCCAAGCATATGTTTCGCCCATAAATTCAACGCGCTTATTGATTGTCTTGATTTTATCAATATATCTTGGTAATAGCACCTTACCTACACCACGAATTTTTTTATAGTCCAGCTTGTCGGCTTCACCATTTAGTACCATACTGACAAAATGAGGATATGCGGCATGACATGATTCAGCTTGCCCATTGGTCATTAAGCTGCGTAGCGTCTGCAATTCGGCTTTTTCGGTCAAGTTGAATTTGCCATCTTTAGCCACAAATCCAGCAAAGCCAATGAATTTATAGCTGTATTTGTATTTATCGTCCACACATGGCTCTATGATACAATCAATGGATTGCCCCATCTTTAGGTCTGCTATACCAGTTCCTTTTAGGCTGATTGTGCCATATTTAGGATGGGTTTCTATTGTTTCATCCTTAGTGCTGCATGATATAATTGAGAAATTGGATTCAGGGTTGTTGAATATCATGCGCATGGGAGTTAATTTTACTGTTTGCATATTATCCCTTATATTTGAACAATTTTTCTACTTTCTTTGGTTGATTGGATTTATTGTAGTCAAGTGTTCTCGTTAATTCTTGCGACCAAATACATTCAAAATCATCTGGCGAAGATTCCTCGCTGATATATACATTACATCTCTTAGATAGCTGACACATATAATCCCAAAATTCATTCGTGTCAAATTGCCCAACTGTATATCCTGTCGTATTAGCATAAGGCGGATCACAATATACAACTGCGCCATCTGGAATTTCTACGTCATGGTAGTCAAGGCAAGTAAATGTAGCAGATTGTACTCCGGGTAAATCTTTAAGCAAACTGCGTTCTGCTCTTGCACAATAATTATCACCTCTCTTATTGCTTGCCAGACCGCCCCACCATTTGCCGCCAAATGAGCAACCAAAGCCAACAAATCCAGTCAATGCAGGATTTTCGTCCATATTAGCTTTAACACGATAATCTTCTTCTTTAGTTACAACATCAGGCGGCATCCAACCATTTTGTAATGCTTGCCACATAGCAATAAGATATGGATGTTTGTCATTGAGAATTTTAACATCTGCTTGCACTTTTGATTCAATAGCGCATGAACCACAGAACAGACTTACAAACGATGTGTTTTTACCGATAGCTGAATTTAATACCTCTGCAATTTGTTTAGAAATGCGGCTTTTGCCACCCATATATCGCATTATTTATCCTCCTCAATTAGTAACATATCCCACTCATCAATAATCATCTTCATCAATGCAGTTGCACCCCAAGCTGGTTCAAATCCGTGGTTATATGCGTAATAGATGTGTGCCACATTGATAAATGTAATCCAACGATACTTGCTTGCTGCCACCTTAAATTCGTTATTACCTGTTATGCTTACATTTGCTTTTAATAAGCTATTGCAGATATGACATACAGCATCAAGCCATGCTTCATAGGTCAATACGTCTTGCATTTATGATTCCCTCCAAGCGTCATAGATTTCAATGGCTGGTTCATAGCCTTCAGTGCTGATAATAAGCTCCCGATGAAGGTCGAGACTCAAATTGACAAGTTGCTTCAAAGAATTGATATGAATATACGTTCTGATATTTTTGCACTTATCCTGCTTTTCATCCAATTCATATTCATTGAGCACGGGATAATTCTTTCTAAGGTCATTAAGCGTGGGGTAATAGTCAGTTTGATGAATCCAGATTTTCATAATTAAAACAACCTCCTGTTCTTTGATAAATCAAGTATATCATAGAATCAGGAGGTTGTCAATACCCTATTTTAATTATTTTTCAATCATTTTCTTTAATTCTGCAAATAGCTCTCTACCGCAAATAGGGCAAGTAGAATCAATGTCAACTACATATTTTTCATCTACCATTAAGCCGCAATTTGGGCATTTAATAGGCGCATATTTTAGTGGATGTTCAGTCCGTTTGCGGCGATTTCTTTCTGCTCTGCTCAATTTCTTCCTTCTCCTTATATTTTGCTCTGTATTCATTTCGCTTGGTTTCATCACCATCATTCCACCATTTGACATTGATATAATCTAATACCTTAGCCATACCAAGTCCCTTATCAGGAATCCACATGCCAGTTTGTTCATCATATTTGCCACCGCGCATACAATAATCATAAAGTTGTGGGTGGGTTTGAGCAAGAATTTGAAATTTATTAGGATGCTCAAGATGACAGCCATAACCGCAGAACACGCACCCAGTTCGCTTCTGTTTGGTTGTTGTATACACGCCACCCTCACATACAATATCCCCGTACACGGCGGAACAATATGGCACATTGAACTTTAGCAAATATTTAAGTACGTCGGATTTAGACCAAAAGGAGAGTGGCTTTGAAGAAGGTCTATCACCATCAAAAGCATTACATCCTGTCCGCAACCAAGCAGTCTTTCTTGTGGTTGACTCTTGAGCCATCGTTCCAATAAAAGGATGGTAGTTAGTCTGTTTCTCATAAATTTTTGCCGGGTGCTTTTTCATAATGTAACAACACTGGTTTGCTAATGGTATGTCACCATTTGTTAGATATTTCCATTTAATATTTCCCTGTCGAAAAGGATTTATCGTTCCGTCTGGATTAACGCCGTTCATTTTGTCGATACCGTATTGACTGCCGTTTTTTGCTGAATATACAGCATAAGACAACTCCTTACTAATCAATGGGTATCCATACCGTGTGATAACTTCGGGAAATGTAATATGCTCATACTGCCGAGATTTACGGTTATATACAGACGGCTTGAGGACGATAACATTTGACTTACTCATAATGAACTCACGCAGTTCAGGATATTCCAAACCAGTATCGCAATATACGTCCACCACATCAGGATATATGCGATGCACAAGATGGCTCAGTACGGTGCTATCTACACCACCACTATTACTGATATACACCTTCCCATCCCAATGTTCATACCATTCAATAATTCTAGCCGTACTAATTTGGATTTTTTCTTCAAGAGATTTAGATTGCAGCTCTTTCAAATCTTCCTTTGTATGGTTCATCTTACGAATTTCTCCTTATACTCAACCACAGCATTTATAAATGCATCAATATCACGTTCTGTTGTTTCATCACCAAATGACACTCTAACAACACGGCTTGCCTCATCATTGGTTAAGCCGCAAGCATTGAGCACTCTAAAATCATGTAGACTAGAACAAGCAGAGCCGCCAATTCCAATATATATCTGCTTAGATGCTAGATACTGTTGCAAGCTATCAGCGTTAATATCATCAAATATAATGGCATTGATAGCAAATACGCTATGTGCTGGTTCATTTGCATCTGACTTATCTGGTTTTAACACATTATTGATAACAGCTCCATGAATATCATTATCAGTGAATTTATCAAGCATATATCGGTATAGCTCATATGCTCTTGCCTCATGTTTCTCTGCGTTCTTACAAGTATCCTCAGTAGCATCAGCCATAGCCATAGCACCAGCTAGATTAGGTGTGCCATGCAGTTTGAAATCGCCTAGCCATTTGTCTAGTCTATCTGAAATCCAAGCACATCCAATACCAAGCTCCGTTGCAATCTTATGCCCAGAAAAACAATAAAAATCGCACCAATCATCAATGTTTGGTTCAATGGGTGTGTGTCCAACTTGAGCCGTTCCATCACAGATATAAAACCCATTATGCTTATGAACAAGCTCTCCAATCTGCTTAGTTGGAAAAATTTCACCTGTGATATTTTGAACGGCTTGCCATAATACAAATAGCGTATCAAATCTGCTTGAAAATTCATCATGAATAGACAACGACTTGTCCAATAAGCCTACATTATTAACCACGCCTGTTTCATATTTAAAGAAGCTATCATGTTCATAAGCAGAGCAAATGACACTATAAAAAGAAGCAGTCTGGCTTCTAATAGCATTCATCAAATTCTCAATCAACTGGCTACTTGTGCCGCCAAATACAACCTTACCACTCTTTGCGCCAATAGCTGCCTTTACTCTATTTGCACAATCATCAAGCAATTTCTGTTCCTTATAGGCATAGTTGGCATTAGGATTAAGAAATTGACCATATTTACTACATGGATATTTGATGAATGGATTAGTTGCGGCGTAATCAAGATAAATCAATTAAAATATTCACTCCAATCATATTCATTTTCTTTTGGTTTATCAATAATTTCATATCTCTCAATAATGGCTTGAGGCTTAATCTGTCCATTATATTCATTCAATCCAAGCGATACTACTACTTCTATGGATTTGCCTTGAGCAGATTCAAATTGACTTGCTTCTTCATTACTAACAAAGAATTTGATGAACTCAATGTCGTCCTGAACTAGCTTAACGGTAGTTGAACGATTACGATATACATAAATCTGCGGAGATGTTAAAGTACAATGGAATAACGGCTTGCTTACATCTTTAGCCCATAGGATATTATTTTCTACACACACATTTGCAAGATTGCGTGTGATATTATTAGGCTCGATTTGAGTCGCTACTTCAATATCTGGCTCTACGTCCAAATCAAGTCCATCTAAGAATCGCGCAAATCGCTTGAGGTTTGATTTCTTGACGGTGATACCAGCTGCGGCATCATGCCCTTGACATTTAGCTAATCCTGATTCATTGATAATCTCAAGTAAATCAATGGGGCTACGCATCGAGCCAGACCATGTTGTGCTATTTAGCTCTCTCAGCAGGAATGTAGGCTTATTATATTTACCACAGAATTTATTGGCTACAAGCCCTAAATAGGATTTATTCTCAGGTTCGCCAAAGCCTATAATAACCTTATGAGATGTGTCAAGCCCATCTGACAGCTTATCTACGACCTTCTTGACTTGATAATCCTGCTTGGACTTGACGGCTTTCATAGCCTTTATAGCGGCTTCTGGCTCAATTTTGCCAATCAGCGTATCAAAGAATAACCGCTTAGTAGACTGGTCATCGCTACGAGCCAGCGCATTAGCAAGAGGCGCAATGCCAAATGCCACACCCTCTGGATTAACGCCACGATTGCAACAATGCTCTAAGCAGTATTTAATAAATGGATTGGTTGGATTCGTCAAGCCGTCATATACATATTTGCGGTTCTCAAGTGAACGTAAGCTGCAAATATCAGATATTAGACTAACTGCCACTAGGTCTTTGAAAGATTGATTTGAGCCAAGCGCACAAGCAAATTTTTCTACAACGCCTGTACCACTAATATCTATATTACAAGTATATGTGACCTTAACACCATTATAGATGCGTTCAACTAGCTCAAGTTGGTCATCTGGCATTGGTGGAATAATAACACTATTATATGGATTGACTACAACGGCGTATTTATTTTCCCTTTTTGCAACAAATTCAATGATATGGTGGTCTAAGATAATAACCTTGATACCATGTTCATATAGTTCTCTACAAGCATCAACCTCATTCGACCCAGCATCAGGGATAATAAGCGTCTTTACATTTGCGGCAATAATATCAGATAATAGGTCACTACAACCATGCTGTTTGCCGGTGTGAAAAAACATAATCGGCTCGATGCTTGGATGATATTCTTTACATAGCATGTAGGCAATAGCAGCCGAACAAGCCCCATCGAGGTCGGAATCAACAACAATGCCAATATTACCAGTAATATGATTAAACATATCAACAGCTACATCCATATTCTTATACATATCAGGCGATTGATATTCAATACTATCTGGATTTAGATATGCGTCAACATCAGTTAATTGGCAAGCGGCCAAATATTCCCTTAAAAATGTGGCTTCATTAAGGGAATCTAGTAGTGGATGAATCTTAATCTAAATCACCATCCTTTTTTGGCAAGTTGATGTATGCCCACTGGTCATCATCATATATTGTAGATTGATCGTAATCATATAAGCATTCCCATACATCACAATTATATTCATCTACAACCCTTTTCATAATAAACATGACTTCTTCTGGATATGTTTCTCCGCATTTACACGCTACCAAAACAGGAATATTATATGGTGGCAATCCCTCACTTGTCCTATTCCATTCAATCATATTTATTCACCATCCTTTTCTGGCAGATTGAAATAAGCCCACCAATCATTAGAAAAATATATTGTCCCAATGCTGCCATTTTTGTCTTGCCAATCCATCTTTTCTTCAATTTCATTCGTGCCTGTATATGGGTCATAAACCGTGACATCAACCTTTACATATCTGCTTTGCTTAATATAATGTTGCCCACTGCGCGGTCTATATGTAAGTACCCATTCATCTATTGGCGGTAAATCAGATACACCTATAACTCTATGCCATTCAATCATTCTTTTTCTCCTCCAATCTTAAACGACCTACCTTTCTTAGCTCTAAGATAGCCAGAGCGATATGCCAAAGCAATAGCTTTAACTGTCTCATCTGCATTGAACATAGTATGGTCATGATAGTAACATCCATACTTTAGAACATCTGCTTTGTACAATTTCGGCTCGAGCATCTTGTAGATTTCGTCATCGGTCATATCAGGGATTTCTTCATATGGCATAATAACACTTTCCGGCATGATGATACGATAACCGTTGCCAATCTCAACATAATATCCACCAAATGCCTTGCCTCCAATACGGCCAAGCAGCAAATTTGGCGAACTCTTAAGGACCACCATATCTCTTATTTTGAATTTACTCATAATAAAATCAACCTCCTCGATTTAACATTGCTTTTTCTTTTGCGCTCAATCGCCATGTTGGTGTATATTCAGTGCAAAGATGCGTTCCCTTGATTTTCTTAACGTATATTAACTTAATCTCTGTATCTAACCTCTTTGATTTATTTTGCATACCATTATGTGTCTTTGTACTACCCTTTGTTTGTCCTACATATTCCCAATTATCAGCTTTATACATACATCCTTTTCTTGTTTCGTTCTCAATGACAAATGTTTCAAATCCATGAACACGCACATGATACTGCGCTTCCCAATCTGCGGCGATTTGTTTGCGCCACATAGCTAAAATTTGCGTACCAAGATTAGGCAAGTTCTTTTCCAACCGAAATACAGTATTGTTAATAATTGAGTTAAGCGCGACCCTCTTATTTTCTTTTGTCAAGCCGAAATAATCATCTCTGGCTTTTACAGCATATACAGCAGATGCACCAGAAATAATCCCAACTGTCTCGCCATCCAATTTTATAAGATAATGAATTTGCTGACCAAATGTGCCATGATTCGGTATATAATGTCTATCTCTAATTTCTTGATATTCTGGATTACTACGTTTACATCTTATCAGCTCTACATTATATTTCATAAATAATAAAAATCAACCTCCTTATTATTGATATAGTGATTATATCATAAAGGAGGCTGATTGTCAAGAACTATATTAAATTTTTACCCTACTTTCCCATAATTTCATTGCTTGCTTATATGGTATATCCATCATATTGCATTTATACATATTATATCCTTGATTATTATATACTATGCCGACTGAAAAATATGGCTTTAGCTTAGCCGCCAATTTCTTCATCTTAACCACAAAGAACTTAAATTCATCATCACCTACTTGCTTATAGTCGCTATCCAGACATAATACCACATCATTCACACCTAGCTCTAGCAATAGCTGTATATGTTGTTTGCTTATATTAGAGCCAAAGACGGCTAGAGCATTATACAAATTGTAGCTTGGCGCTTTTAGCACTGACTTTTCACTCTCAAATAGCACTACTTGATGTGATTTTTCAATAGCATCTTTATTTTGGTCATATCCATACATGACTTGTGACGTTGCCAGCTTTAGCACCTGTCCATCCAGCGTACATATTGGTCTATATTTGCCCTTAGCTACATCTTGTTCTCTTGTATATCTCCCTCTTACGCCTACTAGCTGTCCATTAAATAGGACAGGTATGGATATACACGCCTGACGCGCATACCAGCCTATACCAAATTTATCAAGTATATCCGCTGAAATTCCATAATCCAGCCATTCTTGCGGATATAAATGGTCAAACAGAGATAATATGGACTTGTCATATGTCAAGAGCTTATCTGGCTCTGGCTCGGCATTAGGTAAAAATTGGCGCAATTCAGCCCAATTATCAAGTTGTTCATTTTGCTCTATTTGCCCTACTTGTAGATGCAGGACTGAGCAGATATATGACACAGCTTGATTGAAGTCAAGATGCTTGACGTGCTGAACTAGAGATATGACATCACCTGAAAAGCCGCAGCTCCAACAGTGGAATGAGCCAGATTCCATATAATACCATAATTTGGGTTTATGCTTATCCCAATCAGAACCCCAATGACAAATTGAGCCGAATATCAGATTATTGCTATCAGCCTTCATCAATGGCGCACCCATAGCATCCATTAGCTCTATAATGCGGTCTTCAGTTAGTTGCGATTTGAGAGATGTGATGTCAATCATATTTCATAGGGTTCACTTTCCCATCTAGCACCACAGGTGTAGCAACTGTAACAATCCACTTGCATATAGCGAAATTTGAACGAACCCTCTGCATAATTCCTACAAGTCAAAGCCTCGGATAATCCTTTATTTAGAATTCCCTCTTTGAAATATTCAAGAAAGTTTTTTGTTTCCCCACAGCAGGGACAAACATCACAACCCACATTAGCTAATTTCTTTCTTTGAGCATCATTTAGAGCGTCGTAATTGCTTCTAGTAATTTTCATTTATGTCTCCTTTTGACAATGATTGGAATTTCTCCTCGTCTATCTTTCCATTCCCAATAATAATCACTGTCATTTATAGTGGCGACAAGAAAATCCATAGCATCTGCAAGTTCACCGGCATAGCAATAGTATGCTCCACCATAATCTCCTCCATGTTGAACGGCAGCTTCAATAACGTTGTTTAATGCTTTAAGTTGTTTATCGTTCATTTATATTCTCCTTATACCACAATACAATTTCCTCTGGCACATATCTCTGTACCACTTTAACAAACGGCGCTTCATCATCGTGTAGTCCAATCACAATATCGTAGTCTTGATAATATGGCACATCAGCCAATAGTTTAGCTGCATTTACGGCAATATCCTGTGCACATAGTTGTAACTTTTTTACTCTATCAATCATTTAGCATACACCAACCTTGTTCTTTGAAGATTATAGGGATTATCAAATTTTGTGGTTACAAAACAATCCTTTGTTCGACCTGTATTCAAATCAAGATGAAAATATATCTTAATTCCTTGTTCAACTTGTGAAAAGCGCATTTTATAGACGGATAAGCACCTGTTTGGCTTTACCTTATCAGGATATTTTTCCATCATCATATCAGCTATCTCTTGCTCTTTACGGCGCAATGGCATGATTACGCCAGCCACATCAGCCTTGTTTTGAATGGCTCTTGAACCAGCCGCAACGCCACTATCCATAATCTCCTGCGTCATAGCATTAGCGTTTACCTGAGTAAATGTCAAGACGGCTATATTATATTCAACAGCTAAATCCTTGAGCTTGCTTGCTATACCAGATAGCACCTGATCTGAACGAGTAGATACACCATTCTTTTTAGCTAAGTCGCTTGATACAGATGAGGATTCAACGATATAATCATAACATAGAAAGCCTACTTGCTTATTGACTACATAATCCTTTACATAGGATTCAATTAGGTCAACAGTATAATTAGGCATTGTAACAATATATAGCTTAGATTCATGCAGAATTTTAATAGCCTCATCTACACGTTCTTCTTCGCCTTCCTCGTACCGCCCATTTAGGATGCTAAAGCATGGTACGCCGCTAATTGTAGCCACAATCTTAGGCGTAATTTCAGTATCACCAGCCATCTCAAATTGGAGATATAGACCAGCCTTATGCTGATAGCATGGATTATCTACATATTGCTCCTTATCTATATCATAGATTCTAGGACAGCATACTTGCACAAGATTGGCTAAGCCAAGAGTTGACTTGCCTACGCCTGAGCCGACTGAATAAATAGATAGTTGCCCCGGAATCCAGCCTCTAGCCGCTGTGTTTAGATATTCACTAAAGGTTGTTGCGCCAAATAGCGGTTCTGCCTTGAAGCCCTCTTTAACTGCCTCAAATCCATCACCGGCTTTTAGTTCATCTATATCTTTGTCTTTATAGAATTGCTTCTTTATAGCTATCTGCTGTGCATCAAAATATTGTACTATATCTTCTATGTTTGCTTTATCATCTTGCTCAAATTTGTCTACGTTGTAGCCAGCCGTCTTATATGAACGGAGTAACGTTGCGCGGCGTACATTGTTGTAATAGACCTCAAAATTACCTACATTAGCAAGTTGCTTGACTGTATCAATGAAATCGTCTAGCTGATTTAGCTTGAATATATCCTCTACTTGCTTATTGTTCTTACATAGTATATAGAGGTCTAGTGCAGATATAGATTCAGCTCCACGTTTAGCTAAAGCAACACAACCCTGCCACAATCTGAGATGAAAATCGACCGTGAAATCATCTCTGCTTAGGGGGTACTTATCAGAAATAGCAAGAGAGGGCTTGATTAGCAAACAACCCAATAGCAACCTAACAGAATTTTGGTCATAGAGCAATGATTATTCCTCCACTATACCTTTGATTTCTTTTACCTTTTCAATATATTCTTTGAAGCTAAATCATTTATCTTTCATTAGATGTCCAACTTTATCAATCGTGTTGTGATCATCTATATGGACTCGCACATATTTACCCTTTAGGTCTTCCCATTTATCAACCTCAAGCGTTTTCATCAACTCAATAATAGCACCATATCCATCAGATGAACCGTAATGTCCAGCTTCATTACACCAATGGTCAAGGCAGTAACCACCCATACCACCACCCCAACCAGCACCTTCAACAAAAATATAGGCCGTTAGACAGCCATGATCTTCACCTAATTTAGTATCTGTAATTTTAGCATTTAGCGTTTCGTTTCTCATACTACCTTATTCCTCCTTGCTTAATACGTCTAATTCACAGAATGTGCCTTGCCAATGCGGGCAATCTGTATCAGGAGCGGTGCATTTAGCACCATCTTTATATGGACACATATTAACTATACACCTCATCAAAATATATCCACTGCCCACATTCATGACAGTATCTAAAATCAGAGTTGATTGGCTCTCCACAAGCAGGACAACGACCCTCCCAATTATGAAAATCAGCCCAATATGTTTTTTCTGCCTTTCGCGGTATCTGTTTCTTCAGCGCTTTAATAATGGTATCCATATACGGCTCAATATCGCCTGTATCAAGCATACCGCTTGTTAAAGCATCAAGAGCTTCATCGTATTCATTGACATATTGTTTCATAATCTAGCATTCTCCGGCAGTTTAATTCTAATCCAGCAATCAGAGCTATCTACAAGCCGCTCTTCACCCGTGTCACTATCTACCCATTCATGTTCATCACAACGATATTCGCACATATGGCATAGCGGATATAGATATTCTCCATCTTCTGTGCAATGTGCAACCAATACTTCTTCAAAATCATTTGGCAGTTCGTCGTTTAATACTTTATTCCATTTCATTATTTCTGGTTCCTCCTTATCAATATTATCCCAATCAATCATCTGTCCACAACTGTGGCAATATGTATCCTTAATCCTACCATAATCATGCTCTATGCCCATATCGCAATTAGGACAGGCCCATCCCTCTGCATCTTCTTCTTTACGATAATAGGGTTTATCTGGTAACTGCTTATTAAGGGCATCTACGATAGCACAAAGCACCTCTGGATCAGATTCATACATGATATTTGAGAACACCCATCTTAGTGCCTCATTATAATCATATTCCATTTCTTATTCCTCCGGCAATTCAATATATGCCCAACGGTCAATATCTGATGCGCCAATATATTCTGTCCCGCCATCATAATATTCCCAGCATCCGTTTTCACTATATTTCATAACATAAACAAAATTTTCGTTGTATTGGTCATAATAATTTGGCATCGCAACAAACACAGGTTTTTTAATTGGAGGCAATTCGTCACTCACTTTATGCCATTTCATCATCATCAATCTCCTTCACAACCATATTATCTTTATCAACTCTAAAGTCAGCAACTCTAAAACAATGAAAATCAGAGCAACATCCACAGCCATCAGCTATTTTTTGATGCTCTTGGTCATCATGTAATCCACACCCAACTAGCCCACTACAAACAATATCTCCGTCTTTATTAAAGAAAAATTCATGATGGGCATACATACAGAAATCACAACAAGCAAATTTTAGACATTCTTCAGAGCATCCAATCATTTTATGCTTCATCCAAATACATCCTCCTCATCATTTCTTTTCACAATCGTCTCAATCCCATCTTCAGCTTGCCATTGCTGTATATTTTGTCTTACCTGATTTAGCCAAGTATAATATTTTTTACATTCATCGTATTTATACTTGACTAGTCCGAGCGGCGATTTAGATATATCCAATCCTTGCTCTTTATTGATATATCTGATAGTATAAGCAATGCCTCCATATGTCATATCAGGGTTATCGCTCATTAGCTTCGCAAGTTGTATGCCTACAAGTCGCATATTGGCATCAGGGGCGATTTGGTGTATATAATCCAGCAATTTGCGCCTATCATCTTTTGATTCTGTCTTTGGCTTGGCAGTATGAGCATTGATATAATCCTGCTTACATTGCTCACAGCAAAAATAGAATTTAGGCTTATATTCGATTGCATTTTGTTTTGGCGTTGATTTACCACATTGACGGCATTTAATTGTAGGTGGCTTTCTCATTCGCTCACCACTCTTGCCGCGTCTACTCTAAGGTCAATACGACGAGCTTTAGCAATCGCCTCATCAAAAGAATCGGCTTCAACGTAAATGTACGTTTTCTTATTGCCATTGATATAGTCATAATACCACGCTTCCCATTTCATCATCATTACCTCCATCTCTTTGATAATCTAAGTATAGCATATATTGATTGATTTGTCAAGAGGAAATTATCTCATATTCTAACATCCACTTATCAATTTCTTCTTGACTCATAGCCGCATCTGTTCTCTTACAATCAACCACGCTAAGACCGCTAGGATGCGTTATGACTCGATTTTGCTCTATGCTATATCCTACATCATATTCAAGCCGCAATCGGCATATACAGCCCTCACAGCCGTCAGGACGCTTGATATTGAATACCCTAGGCGAATCGCCGCATATATTTAAGAACCGGCTCGAATCAATCCATTGTCCATCCATTTCTATGTTCATGCTATCAGGCGCATTATCTTCAACGATACGGCAATATTGTACATTATAATACAATGATTTTTTCCATTCATTGATATTGCCTGATACCAATAGCCTAGTAGGCATATCAGATTTTTTCATTGTATAATAATGTTTGTTTTTGACATATATATAGCTGTCTATTCGTGGATGGATATATTGCACCATATTGAGTAATGATTTGATTTGCGCCTCATTCCATTTGCGACTCAATGTTTGGCTCATGGTAAGGCATTGATTATTGGTGATGACGCTGAATCTGGTTTTCATATGGGTCTGATATAGGTCAATTCGCAGCTCTTGCAGTTGAGCTACACATAGAAATCTATTCAAGCATCATCACCTCACAGATATTATATAATAAAAAGGCGGGATTGTCAAGCCCCGCCTTTAATATTTTTATAGATTGAATGGATTATCGTCAGAATCATCCCACGGATTTTCTGATTCAGCAGGAGTTGGCGTATCAGTAGGCGTTGTATTGAATACATCACCAAAATCAGGAATTGGGTCATTGGCAGGAGCGGTTGTTGTTTTGGTGGTGGTTAGTCTCTTAATCTCTCTGATTGTGAAATCACCACTACGAATCTTGTCTGCACTGTGGAACATATCTGGCTTGCAACTAACGGCAACCTTACCATTCTGTCCTACAAATTCCTCCTCACGGAATGTTGCACCAACCAGCTTCTTTACAAACTGCTGTTCATGCTCCTCATCCCAAACAAATCCCTTGTTACTATTCTGAACAGCGGTTACAAACTGCTTAAAGAATGGAAGGGCGCGTTCGTTATTTTCATCATAGGACTTAGAGAATCTGCCGCCCCACTTTTTATTCTCGTTTGTGTTTGACTTATACCGCTCATTATAATAATCCTTATATTCGCCCTCTGCGATGTCATAGTAGAAATCTAGCCGGTTATACTCAGGCACATCGACAACCTCCAAGATGCGAAGGACGTAGCCTCCGACTGGCAGTCTCTTATAACTACCGCTTCCTGCTTCCTTAACCTTACTTAGATCAACTTTCTTCATAATTCTTTACCTTTCTGAAATTTAATGAATTTTATTTATATCTTACTCAGCTTTTTTAGCTGTAGTAATTAGAAATCTTTCAGCGCATCAATGACCAGTATAATGTCATTAGGAATTTCATCCTTTTCAAACGCGCCTCTTGGTGTCTTAGCGGTGCTATTCTTGGCTCTTGTTTCAAACACATATTCGCCATTCTCATTGATTCGAGATAGTAGCACAGTGGTCATCTTGCTCTCAAGACAAATCTTGTTGAGCTTGCGCCCATTAGTAAGCATACAGGTAAATCCGTCATCACTGGTCTGAGTATGACCAATGAGAATCACAGTCAGATCGTCACGCATCTTATTAGAGAAATCAACAATGCTATATACGCTCTGTGCTAAGTCCATCCATTTGTCATATGCCTTTTCCTTGGCTCGGCGCATCTCATCTGCTACCATACATCCATTTAATGTATCAATCACAAGATACTTAATCTGCTTCTGCTTATCATTGATTTGCTGCATCAGACTATAAATAGAATTGGGGTCATCACATACAAAATAGTTCTTATTTGCCTTATTGTACTGATTACGCCATCCTTTCCAACTTAGTCCCTTACCATCCGCATCAATATAGAATGTCAGCTTTGGGTCAAGATGTTCTAGGCTAGTTGTCTTACCAGAACCGCTTGCTCCAAGAATCATAATTGCCTTACTCATTTACTTACTTAATCCTCCTCTAATTTTACACAATATTCTGATTCATAAAATATACAATCTTCACAATTAAATGTATTGTAGCAACACTCTTTGCAATTCTTTGGCACATCATATCCCATATCACTATACCAATCATATTGACTATCAAGCGCAATCGGGCAATGCCCGGTCACACATTCATTTGCACAGAATCCTTTACATTTCTTCATGCTTCTTCCACACTTTCATCTCCTGATACGTTTCAGATAATGTCACCCATTCGCCATTTTCGTCTTTTTTCATTTTGTTTTTCTCTTGCAATACTACCCTTGCTACATCACCCTTTTGTAATTGATGGTTCGTCCAGAATTTCTTACTAGCTCTATATGTGCGTTCTGCCCCATAACAAATATTGTATAGTGTGCAATAAACCGTACCGTATCCTGTTGTCTTGACATCTAGCACTAACCAGTCATTAGAGTCTGAATTGGGGTCACTGCAATCTACATATCCTAATAGCTCAATCTGCCATTTCAGCTTATCAGCAATAGTTGTCTTAGGCATTTTCATTGAGCGCAGGATTGATAAGATGATGCCGCGATTATCAAGCTGACTAGCTGTTTTCTCTGTTAGCTTACCAGTATACGGCGTAAGCATATCTACATTATAACCCATTTTAGCCCATTTGTCAAGTTTAATTGTCTTACATTTTGAAAAATTTTTATATATATCAATGCCAATTAGCAATGCTTTAGCAGAACCATAGCAATCAAGATAGCCCAACTTAATCAATTTATCAAGTTGCGAATAACCGCATTTTAGATTGGGCAAATCATCAAGTAAATCGAGGAATGATGGATATGGCTTTTCTTTACCAATCAATTCTATCTCATTCTTGATTTCGTTATCTACACCCTTGATTTCATTCTTAACCTTAGATTGACCTCTGCCTGTTAAGAAATCGTTAAGACGCTTATTGGCTTCATCAATATAATATTGCTTATCAAGATAATCTGGTACTTTTACGCCTATGACGTTCTCGTTATAGATAAAGCATCTATCAGCAGTTCCAGCCATCTTTTCAGGATTGCCACCATCTTTTACCTTGAATACACCAGCATCCGATTCTCTTGTAGATGCAAATACGCGTAATACGCGCTCTCTTAAAACCGTGTCGCCGTGCATAGAATGGACATATGAACCGCCTATTTTGACAATCTTCTGAAATTCAATCAGGTCATTACAGTTGTTGATTGTATCTTCAATGGGTGTACCTGAGATGAAATAAGAATTGAGGGCTTTGTTAAGAATAGGCAGGTCATAATCAACCTTGCTCAATTTCTTTACATACGCGCCTTTGCTTTTCGGACCATCCTCTTCAACTAAGATATAGTTATTTACATCCTTTTGCCAGATAGCTGAAGCATAATCAAATTCAAGAGATAGCCGCACCCTCTTTTCCCAATCGTGCATGATTTGCTCAACAATCGGTTCATTTGCTTCATCCTCAAAATAGACATATACACCATCTGTGTTAGACTGAATCAATTTACAGTATGGCTCAATTTTCTCAATCAAGTCAAGCAACAATAGCTGACCTGTTACACAGACACACCGGCACATTCTTGGATCGTATAGTGGATTGTGTTCATCACCAGATGCCCCGTAAGTCGAATTTCCTTAATACCCATGATTTACCATTTACATGAGAGTAGACTATATCATCAAGTTCACCGCTTCCATCGTCGTGCCAATAGACGATGTACTCCCGTAAGGGATAGTCGTTACACTTTATTCTTATAGTAATCGGCGCATTTTCTTTGGGTTTTATTTTTCTGTTGCTCTTGAATGGTTATCCACCTGCAATTATCAGGTTCATAATTTCCATCATTGTTTATTCTATCTATGGTTAATCCTTCACGATAACCAGATATTCTTGACCACTCGTAGAAATTTTCAAATTTATACCATTCTTTACAAATTGAAATTCCTCTACCGCCATATCTTTGATAATGTTTGTCATTTGGATTATTTACTCTATTTTTCATAGATGCCCAAACATGATATAGCTTGGTTTTAGATTGATTATGAGTAATAATGGCGTGATCAAATTGCAAGCAACCGCAACTTTTAACAGTTCCATTTTTAAGACAATCTGATCTAACTTTACATTTATTACCACATTCGCATACACAGTTCCAGTAACTATGCTTTTTATCCATATGCGAAAAATCTTGTACTGTCAATCTTCCAAAAACCTGTCCAGAAATATCAATTCGTTTCCCCAAAACATTTACACCGACTTTCCAAAAATCTTAGCACGGGATTGCCCTAAAATAGTGGAGGGTGTTCCCCGTTAGCACTTATTATTATATCACATTTTCAATAAAATGTCAATACTTTTAAGCACACCTTTGGCAAAGTTCAATGAATTTTTTAATTGACCCCAATTCGTTAAGGACAATTTTATACGGCTTCTGCATTGGATTCTTTTCTTTCTTTAGCTTTAGGCGCGTATCTCTAATCTGCCTATACAAATCAGGGTCTTTAACATTACGACTGAGCAATCCATACTCAATCATAATGGATGGGTATAGAGATGCCACGTCAGCACATAGAATCTTGCCTTTGTATTGGAAATTATCGATGCACCCATGTATGCCGCCCCAACCAATGACATGTGGAATACCGGCTATTGTGGTATATAACGATTTATCTACTCTATGATTCTTTGGGTCTTGAAACCATTCTAGCACATATCTATATTTATCCAGAATCAATGTATCAGGATAAATAATGTCAAATTCATCATCGTGCTTTTGCTTGACTGCACCTAGAATTTTAGCGACAAGCTGCGCCTTTGTTCTATTGAAATCCTCAAGCGGTAAATTGAACGCCTCAATCAATGATGCTTGGCTATCAAATTCCTCATGCTTTGCGTCGAACACCTCAATGGTCTGCTCAACATCATGGGTACAGTAATATATTGTCTGCTCAAGTTCATCTCTAGTCAACGGATGGTCAATAGTAAAATCAATATCAGACTCTTTGATTTGCTGACCCATAAAACCCTCAAATTGCTTAAGGCTATGGAATTTATCACTAATGTCAAAATTAAGCAAAGGATATTGCTCTTTTTGTTCCTTGGTTAAAATTTGATGCTCTTTCAATCCTTTGTTAATTAGAGCATCGTTCACTTCATATGCGTTTTTGCCACACAATAGTGATTTAAGCAACGGCGCATCATAATTTCTTGAATTATAGCCAACCCATATATAGCCTAGCTTATTACATTTTTCATATACTTGCCGCAATCGGTCTACATCATTATGTATGATACATTTACGCTTTGAGGTGTAGTCGATTAGCACAACTAACCAATCGTATCTAAACACCTCAAAGTCATAGAACATTAGTTTATAGTTCATCACTTCATCAACTCAAATCTACTCTTTTTCAAATTCTGGACAAATCTCTCGCAGATGTTTGGAGCAATAATAATAGTAATTGTATAATGAGCCACTAAATGGATACACTCCTACTTTTGCAAAATTCTTATGTTCTTCATCGTTCGCTAATCGAGCCATTCTGCAATATTTGTAATCCTTGCACCATGCTCCAACCGTGCAATTTTCTACTTTTGCGTTGATTTCGTCGGTCAATTTTTTAATATCATCGTTGAGTTGATTGATTGTATCGTTATATGCGTCGGATAGCAACTTATATTCGTTTCTTTCTTCGTTGCTTTTTTAAGCGCCAACTCAAGCTCTGAGATTTTACGCTTACCAAAAATATCCATCTTTTTATTCCTCCTCATATTTCTTTTTTAATCTATCAAGTTCCGCTAATTCTTTCTGTTTTAACGCTTCTGCCTTCTTCGCGGCTTCTCTTTCTCTTTGTGGTGCAGCAAGCATCCAATTAAATTCTTTCTGTGCGTTTTTGGCTGTTTCGCGCATCTCAAGGTACTGATATAACAAATCTTGGGCAATTTTTTCTGCCTTCTTACGATCAAATCTGTCCTGATTTACCGTTACTTTAATCCAGTCCCACCAACCACCACAATCAATGTAGTTTGACTGGACATCCCCAGAATATACAGAATATCTATCAGGCTCATTCAGCATGTTCCACGAGCCATTGTTATACCTGAATGTGACTTTATGGCTATATGGAGGATGAACGTCCGATACGTCATCTTTTCCGTCAAGACAATTTACATACAAAACATATGGTGCATAGTATTTATCTTTTTTTTAAGATACACCATTTTTCTGCCTCATCCTTATTCGTGAAATAACCTAAAATATCCCAATCACTATAATATCCTTGAACTACCAAATAAATTTTGGACATATTTTATTCCTCCTTATTCATGCTTCATCGGGCATACACACCCATCACCATTTTCAGCCGTTACATAAATCGGGCTGATACTATTTGTCGCATATGCCTTACAATCAGGCAGACATTCCATAGCATTAAGTAGATACTGAGGATTGACCCAAAGATTCAATTCCTCATTAAGTAGATAATCAGCTACCTTCTCAAGATTATTCTTTTCTTTGATTTTATGCGTTTTGATGAACACTTTGAGTTCACCAATATCAGGCAGTTTGATTTCTTTAGAACCGTCCATAGGTTTAACAATCTGCTCAAATTGCATTTCCTGTCCATGATATTTTTCATCAATCTCAGGCAGGAGTGTCTTTTCATTGAATCTAACCGCTACAAAAGAATCACATACACAATACAACGTCGAGCCATCTATTGTTTGATTGGTGAACATACCTTCAATAACAGGTATCTTGAGCGATTTAGCATTTTTAATGATACGATTAGCCGCAGTTATAATTGACTTAGTTCCAGATTTCTTTGACTGTTCAATGAGCATATCCGCTTCAAGTTGTTTCAGTGTGATATTCATATCCTTGGCAATTAGATACAACCCGGCAGTATCGCAAGAAACGCACCATGATTTAATAGTATTGTATAGCTTTTTAGTGGTCATAATAACAACCGCCCCTTTCATTTGATACTTGGATTATATCATAGATTGGAGCGGTTGTCAATAGGGTTTATTTAATTTTTTTCTATTGATTCACCAACAATTTCAAATAAATGCGGGAACTCAGGAAGCAATATAATATTTCGTCCGAGTAGAGTAAGACGCAAAACCTTCATCCACGCTTCGGCATCTTTACTCCTTATACCGTCTTTGAATCTAACAATATATGTGCCACCATCTTGTAGAGATTTAACGGTTCTAATTTCTTCATTATTCATATGAATACCTTCTGATTTTGCTGAGTACATATTACTCTACTTGATTTACCTTGTTTAATTAGCTCATCTTGTAGAGTATTGGCAAACTCTACTTTACTTGAAAATTCACTATGTACTAAGCATAGTTTATCATAATCTATATTCTGGTAATATTGCATTAGTTGGTTATAATTAGCATGAGATGAAAATGTATTTAAACAATATATCTGAGCATTGTTCTGAATCATCTCACCATCAAGCATGATTTCTTTTGCACCATGCTTAATTTCATATGCAAGCGTATTAGGACTAGCATATCCAGAGAATAGCACAGCATTGCGGCTATTAGGCAAGATATATTTGAGATGCGCCAAAGCCCGTCCAGCGTTCAGCATGCCGCTACTAGCCACTATAATGGCTCGTTCATTTGATTGCTGAATAGCTTGACTTTCTTCCCACGATTCAATTAGCCGTAGATTCAACTTATCTTCATAATCTAGTTGCTCTGACCATGCCCTATAGATACGACAAGCAAGCGGCGAATCAAGATAAACAGGAATCATCTGTCCATCAATCTTGTGCTCTGTAGATCGGGTGCGCCATAGAACATCAAGAATATCCTCTACACGTTGTAGACTAAAAGCTGGCATCAGTATACGATTATATTGGCATATAGCGGCATTGATAATCTGTTCATCATACCATCGGTCTTTCTTCATGCTATAGCATCTAGTCTGGTCACTATATGTGCATTCTCCAACCACAACATTACATCTTGGCAATGACTCGATTGGTGGTACAGATACGCTCTTGGCTTCTGTATTGAAATCACCAGTAAAACCAATTCGCTTGATGCTGTAGCCCTGTTTAATTTCCAACACAGCTTGAGCCGAATGGATGATATGTCCAGCATGATAATATGTCAGCTTTGCACCGCCTACAATGGTCGTAGGAACTCCAAACGGTACTTCAACAATCCATTGCATTACTTTATCAATATCAGTCTCAGTAGCCAATGACGGCGCTTTGATTCCATGCTTATTCTGCATCTTTAAGCTATCCTGCGCCATGATTTTAATGCAATCATCCATCATTATCTTGAGAATAGGAATTGAGCCTTGAGGGATATAAATATATGCTTGCATACCCATAGCAACAGCGGCAAGCAACCCAAGACAATGGTCAGCGTGTAGATGGGATATGATAACGCCATGCACCGTCTTTGGCTTGATTTTCTTCATTTGGTCACGATTGGCGCGATAATCAGCTACTAGATTATTGGTCTGGATTAGACCCATATCAACAGCTAATTTGATATTATCGAATCGAACAATCGTGCATGAGCCAGTTACAGATGCAGAATTACCGCCAATAAAATGCAGATATGGCTTGGATGTACCAGATGATTTAGCTGACATTAGCCGACTCCTCATCCTTTTTACCAGTAGGCATATACGCCCATGCTACTACGTCATCCCAATCGCCGCGATTATCTAAGTATGTTCCACTATATTCAGTATGTCTATCTATCATACAAATATCTTGCCATACATCACCGCTTTTACCCAATACTAGAATCTTTCTATTGTTATCTGGCAATTCACAGTTAAACATATAAAGAGGATATTCATATTCGGCTAAACCCCATTCGGCAAATTCTTCAATTTCTTCCTCAGTAGGTGGTCTAGTCACAACCTCATGCCATACAATTTTTTCAATCCATTCCATTAAGCTGACTTGCCCTCCTTCCTCATCTTTAGTACATTTCTCAGTACACAATCCATACAATTCAAATCAGCATCATTCCACATCTTATCTCTCTGTGCTGTCATGCGCGGATCGATTTTTACATATTTATCACAATCAGATTGATAATCACAACGGTTACAAGGAATTTCATACAATTTTTGAGGTCTACGGCTCATTCATATTCCTCCTCATATTCAGGCTCAGAATCAACTTGGAATCCAATAGCTTGCGTCATTTGTGAACTGGGTTTAATTGTTTCAGCGGCAGCTTGTGCCTCTCTCTGGTCAAGCTCTAGGTCAATCTGCATACGACCAATCTTAGCATTGATGGCTGACTGCACCAAATCAATAATTGAGTTACACAGAGGCAACAGATAACTTACAAACAGCACTGCGCCTCCTGCAATCCATAGTGGCGTTAGGTCGTTCTTTTTATTTATATGAAACAACCTCCTCTATCATTGTTGTCTAAAAATATAAGAATTAGGAATAACACAAGTGTGACAAAAAGTTTAATAGAATCATTCATTTTCTCTCATTTTCACTCTGACATCTGCTTCAGCCACCTTTGCTTTAATTAGTTCTTTAATTGCTTTAGCAGATGTGATGTTGGCAATTTGCTTATCAATGGAATAAATACAGGCGTTCCATCCAGCCATTAGCCCCTTATCAAACCATTCTTTGAATTTTGCATCAAGATTCTCTTTCAGAAAATCATGCAGTTCTTCATTAGACATAATAATCTCCTGTATAAATATCGCAATTTGGACAGTATGTTTCTGTGACTGTTTCATAATATGGCGGCTCATCTACCTCGCCATGATATTCTTTATGAGTATATGTTTCCAGTTTACAACCACAAGTTGTGCATCGCCCCATATCATCAAGAGCAATTTGAGAATGAACAGCAAGCGGCAGGCATTTTAGTGACGCTAAATATAACAGACAATCAGCCGCAATATCCTCATCAACGCCATTGTAATGCTCTACAACGGCCTCTACAACCTCATCGTGCATATCTGTCATTACGATACTAGCTCCAGCTTTTCAAGACGCACAACGAATTCAATATCCGTTTTTTCATGTCTTACAAGAGCGACCCGTACATTCTTATTGATAGTTCTATCAAGGTGATCTCCTACATACAGTACCTCATATCTCCACAATTTATCTGGAAGGACACCAGAAAAAGCAGTAGACATAGTTCTCATAATGTCATAAGTGGTAACCTCAGCAGTGTCAAAGAAATCACAGAGCTTATTTGGGTTATAAAAATCAGTAAATACGAATTTAACCTTATCTCCAACCTTAATTTCTCTTGGCTTCTTTGCTTCAGCCATTCTTTCCTTCAGCTCATCAATGCCGACCTGTAGCCGCCAATCATCGTCAGGATGACAACGAGCCTCAACCTTTTTACCATCCTTACTCGTCATCGTCATGCGATTGCCCTCAATATGTAGATCATAATCGCCTTCTAGCCACTTAGGTGCTAGATTCTTTTCATAGAATTTATGTTCAAAATTCATCTTGTCTTTATTTTCCTTTATTGCTTTCTCAATTTCTTCCTCAAACATATAAAATACGCTTGAGTTATCGTCCTACTTGCAAAGCCACAGATGGACATATGAGAAATATACCCATGTTTTTGCTGGCTTCCCATTATGAATAAATTGTGTACCCGTTTTAATCATTTTTGCATCCTCCTCAATTAAAAATTAACAACGCTCATTGCATTTACTGCTCTCTGTTCAGTTCTCTTAACGTACCTAGATGTGATCTGGATTCCAGAATGTCCCATTGCCTTACTAATGACCTCAATAGGCACATCAGCTTCAGACATCATAGTAGCAAATGTACGGCGCATCGTATGATTACTAACATGTAATTCCTCCCAATTCTCAATACCAGCTTTTCTAGCACATACCTTGAGCATTGCACTGGTATTCTTACCATCCATTTTATTGCCACGATTACCAACGAACAAATATTCACAGCCATCCTTGCGCTCATTGGTAATATAGCTATCAATCAGCTTAATCGTTTCATCAGCCAGACCAACTAGTCTATCTTTATCGCCCTTACCACGGATGACCAGTACATTATTACTACGGCTTTCATACTGTTCAAGCGTGATATTAGCAAGCTCATGGATACGCAAGCCGGTCTGAGCAAGCATCATGATAATCGCCTTATTGCGCTCATTGGTCGCAGCATATATCATCGACCTTACCTGTTCACCATTAAGAGCCGACTGTTCACGATTCTTAATCTGCGGCGCTTCAAGCATCTCAGCCGGATTGCGACTAATGAACTCGTTCCTATAAAGGAATTTGAAATATTCACGAACCGCAGATGTTCTCTGAGCAACAGATGCAGAGCTAAGATTGCTCATGCTGGACTGCCACAATTCAAGGTCAATCGGCTTGATTTCGGCTTCAGGCTTATTGACATAATCCAAGCAATTCTCAATCGCCTTGGTGTATTCATGAATAGTACCTTCACTACGGTGCTTTGCTCTCAAACTCATAACAAACAGTTCATTCATATCATTCAGCTCCTTCAGTTGATGGTTTAAGTATAACACCATAGTGAAGATTTGTCAAGAGTTATTTTTTTTATTTTGGGAATGCCTCACATACTCTTACGCCGTCAGCATATAAATACCACTTGCCACTCTCCGCATCTTGCTTGAAATCGTAATGCGTAGTAATTTTCATTGCTATGTCAATGTCATGCTGTGTAATTGTAATTGGTTTAATTTCATGACTAAAGCAATTATGTGATTCAGCAACTAACTTGTCGCCATTGTAAAATTTAACAATGCCTGTTTCTGCTACATATCGCATTTCACCACCTCATTTCTTTTAGAAAAATCCCTACAATCTTTCGACCATAGGGATTTTAACAGGAGGATTATTTACTCATTGATTTCTGCCTTTAGTGTGCTTGTCGGCTTAAATGTCAGAGCATACTTGGCAGGAACTTCAATGGTTTCACCAGTCTGTGGATTACGAGCCGTTCTTGCATCACGCAGCTTGGTTGTGAACTTGCCAAAGCCATGAATCACAACATCCTCATGCTGGACTAGGCTATGCTTGATATAGTCAATGAACGTGTCTACGATCTCAGTTGTGTCCTTAATCGTATTTTCTGTGCTATCTGCCACAAACTTGACGATTTCTTTCTTGGTCATAAATTCCTTTTAGTTTCCTTTCAGTTTCTAATAAAATTTTATTAAAACAAGTCGCAATGTTCATGCGCATATTGACTTGATAATGGTACTGGTTATTATCTATGTACACTCAATTTCATATATCACTTAATACGTTTAGGACGCTTCCTATTAAGAAACACTTTTCTTCGATTAGACAACCACTTAATCTGTTCTTTAGTCAGTTCCTCACTTAAATCTACAAAACAAACTTTAGGATAAACACTATTCATCCAATTAGAAAGTTCATAAAGGTCTTTGAATGTTCTAGCAAACTTACCTTTAAATTTCCTATTGAAATGGTCAACTGTACCAATTCTAACACAAGTTACTTTAATCATCTTAATCTCCTCCAATAAGTCATTTCATCTACACAGTAAGCAGAGGTGTTTACTCTTACTCCTTCGCACATCCTAACAATTTGTGCCCCTCGTAATCTAATGATTACACTTTCTCAACCCTCGATTACTCTGACTTACCCAACACCCTCTTATCATTAAGCAAGTTTACATCGTAGTTGTTGGGTGCCTGAATGACTAGGCATTACATAAGACTCATATTGGGCGTGCTTACTACACTTGATATTGAAATCTAGCCCCTCTGGTGCGGGATAGGGAACTCGAATCCCTACGCCTTGCGGCAACAGATTTTAAGTCTATCGTGGCTGCCATTACACCAATCCCGCATATTCAATCTCAAGCCGACTTCCTACCTCATAGCTATTTCTAGCATCGGCTCGTGAATGATGTTTACATATGATGTGCTATTACGCCAAAAAATCCATGTCTCTAAGGCATATCTCAACATACAACATAATGCTTAGAGAGACAAATTTGTATGCCAACAGTCGCTAACTGCTCTTGAGAACAAGTGGATATTGGACTACCATTTCTGGACGGGGCGACCGATTTATCCTTATGCAAAGCACTATGTTCATCCACTGTTAGTGACTCGCGATTGGGCTTCCTCCAATTTAACTGTCACCATTGCCACGATTTACTCTTTAGACGATGGCTGCTTCTAAGCCAACGTTTCATATGCTTGAATAATATCCTTATATCACCTTTGCCGTTATGTTTTTGTCCTCATGCTAACGGAACACGCTCAGGCGCGACCCCAATTCTCTATTAAGCTATCTGCCGCTTCTCAAACTCTGCACAGACCCGCTTCACAGGTGTGATATAGATTTGACGGTTATCTTCAAATCCGTTCGGATATTATATTGATACAGTATTTGTCTTTGTACTTCAGACACTCCCACCGCTGTATCACCGGGTTCGAGCCGTTTCTTTACTCTAGCTGGCTCTATACACTAGCTCTAAATGATGGCTGTTCATCTCACTCCATTTACTACTGCTCCTGTACTCCCCAGTCCGGCGTTCCATGGATAACGTCATCTGTGGGCTTCGTAGCACCATCATCTTTACATTCTCAATTATACCATACTTGATTTTATTTGTCAAGTGTTAAATTGCATTTATTTAATGTTTTTTCAATGGCTTCATCAAGTTCTTTTTCTACTTTACGCCAGTATAGATACACAATCAACATTCCAACTGCAACGCCAGCCGCAAATGAGCCTAGACAAGATAATAAAATAATCATACACTAATAATCAATAAATTTTCCTAAACATCTAACCCTACAACTTACCTTACTTAATCAACTAATCTGAATTTTCTTCATTATTAGTCAATGATTTCTTTGCTAAACGAGCTGATTTTAGCCGTTCAGCCGCAGCTTGTTTCTGTTCATCTGTCATTGAGCGGGTACGCCCTGATTTGCCAAATCTCAAGTCATAAAGCGGACAAGACTTAATTGGACAATGCTTTACTTCGTTTGCGGAATCGCCTGAACATTGTAAACAATATTGTCGTATTCGTTTTAGCGGAGATATTTCCATATTATCACCTCGTTAGTTTATATTTTGTTCATGGTCTTCCCGGCTGGGTACGATCCAGCACATGCCTTGTGAGGGTCTTACTCTTATAAGGAGTAGGCTTTTCCAATTAAGCTACGGGAAGATATTTGAGCCTTTTATCGTCATGCTCAGGACTATATTCTAGGAGGTTCACAATGAAGAACTGTAATTGAGATTACCCAATTTCTCAATCACATCTGTATTATACCATATGAGATGCTATTTGTCAAGAATTATTTTTTCAAATTTTTCTCGCCATTCATCGCGCCAGATATTGATTGCATCCATATCCCCAGATCGCTCATATTCGTAGCAACAAGCTCCAACGGCTTGAAAGGCATAAGATTTGACATCAAAATAATCATTGCACATAGTTGCCGTTTGGTATGTTTCTTCAAGGAACTTGATTAATTTCTTATCCATAATATTTACCATCCTTTCATTTGGTAATTATATTATATCACACAATTAGTCATTTGTCAAGAACAAATTTTATTCATTTTAATAAATGTTTCACAAGCCCAGCCATTGAGAACTGGCACTTCATCACACCTATAACCCCATAGTCCAGTTTCTCGGTCATAGCAGTCAACGTGGCAAAGGTAATCACCGAACATAAAATAGGTATTAAGCATAAGTCCAACCATCCACATAATATGTTTCACATACATCTGATACATCGTCTCTGTCCGACTTAATATTCAACGTTGCATATGTAGGATTTGCGCCTTCATATACAATTTTTAGTTTACAGTCAAGCCCAAGATTTTTCATTACAGAGGTGATTTTATAAAATGCCTTGTTAAGCAATTCTTCTCTACGCTGATATTCTTCTACTGTTGTCATAATCATTATCTCCCTCGTTTGGTAACTTGATTATACTATATAGAATTTGATTTGTCAAGTATTATTTGAATAATTCTTCAAGATTTCTGACATGATATTGTCTATCTTTCAAATCGTCCACTCTAGTTCTAGCCAGTTCCCAATTTGAATTAACAAAGCCGCTTTTCATCACATCGGCTATGATTTGCTCGTCCTTATATTTGCGCCGTTCTAGCCGTAAATCATGTAGTAGCTTATATATCTTATATCCATCTCTAGCATTGTATGAATTGAACTCAATAGCATGAAGTACATCCTGAATTTTATTCTCTACCTCAGTCAATTTATGATCCATCCATGGCGCTCTTGCTACAAGCTGGTCATGTAGATCGCAGAACGAGCCAATTTGTGCCAATGCTGAATCATAATTTACCAATTCCACATTTGTAAACTGGTCGAAATCGACGGGTTTAGATGGCGCATCAATCTGTTGCACAAAATAACCCAGATTGCGCATTTGCTTTGGTAGATTAGCAAGCGCATTATCGGCTTTGGTTTTATCATGGAATTGAAATGATTCATTCAATTCGGGCGTTGGAACGAATTGCTTAATTGCATTCTGCATGAGATAGTATTTATTGTTATAGAGTACATACATAACTATCTTTTCTTTCTTTTCAATTTGCGGCGTTCAGCACGATTTCCAATTTTATCCTCTTTGGGAGGTTCTATAACGTATTTGTCACACTCATCCAATCTTGTATTTGGAATATCATAACACAACCAACCAGCATCTGAGCCGTCAGCATTTATTAACTTCTTTTTCATCCGAATCTTATAATTACCATCTGGTTTTAACGTAACAATGGCATATTCTTCACGGAGTGCAGAATCTAATTTCTCCACATCGTATTTGAAATCCCATTTTATATTCTTGTTTTTCATGACTCAATTATACCATATTCATTTACATTTGTCAATCCCATAAAGCAAAGAATTTTGTAGCGCCAATTTCAAAGATGAATTTTTGAGATTCATGCCAATCACTACGTCCATATGCGGGTGCATAGAAATATAGAATCGGCTCGTCTGTAATAAAATCCTCATCATCAAAAATCTGTGATACGGCTCGGCGCACATTATCAGCTGCATCGGTCGATTCTTCCGCAAGCATATCCATTGATTTCCAACCAGCATATTGATAATTGATTCTTACTTCTTCAGGCGTATAATCATGCTTTAGCATAGCATTATAGATACACTGCGCTACAGCTAACATTGCATCATATGGCTCACCGCCTACTTCACCAGCCACCATACATTCAATATATAGCCGCCAATCGTCAGTGAGATTGAATTTTACGGCACGGGGCAGCTCGGCGCTGGTTAGCTCGTTGACAACCACAGGTGTCATGTCAATATATGTTACAGGGATTTCACGACTTGTTGGCTTTTCAATTTCAATTTCTTGTTCTACAATCTGTGGCTCGATTTTATCATTTGCAGCATTATATACCAGAGCCGACATGACAATAATAGCCGCCAGCCCAGAAGCAATAATCATTTTCATTTTTCCAATTCTCCCATCTTATTGATTTGATACCATCCTACAATATCTCCATCCATACCCGGAGTCGTATTGATACATGGATTTGAATTTGTATAGATAGGCCCATCAATGATATTCGTATCTACATAAAACTCAATATATTCGCCACATCGAATTGGATTTCCCAGCTCGTCATAGCGTCCTGATATAGTACCAATCATATGCTCATCATCTAACGTATGGTCATTATGCTTAACATCCACTTTGACGATTGGAATTTCTGTGCCGTCCGAACAAACAAAAATCCAGCGTGTGCCGATTGAATCAGCATGATAACCGCCAAAATATGAGCCGAGCGCGGCAGCAATGAATCCATCATCATCACGCAGATAGCCATCATCGCATACGGTCAACGATTTTAGAATTTGATTCTGCGCCACACGATAATCTGTGTATGCTTTAGTGGCTAGAGCAACAGGTGCGACTTCATAGTCTGAAACGGATTGATAGCATCGTATCTCACCGTCTTGATTCACTACATACCATGTGATTGTATCATCTGGATTCGCGGCTTCAGCATTATTACTAAGCCAACCAATAAATCCAATGATACCCAAGATAATAAATAACCATTTCCAAAATCTAATTTCCATTTTTGACCTCCTTCGATTTTGTAAACGGATTGTAACATATATGAATCCATTTGTCAAGTACGATTTTCAAATTTGATTCTACGATTGTAAATATCAATTTCAATTTTGGAATTTAATTTTCGGGCTGTATTTACATATAGGAAAATCAATTTTCATTTTCCAGCTCGTGCATATATAGATATACAATAACAATAACCATTATCATTTATATATCCATATATCAATCAATCGATACATTAACATATCCATCTACATCATTATGCACATAAATGATGTAGGTAACAATACGCATGATGTAGATAGATATGTTTATCGACAATACGCAGCTTTATGTCTATAAATATAAACATTACTTTCATACATATATCACGATTTATATTAGTATCAAAGTAACACATATCATGATTTTCACATTTTTTCATATGAATATTCACTCACATCATCACATTTTCTGTAGGAGATTTGTGTACATTCGCACATTTTTCCATCGTAAAATAATGTGTGAATGTCAGTTGTTCTAAGTTCGGTGCGAATAACCTATATATATATATGATATACACCATATAAGCTATGAGCGCAAATTACATCCTAGTCATGTCGCGCCGTCTGTGTTGATTTGAGCCGAGTTCACATACATCCTAGGCAAGATATGCCCGTAGTCGATTCGAGCCGCTACGGACAACGCAGAGCCTTATAGATTATATATACATATAAGCGATTGTATATACTAGGGCGCGGGAAAATAAAATGTTGCTCTCGCATACGCGCATGCGAGAAAAAATCCGGGTCGATTGTACGCCCGAAAAAAATAAACATCAAAAAATACGTTTACACACGAATGTTCGCAAAATTGATTTACACTTTAATTTATTAAAGCATATGCTGGAAAAAACAGGGAATTAGATTAGTCTAACTCATATGGTAAAAATTGACAAGTTGGAATTTGTGCAGATTGCATAATGTAGACTGTTACCGCTTGTGTATATTGTATAATGCCTCTGTAGCGGCTCTAGTGGACGTATATGGCGCGAACTATACCGGGAATATAGGAACATAGGGAAGCAAAAAAAAAG